TACCACCCACGATAGGACAAGCCGTATATCCAGAGGCGCTTGTCACGGTACTGCCGTTCTTGACCAACCCCGTGGACCCGTTAGCTCCTACAACACCATACGTTGTATTAGTATCTGTCCAAGGCACGTTGACATACATCTTACCACTACTATCCAACTCCACCGGATAATTCTTGCCATTCTCCGAATATCCAATCATCACCAATCCTAAGGTCGTGGTATTAGCCTTAGCGTATGTGGTATTTGTCGGAACCACCCATGTGCCATCACCACGCAAAAACGACGCTTGCTTGCCGGCAGCCGGCGCTGGTACCAATCCCGCCGAGCCTGCGGCTGAGGACGTTGCTCCGCCCATGTTGCTATATGTGGTATTAGGAGGCGTTTGCCATGTCCCGTCACCACGAAGAAAGGACGTCTGCTTACCAGCGGCGGGAGCCGGAACTAATCCCGCAGCACCGGCGGCAGAAGCCGTAGCCTCCTTCATATTGGCGTAGGTAGTATTCGTATCCTTATAATAGGGGATACCACCCACGATAGGACAAGCCGTATATCCAGAGGCGCTTGTCACGGTACTGCCGTTCTTGACCAACCCCGTGGACCCGTTAGCTCCTACAACACCATACGTTGTATTAGCATCCGTCCAAGGCACGTTGACATACATCTTACCGTTTCCGTCAAGAACTACCGGGTAATTCTTCCCGTTAGCCGAATACCCGATCTTAACAAGACCCAATTTATCGCTTGTAGCTTGGGTATAAGTCGTGTTATTATCAGTCCAAGGAACATTAACAAAAGCGTTACCGGACGAATCTACCTGAACTTTATAATTCTTTTCCGAAGTCGCATATCCCACCTTAATACCACCAAGAACGGTAGCGGAGGATGTCGGAGGGGTGAAGGTGCTAGGCTTACCCGTAACCCCGGACCAAGGCACGGAGGGGGCCTGACTGGCCGTGTAAGGCTCATACCCATCCTCACTGCTTAATTTAGACTCGTCTTTTATCAGATACATCTTACCTGTAGACTTGACCTTTACCGTATCACCGCTTTGAACCGTAGCGGTGGTAAGGGCGAATCTAGCCGTATCATCAGCTACCACGATCAATCTCTCCAAAGCCGCCTTAGGTAACCTATCTATGCTGATGGTTCCGGACGCGATCTTAGAGGCATCAAAATTGGCCAATGTCGTGGAGATAGTTACGTTGCCTCCGAAGTCCGATGAGACACTACCGGTAACAGCCCCGGACAGCGCTATGGTCCTAGCCGCCTGTAATTTCGTGGCGGTAGGGGCATTATCCGTCTTAAGAGCATATTTGGTAAGATCAATATCATTAGCCTTATCCAAAAGCTGATCTATCTGCTTACCATTGTATTTACCTTGAAAATCTTCCATATCAAACTTATTTTTTGCTCAAATATAGTTATATACATAAATACCAAGAAATCGAGGGGGGGGGGAGATACGGGTAAGTGTCAAAAACTTCCGTCCCCGTGCAGGAATCCGCTACGGAATATAATAGCCTTGTCTTTAAGTTTCTGGACAGATTCCCATTCCCATTCACCCTCACAAGGCTTAACGACATACTTATTCCCCCATGTCTTAAACTTCCTCTCTATAACAAACATCTCTGGGTCTTTTAAGACATGGAAGATACTTCCGACAGGGAAATACTTATCAGTCCTCAATATAACACGATGATGTTTCTCGTCATATTCAGGATCGCCTACGATACGTGCCTTATAAAATTGGAAATCATTTAACGTCTGATCCACTGGCTCTATCCAATAATACCCCTTACCCATTGCAGTTTGTATTTAATTATCTATATTTGCGGTGTAGTAACTCATAATGTTTTAAGTGATTTTCAACCAAAGGGGAAGGGTGTCCGTGAGGATGCCTTTTTTCATTCCCGCCCACCCTACCATGACAAAAAGATCTACCTCGAACAAATGTAATCATAATAAAGCTACGGTCAAAAAGAAACCCTATCGGTATTCTATTGCCGACAGGGTTCTCCAACGTTGTATCAAACTAAATCATATCACTCCATTTGATTGTGTCACCGACGAAGCACCGCACCGCCAGATACCTTACGAACGCCGTCCCTTCCGGGGCGTCAGGGTCTTCCAGATAAGCCAAGACAGCCTTGACTATTTTCTGGTCGCAATCCAATACCTTAGGAAAGTAGTCGCTATAGAACATAGCGAACAGATATTGGATATCTCCCCAAGTGGCGTTATCAGGTTTCTTAGCCCCGCATTTATCGAACATCTGCTTAGCGTCCTCCATCGTCCATCTTCTCTTGGATCCGTCGGCGTTAAGCATCTTGTCAGCGGCTTCCCTAGCCAGCTCCTTGGAAAAGTGATATCCATGGGTGTCTATATACCGCTTATAATCCGGGTCATCGGCGTCTGCTCATCAGTAATAACGACTCCTGCGTCCCCTGCGCATATACGGTTCAGTACCTTCGTGCTCGTCACGGATGCCGCGCTCACCGAACCATCCCCTGCGATACATCTCGTCCTCGCGTTCATGGAGTCTCTCACGCTTCTCAAGCTCACGCTCGTCACGTTCCAGTTCCCTCTCACGTCTTTCAAGATCACGCTCACGGCGTTCTAGCTCATCCATCCTACCGTCATGCTCCTTGCCATAATGGTCATATATTCCACCACCATAACCCATGTAAGTCCCATCCGAACGTCTGCTACGTCCACGGCCGCCTCTACGATCGTAGATCTCGTCATTGTAGTCCTCATCGTGACCGCCGCCTAAATCTATAACTCTCATCTTAACCTAATTTTTTAATTAACAACTCTTTTAGCTCATCGAAAGAGGATCCCATCCTATCGACTTTCTCCTCAAGATTCTTGATCTTCCGGTCTTGATCCTTAGTCTGCTTAAAAGCCGGATTGATTTCCTCAAGGATCGAATCACAAGCCTCTAGCGTCCTCCTATGCTTATCGATACTATCGAGAATATCGGAGCTGGTTCTCTTAGCGGCGTTAAGCTGGTTCATGATCGGATCGACCGAGCAGGCCAAAGTTATGTTATTGGACATAGCGACATCCCTGCTCTCCGGTACGACATAGGTCATGGAAGACCCGTTTATCTCCACGGTAAGGTCTATCACCCTATCCTGTAGTTGCTGATATTGCCCCATCTGACCCATCTGGGGTTGCTGGAACCTAGGCTCGGACACGTTAACCACATTCCCCATCCTGAACACCGGAACATCGGACGTATCCAGCGTATATACTTGAAATCCTTTCTTTAAGTCTCTAAACATATCTCGATTTTTAAGCGGGAGGGAATACCCTCCCATTAGACATCCAATCTAACCTATTCCTCATCAACATCCGTTTCCGACGCTGATGCGGCGGTTGTAGGCACACAGCAATCCATGAGCCTCAATACACCCCTTACCTTGTTGAAATAAACAAGGCGTTCGGTGTTGTTAACCATAGCCGCTCCGGTCACAGCCACGTTGATCGGGTTCACCACAGCCACGCCGGTTACCGGGCAGCATGTGTCATCACCTACCGTGGATACGGTGCTATTCGCTGGAATAGCTATCTGTACTGGCAATGTCTCGCCTGTTGTCGGAACCACCTGCCGGATTTTCAGCAGCAGAAGGCCCTCGCATGGCAAGGACAGCCATATCCTTGGGTTGATGCCGAAGATGGTGTTGGTAGTAGTCACTACCACGTTCTTCGTGACCAACTCATAAAGAGACCCTATTTTAGAAACACAAGCCATAATAGCCTCCTTCCTTTATAGAGTTAAATAGCGGCGTTTCCGTTGTTGCAGCATCCATTGTTGCACCCACATCCGTAATTACCTCCATAAAATGCTTGACCCCATCCATAAGTCTGGTAAGGAGAGCATGAAGGATAAGCCGGCACAGGGGTAGGTCTCAACTGGTTGATCAAATTCTGAGTCTGTTGCTGAGTCAACGCGGAGGCTTGGTAAGCCGACCTTTCATCACGCAACTGATTGATCGTATTCTGCATCTCACGCATTTCCAATTGACAGAATTTATCATTAATCAAGGTTGTTTGAGCATCAATCTTAGCGCTCAAGATATTGAACTGCGTAGTAGCCTGCTCACGATTGTTTGTCAATCCTTGGTTGATGTTACTCTGAAGAACATTGGTTTGCTCTAACGTCCGTAATTGATTGTCAAAGCCTTGCTGCGTTATCATATTTTGAGTAGCGCACGTGCTTTGGTTGATCAAAGAACTCAAATTGCAGCAGCAAGAGCTTATCTGATTGCCGATCTCACAACCTTGTTGCTGTACGGCGTTAATAACAGCCTGAGAAGTCATACCTACCTGACCAGCTACCTTATCGATAGCGCCTTGCACGTTACAGATAGCGCTTTGCAATTGAGTAGTAGTACAGTTCAAGGCGTTAGCGATCTGCTCGATAGCGCTTCTGTTACCTTGGATAGCCTGCATCAGAAGCTCACGACCATAGTCGTTATTCAATTGAGCGGGAAGACCATTAGCGCAGTTCTCACCACCGTTACCAAAACCATTGCCAAAGCCACGGCCGCCCCATAACCAGAACAGGACGATGATCCACAACCACCAACCGTTAGCCCCGCCGAAACCGTCTTGGTTGTTACGACCGTTCATCAAAGCCGCTACCAAGTTCGGATCCATCTTATTTCCGCCTATTAAGTTGGCGAACATCCCCGGAATCATAGATAATAAACCATTAGCGGCGCTACCGCTCCCGGAACCCATGCCGTCTAACAGCACGATTTTGTCTCCACTTGTACCCATGTCTATTTATTTTTGAATTAATAATAACCCCACCTGATGGCGGGCGTTACAAAGTCCAAAAATTAACAACCCTAAAATCGTGATATGTGTCATCATCAAAGTACGTCATGTCTTGTAAATGGTATTAATAACGACTGACGAGAGACAAAAAATCCGGAGCGTATCACTACGACCCGGATTCATCGCAAATCTATAAAATTCAATGTTTCAATGCTCGAAAGAAAACGTCTCACGACGTCAAAGAGAGATTAACTACACGAAAAATCTCGCATCAACTTATTTGTATTAGCAGTGTATTCATTAACTATCTTACTGGATGAGGGATTATCCTCTATCCTTGACAGGCGGTTATCGTCACTCCTTACCGTAACGTCACCCATCCTTCGTACCATGTTTTCTTGATATGATGATGGATCGGAGTATATAAGATCATCAACGAACCTGTATATCGCACCATCAACCGTCTCACCTACCTTCTCATATAAGCCGGATTGGAATGACACGAAATCATCATACCTCCCACGAGCCAAGAACGAACCGTCCGGTCTCGCCTCGACGCCGCCGTTGACCTCCCGGAGCAGGCCCGGATTCCTTTGGTACAGATATCTGTAAAACCCGACATCCATCATCCTATCCTGACCATCCAGATAGAAAAGGTTTCTCATGCTACTGTCACCGGACTCGATAGCCACGTCAAACAGAAGATCCCTTACCTGACCTTCCGGCAACGACATCTCCATGCTTTTTAACGTACCTCTGTCATGGTGGTTCAAAGATACGTTATAAAATCCATTAAAATCAAGGAAACGTAAGACATTATTATATAAATCCGATTTTTTTAACCTTTCCTTGATCTGGATCTTCCTCAACGATGTACAGGATTTGATAAAATCCCGATCCTTTCCCTGCCTAGCCTCGTATCTCCTGAACTCCCGATCAATATCGACATCATCCATCTTAGGGGTTACGGGATGCTGGTATATCAATCTGGTAAGGATCATGTTCTCGGTATTCGAGGATGAGATGTTGGACATAACTAGCTTCTTTATGTTATCCTTGACCACGCCAATATCGGAACGGGAAGCCCCGGCGGGGACCACGCCAGCCGGCAAGTACGAGGGCCGCTCTATCCCGATATCGGCCAACATCTCATAGGCCTGATCGGTGTCGGTTATCGGAGCCGTGTTATGGTACGTATTCCTACCCATATACAACATGCTCCTATCATACATATCGGAAGGGGATGTATTCCCGGACCTTACATACACCATCCTATCCCCAGTAGAATAAGTATCCTGAACCTCGTATATCGGATTCCCTTTCCCTGTTATCCTATCAAGATCGGAGATAAAGCTATCGTATACCGAATTGCCGGCCTGTATGGAAGACAACATGACGTCCAGCGACGCCATAAGATCACGGATATCCTCAGGTCTGGATATAACCATCTCATCGCTGATCGCCTCGCTTATATCCACGCCCATGTCGGCAAGATCCATGGCTATGTCATGCAGACGTCCGGCAACGTCCTTGATGTCCTTAAAATCATCCATATCGATTATCTCCCCAACCTTATCCCTTAGACCCTTCATATCCTTAGGCATACTGATATACGGTATGGTACTATTGAAGTACGAGTCGGTAATCGTATTTCCGTCCTGACTCCGAACCTCCATACGGGTCATATTACGATACGTGTCATACATCCGATCTGCGTAATCCTGATCCTCCTGATACCGGAGTGCCAAGGAAGGGTAGGGGATGGAGGTGAAAGCCTGATCGAACTCCCGGCGGTCGCTGATACCGCCTACCGCCCTCATGATCGTATCCCTTACCTCCATTGGATTCAAGACCTTTCTCTTCCCTAACGAGTCATATGTATCCTCATATATCATATAATCATCACCAAGACCTGATTCGGAGGACAAGAAATATGTATCTTTCTCATTGAGATCCCCCTCAGACATAAAATCGACAATCCTCCTCATCATATCCCTTACCCGCTCATACTCAGATCGGTTAGTCATGATATTATCAATCTCATCAGCGTCATACATCCCGGACCTATCAAGATTGTATCTATTGAGGAATATATCACCGCCGGAGAGGAAATTGGATATGATCATATCATTAAGATCGTTGATATTATCAACCCCCAAGGAAGTAAGGGTGTTATTGATATCCTTAACCTCATCGGCCATGAAATTACCGACGAAATAGTTCTTCCGCTTGATAAAGGACATGACATCATCATACCTAGGTTCCCCATTACTATCCAGATCATATTCTGATGGCATGGACATCCAATCGCCAAAGAAAGACACGAAGTCGGGGGAGTAGGCCGTACCCCAGACCGATAAGGCCTGCTTCTGGTCGCCAAGCACCTCCATCGCCCTTTGGTATAATCCGGATGGTTGGTTATTAGGGGCAAGGACATTATCTATCCCACCCTCCTTATTTTTTATAACATAACAAGATCGTCCCATTACTAAATCGTTTTGACACAAAGATATAAAAATCCCGCCTACTCTCACGAGCGGACGGGAGCCAAATAACAATAATAACAAACCTTATGTTTCTACTGAAAAGTACAAATCATTTTGCCGATCCTCACGGACAAACAAAAAAACTCAATCCTAAATTATAAAAAATGGAGTTTATCGTTTAGCGAAAATATCTTTATCTGATCTACTCAGAACCCTGCCTTTCAATTCCAAGAACCTAGGCATCCATTCTTTAGATATCTTAGACACAATCCACTGAAATCCCTTAGGAGTCACATAGACAGTATTAGTGCCGTAGAACTCGTCATCATTACGATATCTATAACGAGCATAACCGCTGTCTATCATCCTTTGGGAAAGCAACCACCTCTTACCGGTCTTAGCGAAGAACTTCTTATCCTCAAGCAATATTCGAAGATTCTTCTCCGCTATATCATATCCATGAGCCTCTAGCTTTTCCCGAACCTCTCTGATCAACATATCTGTCTCTTGGGCTATTTCGGCTGTCTTAGCAAACTCAACCATAGGAGCCTGTTCTTTAATGATATTATCGGATATCCTTTTGGCTTCCTCTGCCGCTTTCTTCGCCTCAGCTAACGCACGCTTCTCCTTTTCCGATTTAAGCAAAGCCTCTAATGCCTCTATATAATCAGATGGAAGTTCATTCTTTGATGGCATATTGTTAGATGGCATAGAATAGGAACCTGTTTTCCTAATAAAAGGGAGAACCTCCGATGTTACCCATCTTTTGAATTTCTTAGCAAACTCCTTCTTAGATGACATAATTAAAGTATACATACCAGACTCATTAATAATCTTTATCTGGCTAACATATTGATTGTGAATAGGGGTGGAATCGTAGGCCTCCCTATCTTCTGACAATCTCAGCATTTTACAATCCTCGTCATCTACCAACCTTCTTACAGCATCCCTAGGATCTGCATACCCTAAACATTTAGCTACATCATTACCGACAAACCATGGTTCATGTTTCTCATCCAACAATACTCTCACATCCCCAAAATCAGGATTCTCAAATAATTTTAAATTATCATCCATAATATAAAACAACGAGAGCCACCAGCGTCCGTTACCCCACTGATAGCTCTCATTTATCGCCTACGCCTAAGCGATATTAATATCTTCTTCTGGTCTAGCAACGGATAGACACCGCAAATATAAGACCTTATTTTGAAACTACAAACAAACAAGAGATATTTTTACAAAAAATGTAATCAGCCATATTCCTCTGTCATATATAAAGCGTAGCTATACCTATCCTCTATCATCTCCACCACCTTCTTGATATCAGATAAAGTTAGTTTCTTTATCTCCATATTCCTACTATCCATCCTGACAAAAGAGTTCTTGAACTCCTGCTCGGTTATAGCATCCAACCTAAATAGATTGTATTTTATAAGCAACTGGCTTACGTCAAATATCAGGATATTAAGATCAATATCATCCTTCAACTCATCAAGAAGATCACGCATCATGGCTTTGATAGCATCAGTATCAAGTTCCAGTTTCTCGGCCTCTCTCATCAACTTCTTGATAATACCATTGTGCTCGATTATGATGTTAGCGTTATCGTCATCGGTAGGTAGAAGGATATCCATCGTACATTTTATACCCACCTTATCACTAAGTCTTTTATTGAACTCAGTCATATAATCAAAAGCCTGATCCCTGCTTAATGAGTATGTATGATCAAGCAACTGCTTTTGTCTGACCTTGACAAAATAGTTACTGGTGTATAACATCATCAAGACCTTCACTCGCTGGATGCGTAGGTCTTGCATGATCTTCCGATGCAAAAAAGAATCTAGTTGCATAATATAAAGAGTCCCCACCGGGGCCATCACACACCCGACAGGGACCAACTTTTAAATATCTTACTCGTCAGGTGATGGACTGACGCCGCAAAGATAAGTCAAGATATTTTATTTAGCAAGGATTTTCCGCCTCATTTTCTCCGGATACTACGTTACCGTCGGAAACCAAAGACTTGTCCTCGGCCGCCTTCGTAGGCGAGGCGAACTCCGATGGCAGATCCGGCAGGTTAGGGAACGAGACTTCCGTCTCCTCCTTGGATACCTTGTTCTCCTTGATACTCATCCTAAACTTAGGAGCTATGAAAGGATCGTTGTTAAGATCGATGTTGATCGTAACGTCATTCATCAAAATATCCTCCTTAGTTCTGGAATCACCTATCCATCCTCTTACGTCAGCGGTCATAGGCATCCTGCTAGCCGCTTCCTTGACAGCTTTAAGCCGGTTCTTGATAACATCCACGTCTCCCGCCAGCGGAATCATATATGTCTTATTATCCAACCCTGATCTGGCTATAGCGTTATTAAGATCCATTATATCATCAATACTTACGCCTCCGCCTAGACCCTCCGTAATCCTATCAGCCATCGATCCGATCATGGATGAGAATGACGATATATCCTGATTTTTCAATCTTACGGGGTACAGGTAATTTCTTCCATTTCCTGTCTTTATAGCTACGACCGGGATACGTGAATCTTTATAGTCACCATACTTGTCCCTGACGATAGCCGTACAGAACGGGAATATATTATACTTAATATCATCCCTCATCGTAACCTCCCCATTCTCTATATATCCTACGCTCTCGACTTTACCAACCGTCTCGTTGGTAAAATCATTCTCGGATACCATCAACGTACCATTATCATCACTTACGCTAAAATTAGGTCTTCCCGGCAAAACACTGGTAACTGTACCTACGAACGGTATATCAATCTCGCCAGTAACAGATCCTATATTATCCCTATATAACTCAAAGGCCCTACTCCTTAAATCAGCGTTACTTCCTTTTGAATCCGGGTCATTGGCTTTCAGTACCGAGACGAAATTGCCGTCGCTATCCACGATCTTAATAACCATATTATCAACCAAATCACGATAAGCTGACTTAGTCTCATCAGAATTAGGGTCAACGGCGTTAAGACTATTGTATTTATCATACAATTCCTTGGTATATGGATCTGACATATCCATCTTAAACCTTACCATATCACCCTTGCGGAGGCTAGCCGCTGCTTCCTGATTCACCGACTCGTTGTTAGATCCAAACGTATCACCCGTATAATAAGGGACAATAGATCCATCCTGCCCCTTGCGATACACCATGAACCAGTTGGAGGTCGATAAGGCGGTCTGCCGCCCCAATATGACGCCAGTAGCGTTCTCGAAAGCCTGAGCGTCATCCTCGCTAATCATCCATCTTGAGTGGTTATCTGACTCTATAACAGTAAATATGTCGGTTCCGTTGGTGAAATCCATCACCCTTCCATTATCAGTATCAGTGGCATCAGATCTTTTAAGCCCAAGACCGTCCATAAACCTGTCAAGTCTCATTCCGCCAACCTCATAATACATGACCCCACCGATCTCTCTCTTCTGGGCCATCAACACCACCGGGTTCTGGGCGGCGTTAACTTCCGTCCTGCCGGTGGATGTCCCGGGTTCGCTCTCTGTGAGGACATCACCCATAGGTATGGATTTATCGTAATCCTTGACAGCTATACTTCCATTATCATACAACCTCATCCATTCCACGAATTGAAGAAGAGGATCATCAGAATAGTTATTGATAATATCAATAGCCTCATTAAGCTTATCCTGATCAATCTCATTGCCATTGTCAGCCTCATTCATAAGATCATTATAAGTCTTTATAGCTTCTTTGATCTGATCCTGATCAAGACCATTGATATTCATATCTACAATATCATCAACAGCGTCCTTGATATTATCATAAATATTATCATGGATCTTCAATCTATCTATTATCGATCTAGCCTTATTGATCCTTGAAATAGGATTATCCCCAAACCCGTTAACTAGACTATCGACACGAGGCTTGTTATTATCATATATCTGTCTCTCCCTAGGAGATAAGACATCCTCATTACCGTTCCATATCTTTATAGCTATATTATTGATTCTATCGTCAGAAGGATTTATGATATCCTCATCATCAGGAACCCTCTCGACTATATTACCTTCATCGGTCTTAATCTCGTTCTCCATAGATCTGGCTATCATATGATTATATGTCTTGAACATAAATGCCTCATCCTCCCCTATAAGACCATCTTGGTAAGCCTTGTCTATAGCTTGGTCGTTGGCGTAAAGATCATTGGCATCAGGATTATCAGTATTCCTGAAATCATACTTGCTATCATCCTCCTCATAAGTCTTACCCCATACGTTCGATAATATCTTCATGAACCCGCGCTCCTGCGCCCGGATGAATCTTCTGTCACGCATACGACGAAGAGACTCGTTTATATTCTTATAAGCCACAAGATTATGACGATACTCACTAAGCAATGCCATAGCCTCCTTATAATTATCAACCCCACGGATAGATACGACGTTCTCAAAATCAGCTATAGTATCATAAGCCGCCATAAGATCAGCGGCACTGATCCTTGAATCATTTCTATTTAAGAACAACTTAGATATATCAGCCTCTGAGTTAATTAACGTAGTTAATTTCCTCTCCAATGCGATCCTATCCTCTGTTAATTTAAGAAGCCTATCATTCTCCTTGACCAACCTAGCCTTATCAGATTCAAGAGCGTCCTTCGACGCGACACTTTGTTGAAGCCTCAAGATATTCTTCTCCATCCTCTGTATATCATCCGTAAGCTTCCTTAATTCTTCAAGATCCCTGCTCGAATCAGGATTAAGACGAGAATATATATCAAGAGCGGGACCTATATCCGTATTGTATATCCTTCTTAACTGATTGGCTATATCGTTCAAATTATCCTTCGCCTCAAGGCCATTATAAGCCATATTGGAGATATAGGCGTTAAACGACCTATTGGATATACCATCGGTAAGGGAGTCGGCGAACCTATTGGCCATGGTAAAATTATCCACCTTCTTATTAAACTCGTTGACAAGATCGGCTTTATACTCATTAACCTGCTCATCCGTCATATTCATATCGGACGCTATATCGCTATTAGGTATAGATTCGACTACCGTCCTGAAATTCTCCTTGGTATCATCCAACATCCCCATCTCCGAATCATAACGGAGACGATTGAATACGGCGTCACTAAAATCCTTATTTATGATCCTACCATCACTCTCGTACGATGTGTCTACACCAGATAATTGAGCGTTAAGAGCCATACTGCCACGAATAGCACGGACAGCGGCGGTGGTCAAGGCGCCGGCATTGGCGTTGTAGGCCTCCACCATCCCCTTGTTCCGGGACATGTCTTGGCTCCATTCCTTTATACCCCCAATAGTCTTTCCACCCATAATCGATCCGATAATCATACCGATACCGATCTCCTTCCATCCTTGGCTAGACCCGTACGTCTCCTTGAACCCATTCTTTATAGCCTCCATATAGCCTATATTCTGCCGGATAGCCATAGGATTGTATCTTGATTCTACCCAATCCTTGGCGGACTTACTAGCCACTCCCTGAAGACCTTCCTCATACAGACCCTCTGACACTGGGCGCTTGATGATATTGAACGTATTTCCGGCTACCTTCTGCCATTTCTTTGGTGTTATGGCTCTTAACGTACCGTTATCCATCCTCTCGGCACCTACGCCAAATATATTGCGTTTTATGAACTTATCCACACCAAGATCCATGCCGAACATATCGCCGAACATAGCTATATTGGATAATGACAATATGCCGACGTTGGCGGCAAATACGGCATTAGCGGCATTGGCATTGTCAGCTCTGAACTTCATAAGCTCCTCATATGGGACTTCCCTTCCATAAGCGTTACGGTAAGACTGCCTGAAATTCTCCTCAGCCTCCATCAGCATGCTTCTGGCCTCGACAGACGCCTCCCACGAGGTAGATGTGCCAAGGAAAGCGAGGGTGTCCAGTCCCTTGCCTATCCTCCGTCCCGTACGGGCGGCCCTAAGGTAGACACCGAACGCTTTCTTGGTATCCGAAGCCGCTTTGCCTATCCTAGCCAAAGCCACACCCGCCCTAGCTCCCGTACGAGCTAAGTTCATCAATCCAGCGCCGGAATATACGGCTGACGATAACATGGCTCCAGCGGTAAAAGCAAGACCGGATAAAAAATCGTTAGACCAGAAATTAGCCGTAGTCATGCTTTGAAGGAAATTCATATCCCGCTCCTCACGATTGTAATAATGAGCAAGACCGTAATCCATCTTCTTGTCCTGATCATCCAACCATCTCGTGAAATCGTTATCAAAAACAGCGTTAAAATTACCTCTGGATACACCGGCGTAAATACCATAAAAAGGCTGAATAACACCACCTAATCCATACAAAGCGGCCTTACCTACAAATTTCCCCAAACCTCTCATCCATTTTTCAGTCCTACCTTGACTCCTAGATAAACGTGTGTCATTATCTACACCGGGGATATAAGACTCGTATTTAGGTATCCAAGTACCGCTACTAAGTCGATACCTTGAATCCTCCAACGATATCTCCGGACCAGTAAGATTAAACCTGCCCTTATAGCTTTGATCAGAAGCCATATATCCTAATGGGGACATATGTTTCATATCATCATAATAATTTGTCTTAACAGTATTCTTGATCCTCTCCGACAATGACGGTATCTGGGACTTTGATCTCTCGGAAGCGGAATACGGATCCAATACCGGAGGCAGGTCACGATCCGGTATATCATAGGGATCCGTACCAATAGCCTTTATATTATCTACGTTTATGGTAGGATATCTGTACTTCTCGGCAAGATCCTTTCCGTTAGAGGTATTATTATAGATTTCCATTGTTTCCATTATTTCCACTATTTCCGTTATTCCTGTTTCTTATCTCCTGATCAATCATATCAGCTATGGGCGAGATGAAGCTCTCGAAATCATCAGTAGTAGATCTTCCCTCGCTCCTCCAATACACCTCATTCTCCTTGCTAAGTATCTGTTGCCATGCCATGACCAAATAATACTGCGGGCAGAAGTCGATCTTCCTTGCTACCTCATCAGCATAGTTAACGCCATCCAGATCAATTGAATACAACGGGGTATTACCCTCTCTAGCCCCTCCTTTGCTATATATATCAACATTTATCCCAGAAGAACCATTATTATACTTATATCCGGAAGCCCTTAACTCGTACATAGAAGCGTTATCGAACAACACGTCAGTAGCGATCATCATCTGATTCTTCCTGATATTACCGTCATTTATATTCGTAAACATATCTATATAAGGCATTACCGTGTCCTTGGCCCCGCTAGCGTAAGCGAATGGAGCTACCAACAATGACTTAGCCATCTTCCCATAAGCGTTGTTGCTTGAGCTGGCGAAAGATATGGGTACGACACCGGAATCATAGGTCTCGGACGGGATGCTTACATCCTCTTTGTAGAAAGTAAGTCCATTCGCAGCCAGATCAGCCTCGCTTACCTCAACAACAGATCGACCATCACCTCCATTATTGCCAATGATCTGATAATTACCATCACCTATAGGGGATATGGTAAACGTTATCTTCGTATTGGCATTATCCTTATCCTTAGGAATAAAACCGCCACCACGGGTAAATAGGTCACTAACCTTTATATAATCTTTCTCTTCTTGACTTTTAGACGGATAATCACCGGAGAAGATATACTCACGCTCGGCATACTCATGACGATATTGTCTCAGGTAATCCTCGCCAGCACGTTTAGCGTCATCAGCGATCCTACCTAAATCCCCACGACTCCATTTATGTCTTAATAAATCATTCCTCTCTTTATGAGCCTCATCATATATAGCGGTAGCGACAGCGATCGCCCTGTTATCCCCGGCAAACCTATCTCTTATTTCCTCAATGTGCTTATTCTTACTAGCCCCAGATACGGCAAGAGACATTATAGATTCAATATCATCAAGCGAAAAAGACGTTCCCATTAAATCATTCACACGATCCAATAAGACACCTGATTGACCCGAATCCATTGATACATGAGGCATTTCTCCTTCAACACCGTAATTAATAGTATTTATATTATCATTTAACAAAGAGCTGTAAGCGGACAACTTACTCCAATCATTTAATGTTATATCGTTTATACCATTTATATCAAAAACCTTATCGCCATTGTTATTAATATCTCCAAGATTGAATGTGCCGAATCCATAACTAATATCTATACCTGACCCACTGTCCGATCTAGCTTCTCTCTGAATTATAGTATCAATACCATCCAAAACAGCATTGCTCGCCTTATTGAATCCATCATTGATCTTATTATACTTCCCTCTTTGGGTATTTAATCCAAGAAGCTTCAAATAACTATCCTGACCATTGTAATCAAGCAACTCGTTCCTTGACCCTCCATTGGCCTTGAAATAAGCCATGACAACCTGATCGTTATCCATATCCTTGACCACGTTACTATTCTCAGGATCAGACGCCCATGCGTCGATCTTCCTTCTAGCGTCATCTGATAATGACTTAACGAAATTACCCATGCCGGTAGTCACCGCCTTCTCGTTGGCTATGAACCCGTTCATGAACTCATCGCTTATGCTCACATCGTCAAGGTTTGCGCTCTTGGTAACCACGGTAGGCCCGGTCGTGTCATCACCTCCGCCACCTCCATTCTCCGACTTACCCGATTTGCTGGCTCTCATCAACGCTGCTTTCTCCATGGCTAGATTATGCCTTTTTGTCTCATTAAACTTAGCTCTCTCCATCATCTGCTGATTAGCCTTGAAATAATAATCATCAACACCCAACGTCTCGTATGAGTTATTATAAGACCATCTCAGCCCGACGCCACGAAGGAACTGCTGTCGTACCATGAACATGCCGGCTCGCTCCGGGCTGTAGTTGCTACCGATAACGCCCTCGGCCTCCTCCACGAAATCATTTCTCTGCTTGATAATATCCGCCAGCTCCGACTCCAACTTAGCCCTCTTGGCCTTGTCATTGCCAACGCCCTTTAGCTTGGCTCGTATGGATTCTTCCTTGACACTGAAATCATCAATATACCCTTTAAGGAAATCTGAGGTGCTTTGAACATTAAATAAGTCAGGATTCGTTCTAGCCATATATCTTCCCTCTAATTGCATCTGAGCCTTACCGTTCTCAGATATAGAAGCCATGGCTATATCCCTGACCTGAGCGTAACTCATCTCATCTATATACATCTCACGCATCTCGCCCGTCCTGTTGCCATTGGCATCAGTCACCGGTACATTGACTTTCTTCCCCTTGTTAAGGGAGATGAAATTCTTCATCTTCTCATCAATCTCAGCGTGGTAATCCGTATAAGGGGTATAATGTATAGGATTAAGACGTGTCCCTACCTGACCGTCATTCATCCAAGCCACGGCATCCGCAAAAGCCTCAGCCTCGTTTATAGGACTATACATCTTGGGATTGTTCAGCTTCATATCCTCCATCTTCTCGCTAAAAGCCCGGATCTCCCTAGTACCGGCAATAGCATTCAACACACGGGTATCCAGAGCTTCTCCAAGACGAGCCTGTATGCTTCTGGCTATACCGTCGGAAGCCAAATTAGATTTACGATACACGTTATTCACGTCCTGTATCAGCCCATTTAACCTATTCTGAAGATATTCCCTATCCTGAGGTTTTATAATGTCAGAATTGATAATATAATCAGCATACTCGTTTATAGCCTGCCGATTGGTATCTATCTTCTGCTGCATGTACCCCATCCCCTGCATCATGACATCCATGTTGTAGGGCGATACATACTTGCCGTAATTCCTTAATATACTATATTGTGAAGCCATCCTTTATCCTTTCTTGCCTTTAGTTACTTCCTGAGCAGGATATAATCTCCTATAACTCAATATATCTCCTTGAGGATCAGCGATTAATTGTCCATTGGGACCAATCTTTACATCCCCAAATATAGACCTTAATGTATTCATGGTCGTAGCCGTATTCCACTTCTGCTGGATCTCGTCATTTACGCTATCGAAATACCTAGCCCAGTTCTCGTCATTTATAGCCAATCCCTGCAATATACGTTGCTGGTAAGCTTGACGTTGGGCTATATTCTTATCATACGTATCAGCCCAAGTACGGGCGTTTACATTATCAGCCCAAGCCCTTTGAGCCACGTTCCCTTGTTCTACCTCATTAATGTATCTACCTATATTGGAACTCATGATAGCCTGTAAGTTGGATGATAAAGCCCCTCTCTGGGAATCCGGGACATTACCCATCTGATCCAATTGTGATTGGAAAGCACGATTAGCCTCAACCATATACTGATCAGCCGATCTCAACACCGGGTCCACGGTAGGAGCGTAATGTCTTTCCAGACCTTCCGTTGTCACGGCTCCCGGAGTCATCCTGAACACCTCAGGAAAGTCAAGACCACCACCTACTATATTCCTGCCTCCATTGCCGCCGTTCGACTTACCGGCATTTGTGTTGGTTTTAGGAAGTGTATTAGGATCAATCAGCTCAGGCATATCCAGCTTAACATCAGGATCCTCCACATCACCTATATCCATAGGACCGGGAGCCACCTTATGCGGGTCAAGTATAAAATCAAGACCTTCCATGCCTTTCATGGATCTTAACGCCTGCATCTTAAGCATATCCTCCCCAAGGATCTTATTAACAATATCTTTATTCTTGTCAGAAAACAGTTGACTGAAATGAGTGATACTAGCGTCGTTAAGAGCTTTATGCTGTTCCTCTGTAACAACATCCAGACCGATCATAGGACGAGATGAGGAATATTGACCAAACTTATTGTCTCTCATCCTATCATGATATGAGGCTTTCTTATCTTCCGGGTAATTACCTTGGCTATCCTCGCCTCCAAAGGAAACGAGTGTCGTATAATCCCGAAGCGCCTCTGCGTTGGCGATGATCGGGTTCTCCGCCGTGGCCAAGCCCATCCACCCACCAGTAGTGCTGTATATAGCATCCTGAAGAGCCTTGGCGGCAGTAGCCTTCGAAGCGCTCATATAAGCATCATAAGCCAAAGGCATGAACGTCTTATAATACTCCAGCCTCTCATCGGTATTAATACCGCCATAGGAACCATCCTGACCCTGACGTTGATACCCGAACGTGTTATCCTTATTATTGTACTTGTTCTCTACAGGACGGAAAGTAAGTAGGTAATCGAATAAAGAACTACCACCTTTCTCCATCTTCTGACGAATACCAGCCACTTTCTTAAGCAATTCTTTCTTAGCATCGGCTATATCCTCCTCCGTAAGACCGTATTCTTTCATGGATCTGGATATGATGTTATCTATCTCACCACCCTTAGCGAAATACGTATCCTCATCCTTCTTCATCTTCCGGTCTTCCTGCTCCTTGTATATGACATTAGCGAAGTCCGTAAATCTCCCCTCTAATCCATTAACCGTATCGTTACTATCATTTATGGCCTTAGATAATACAGAGGCGTTTAAACGCCTTGTATTCTCGTCATCTATCTTATCGTTTTTCTTCAGCTTCTCCAGCGCCTTTTTCTGATCATCGTAAGCCGATTTAAGACCGATCTTAGCCTTATACCTGTCCATTAACGTAGCATACGTATCCTTAGGCGTGGCTTTGATCCCATACGTATCTCTGATGTATTTAGCGAAATCCGGCTCTATGGTTGTGTCGTCGGTAATAACCTTCGTTCCCTGCTCCAAGGGAACGGGGGTTCCACCATCGGCGTGCTTCTGCCCCATAGCCTCCATCGGCGCCTCTCCGGGCTGCGTCACGTACTCACCCTTCTCGACCTCTACGTTGGCTTGATCTTCCATCGACTTAGGTAACGGATACAGGTACTCACCGGTAAGGCTTCCGCTATCGAACCTATTATTAGGTCCTAGATAAACACCACCACCATCCTTATACTGCATCTGGGATTGCCTTCTTTGCCTAGCCTCCCGCTCTTGAGCCAACCTGATATTAGCACGAGTGCCTTGCTCTGACGCTATACCTGAGAATATATTCCTTGCCAACCCTAAGACACCGCCGATACCTGACATTACAGTACCTACGACATTAGCCGTCTTAGCCCCGGTGGATAAATCACCGTACCCCTCGCTTCTCATACGCCCTATACCACGCCCCATCTGGGTAAACCTAGATCCTATATCATCAGCGCCATAGTAAGGGATGGTGGTAAAATCAAAAACATCCGTACTACCAGACTTATCAACCTTCTTATTACTGTCAACCAAAGCGCTCAAATCACTTGTATCAATGGTATTAATATCAGGCTGCTGAATATCAAATCCTATCTGGGTAGACGAAACCAAAGGCTCCACTCCAATACCCTGAAGACCAACAACATTACCGGGCATAATAGGGGTGACTTCCCCGGCCTCTTGATATTTAGGTATCTTCCTCTTGATTACATACTTGCTCATATCAAATTAATTTCGTTCTGACACAAAGATAGTTTAAAAAAAATAGAGACTCATCATTTCACAACGATGAGTCTCTCAGCAAATACTATTATTATGTACAGAATTAAATTCTTTTTATGAATAATGATCCTATAGCCTTAACCAAATCATAGAAACCGGCAGAACTGAGACCTACAGCCACTCCATATAATAGAGCCTCCCACCATTCACTCCCTATAAGCAATGGAGACACCTTTAGTAGCCACGCTAATATACAAACCAGCATACCTATGACTACGGCGGATAGGACTTTAGCCCACTTATGGGTGTCAATATACGGCACAACCTTGGCTAACTGCGTAGCTGACATCGTGACGAAAGCCATGATGCCGGTGAAGGTAGTTAAATCAATAGTGATAGCCCCTTCTGATGGGATTACCTCTTGCGCCATCAAAGCGAACGGCGTCAATAACATAGCAAATAAAAATAACAATCTTTTCATATCTAAAACGTTTAATTACTTCGCAAATATAACACTAAACTGATTAGATATAGGTGATTATATGCCTTTTTACACTGAAATCGTAAAATGGTATATATCTATACGGAAATCCGTACCGGGTTCCACCAAAACCCTCTACCTCCTGGTAAGGTGCTTACATCGAAGGCTTCTTTTGCCGATTTTCTGATGATATTAAATGCGGCGTTGATATCGGCGTTAATAATACTACCGGAAGATGTTTTGAACAATCCTCGTTTGATACGTCTTCCAGCATATCCCTCATGCTTGCAAATCTGCTCGTTATCCAAGAAACTACATTTTGAGGTATAGGATTCCTCAACGATCTTAACATTAATACCCTCAAGTGTAGCTTTATATGATATCATTGAGATAAACATATTAAAAGGGATAGATACAAAGTTCTGGTTGTTTCGCTTTCCGATATTGATCTCTTGTTTCCAACATCTATTATGACCGATTACGATCGTATTAATGCCATTGGAAACTACATGATTAATCAATACCCTACTAGCTTTATGCAGATAATCCTTGATCTTGTTATTCCTTTTGTTGGTTAACGATCTTATTTGTCTTGATACTTGTTTATTGCCTTTTAATTTAGATTTTAAATATGCTAATCTTTTATTATAATACTGGTTGATAGATTTTAGAGGCTTACCGTTGATGATAAAGCAAGAACCGGTATTTGATACACAAGACGCTAAATTGTTAAGTCCAAGATCAATACCAAGATAATTTCCGTTATCATACATAAGACCTTTCTCTTTCTTATTATACACAATCTCAAACATAATATATCCATTCTTAGGGATAAACCTAAGTTGTTGGACATTTTGTTTATTAGTCCTTATGGTAAAAGAGAATTGTTTTGGTAACTTAATAATACCTTGTTTTATCCATTTCTGAGAAAAGGCTGTTGTCGGGAAAACAGCCATAAACATCCCATCTTTATCAAGATACTTAGGTATTCTTACTTTTTCGGAATACTCACCTCTACCTTTCTTGTTAAGAAGATTGAAGAAGGACTTGAAATTTTGGTCGACCATCATCAATACCTGTTGGGCTACTGGTGCAGGTAACGCCCTATAGTCTGGATCATTTTCTGTTCTTAGCTTCTTTTCAAGGGAGTAGTAGTTGAGGTATTTATACTTAACGGTATTATCATTCTTATATTGAAAGTAATGTTGTCGAACAACATACAATCCTTTGTTGTATAAGTTTTTACACTTATGCAACAGATCTTGAAGCTCATTATAATACACCGAGCTTTGCTTGATTATATGTTGTTCGACCAATCTCATGACACAAATATATAGATTATTATTTATATATAAAAATAATTCGGTATGTTTGTGGTGTAAAGTTGTATATAATCACCTAGATATATAAATATTTATTGGATATAGATATACGACAATATCCAGAGCCTATATGTCCCTTTCCTAAATCATATAATCCACCCAAAGGATTAGGCATTTTTTCTAATTTCCCTTTCACATCTGTCCATACGAACCCGTTCCCATCTATCATCTTAGTGTTAGTAAATACATATTTATCATATTTCACGCATCCCGGATGACCGGATATATACGAGGATCCTCCACCACCAGCTTGAATAGCGTTCGACGATATCCCGCCGCTTGGTCCTCCATAAAAGCCTCCTCCTCCACCAGAGGAATACGAAACGCCATCAAAACCACATCCTCCTCCCACTCCTAATAGACCTCCATTTCCGTTAGTTAAATTATTGCCGGAGTTAGATCCTCCCGCTACTTGGGATGCAGGAGTTCCCTTGGCATAGCCCCCCAGATACGCCTTCAACCCTCCCGCTGATCCTCCGTGCCCAATAAAATAATACTCACATCCTCCACCACCTCCCCCGGATACCATAATACGGGTCTTTAAAGAATCTAAGTTTAGAGGATCGCTATTGTTGGACAACCTCAAATCTGTAGCTCCGCCCCCGGCTCCCTCATAGATATACCTTCCAGTGCTCTCATTAGTCATTGAATGCCCTGAACCTCCTCCATTATAATTATATTTTACAACATTACTCGTCTGCTTAAGTCCACCATTTCCACAATACACATAAATGATATCACCACCAACTAACTTGATAAATCCAGCCACATATCCACCATACCCAGGGTCATTGGATATGGTAAACCTATCTTCGCTATCATTGTAACCATAATTACCTTGACCACCCCAGCACTCAACATAATAATACGCCGACTTTGGAGCTACAAATGTATGGTAATTATTACTATTATAAGTGTATGTATACAATACATCCAAGCTTTTGGGGCCTGTCATTACACGTCTTCTCATAACATACCTCCCCTTAGATATTTTACTAACAATGCTATAACCATCCTCCTATCATCAGCCATAGCATCTACCCATCTATTCCCCCATCCTAAACTACTAGGGTAGGGGGGGGTAAAACAAGTCCCCTTAAATAACACATCAAATAAAAACAACAACTTATTCATAACAAATTATTTAACATTAAAATACTAACTATTATTTCTACTCACACCTTTTATGTTAAGGCTTAACCCCGGTATCATATTAAGAACCAACTGCCTTTTTGCCTGTTCCCTACGCATACGCTCGGTCTCCGCTATCTGCGCCTCCGATTGAGGATCATTCTTAATATTATTGGCGATGTCCTCTATGGCTTTCTTGTTAGCGCCAGATTGAGCTAACATCTTATATAACAGATCTTGACCCTCCTTCTCCCACCAGCTATCTATGGAAGGGTGGGAAGCCAAAGAAGGATTGGCAGGGGCTACCGTCTCAGGGGTAGGCTGCTGACCTCCGTCCCCCATGCCCGAATCCCGCTGCCCGAACTCGTATCTCATTGGCTCGTTCTCCGGGACACCATACCTATTAGCGAACATATCAGCGAACTCAAATCTCTTCTTATTTCTCAAGGTCGATCCAAGAGGCCTACCGTATCCTTGATTCCATGCCACGGTAGCGTCCTTGTAGTTGACAGCGTTATCGAAATCGGATTTAGAATACATATAATAGTTATACTCATTCCCCTGAGCATCCTTGTCAAAGAACTTTCCTTGATTGATGTAGTTCCAACCTAACCCCGGGACCTTGCCTTGATACTCATCCACGAGATAATCCAGCTGCTGTATCAATGTCGGTTTCTTCCCATACCTGCGCTGTAGCTCCTTCTTCCTCGGTCCAAGCCATTGTTGGATGCCAAAATCACCGGCGACTCCTAGGGCTTCGGTGTCCCCTCCGGACTCGGCGGCGATGTTCGACAGGATACCGATAGCTTGCGTTTGTGGTATTCCCTTCTTATCGGTCAGATAATCCCATATCTCATCATACACAACCATCTTATTATCCTCTGATCTGTCAGGATCAATTACATATTTACCATCTCCATAAGCCCTACCTGTGCTTACGGCCCCTCCCTTATCTTTCTTCTCCTTATCATCATCCATCAACATCTTACCAACTATAGCCGCCGGCAAAATAGCAGGAACATTTTTAATGGCTTTTTTTATTTTATCCGATGATTCTTTCAATACCTTCCCCGTAGCTCCAAACATGTTCTTGGAATAATCTTCAGCATAATTGCTACCTATACCACTCACAAGGTTGTACACATCAATCTCATCCATACTATCGATATACTTATCAAGGTCATCAATAGATGGAGTCCTTCCATATGTATTATAAAATTTATTCCACAAGCGAAATCTAGCTTGAGTATTAAAAGCTATTTTCTCTGATATCTCATTACTTGATGAGTTTGGGTCAGCCCTATAAGCGTCTTTTAATAATGACTTATCATTTTCGGATAAATAAATCTTATTATAATTATTACTTGAATCATATTTATGCCTAAACTCATGAGATAGGTTAGATAAACTCTCATCGCTCCTAGTAACAACCTTATTGTATTTACTAGTATAAAACCCTTTAGCATTACTATTATCCAAAGCGGAGGATACCTCATATCTAAAATCATCGAAATCAGAATCCGCCGATACCCTTAGATTGTAAGCTTCTTCCAACCGTTTCCCATTATCATCAAGCATAGAATCTATCTTATCCTTAATATGCTTGTTAGACACATCATTTATATTTTGGAGATCAACACCATTATCAATCATCAAATCCACAGCCGCCTTATAAGAATCAGGGAGATTGTTATAATTCCTTGAAATTCTATCATGAACATCCTTGTTAAAAAAATCCCTAACCAAAGGTTCATCATGAACATATTTATCCACAAGATCATTATCTACAAGAAAATCATACAATTTACGTTTATCTTCTGGCAGAGGAATCTTCTTTACTTTATTAGCGAAAGAAAAAAATTCACCTAATACCGGGAATAGCCCTAAAGCTGATAATGTCATTCCTAAACCATCCCCAGCCTTCGATGACTCCACAAAATCTCTCACATCCATAACATCCCCGATAATAGGGATACCTCCAGCTATAATCTCGGTAATGTCAACTCCATCATTTATCTTCTTACCATATTCAGTATTAAGATTTATGCCACTAGATCCAACGGAGGTGTTATCCCTTGAAGCCACATATCCACCCCCTTTTTTCTTATCCATCTTCTCTCCCCATAGCCCATATTTCTCTCTGGGCCATATACCGTCTATGGCATCCACGTAACCAACGGGATGCTCCCCGTCCATGCGCCGGTTCCGCCGCTCGTCCGCTGGGTATAGGGCGTTGGCCAACGGCTGCGTGATATGACCCAACCCCTTATCCTTGGAACTCGACACAGCATCCACCACAGTCCGATATACAGGTCTTAATTTCTCAGGTAGATATAATCCCGCCTCATCAACCAGCTCACCTATCTTCTTATTTATACCCCTGAGGCTGAAATTATAATTACCCATACCGTTATTCAACGGGGACAACGTACCTCTTATCCCATTCATGCCTTTAACTGCGGCTCCTCCGCTAAGGATATCAAACTCCGGGGACACGTTTCTCAAAGGACTATCATCCATACCTCTGAAATACATAGGACGCTCGCCATTGACAACCCGGTTAAGATCCTCCTTATATAAATCCTTTATCCACGATGGGATTTCCTCCGGTTTATTCTTCTTAGACATATATTACGTTTTTCACAAAGATAACCATAATATCATAAGCCTAAAAACACGAAACGGGTACATAATAAATCATGTACCCGTTTATACGCTAATGCATGTGATAAGCAGCCAAGGCTCCTTTAGCTTTCTCCTTAGACTTGTACTTAGCCGGCCATAATTTACCGGTCTTGTTACTGACCACTCGCCAATCACTCCCTACTTTCTTGATACATCCTGATTTCGGGCATTTGCCCTTCTTTTTACTGCTAGTTTTCCCTGCTGCCATAACATCAAATATTTAAAGGTATATAATCACCTCAATAAACTTTCTCATCGTTGCTAAACCAACGTACTATCATCTTGAACCGGCTCTCAATGTCATTCACGAACCTAGCCAAGAACCAATCGCCACGAAGACGATCACGCCACCTCCGATGATAATCGACAGCCCTAGGATCGATCTTCCGGTCAATATCATTCACGTCCTTGATCCATACCGGGAGGTTATTAGTATCGTCTTTGACCTCGTTAAAATAGTCATTTATATTTATCTTCTGATCAACCTCCGTCACCAGTATCTCACGGCTATCGTCATTGGTTACAGGATACCTTAACCGCTGGCTCATATCGTTCTTGTCAGCGATAACCATCCGAAGCTCACCGCTGTTGTTGGTATCGTTATAAAACCATGCCTTATTGAATCCGGTAGTCCTAAGAATTTGGTAATTAATCTCATCCTGATACCTTCTGGCATCCATCCTATATTGGTAGTTCGTGAGGATCTTATTCACATACTGCTCACGTACCTGTACCTCTACAACGAACGGATATAGCTTACCGTAAAATACTTGATACGATTGGTTGGTCAATCCATGAGACCATAACCCTATCTCCTGACTTTCACTTGAGTAGTTCTTTCCAGACTGGAAATAATGCTGGTGCTCGATATAATAATCAGGGGTGTAGGATAAATATGATTTCCACTCACCCTTCAGGCAGTTATATCCAACGGTGAACGAGACGTCCGTGAAATGGCTGGCGTCCTGTAGCTCCACCGCCTGCCCGTTCCTGTAGAACCGGCCGCCACGGAATTGGTACTCGCTCGGATTCCCTACCGGTATATAATCTTTCTTGGTTATCAGAACCCTCTTGAACCGATTGTCCCAGCCCATGGATAGCCCTATACCAAAGAACTTGTTATCGATATCATAATAAGACAACTCAGCGTCCGTATCAGCGTTATATATCCGGCTACGGATGATCTTCATCTGAAGATGCTCCTTAAACCAGTTTCTAAGCCCCGGTGTGACCTCCGTAAGATTCCTACCATTAGAATCTACCTTAAACACCTGACCACGCCTTAAATCGACCCAAAAATGCCCAAACTCGCAACTGATCATATCCCGACTCTGGGTCCCGGAATATCCTAACGTCGTATTATTATACTCAATGCCACGAGAGGCGAAAAGCCCACCTGTCCCTAGCTCGCTATTCTCCGGGGATATTCTTTCTGCCAGCACGTCTATAGCGTTATATAGTCCTACCTGATTCTCGAAGCGAGCTAGTATTTGATCCGACTCTATTCCCTTCATGCTTATAAGCTTTCCGAACGAGGTCTTGAACTCATGGTAATCCATAGGCTTGTACGACAGCCAAGGATCGGTCATGCCGTTCTCCGACACGTCGGCGGTGCTCCATATGACGCCGTTGGGTCTTTGGTAAGCGCAGTCCCAAAAATTGCTATCATACGTCTCTGGTAATGACCTGCCACCTAACGTAAATCGATTCTTATACACAGGACTTATCTTAAACACATTATCCCTTGATATAGGGACATTACGCTCCTGAGTCCATGATATATAATCCCCCACCTCCGGATAGAACCCCTCGTAAGGCTCAGGTCCGGCTATACGGAAATTGCAATTGATCTCAGACTCCACAAGAAACTGAGGTATGCCATAGAAGTATAGGAAGAAACGACCGCTAAGATACATATCTCCGGTCTTGCAAACCATCTCATAAGCGCTCTTCCGGCTAGGGAAAGAGTATAGCGATCCGGTATCCGTATCGGTCTTATTAAGATAATCCTCCCCGGTATCGTAATTGACGAAATAACGGGGATACCCGATGTTTCGATAATCGTAATAAGGGAATGGTATCATGTCCCCCTGACCAAACTGAGTCAAATAAAACATAGGCATCTTCCTCTTAAGCGAGAATCTTGATATAAATACATCACCTCCAAAAACAGGTTTACGCTTATCCTTATCCATCAACCCGCAACCACCTAACGATACCCACCTGATATCCTCTATCTGCCCGTATTGAGCCGGAGAATATTTCTTTATCCTCATATAGGGGCAGGATACGAAAGATTCACGTGTCATAAAATGAGGCGTCATACCAGCCACCTCATCGTTACGAATATTACACTCATCCTGAATACGGCTGGTATCGTAACTTGAAACCAACTCCGGATATTCAAGCATATACTTATCCATACCAAATGACATGAACAATGAATGCTCACGATCGAGGTTGTTTATGATAATAGGCTTACCGCCTACGGTCTCCCCTTGCGAAGAGATATCTGTTACCGGATATAACCCGCTCTTGATATATTTAGCCGTTGACAATCCACGTAACTCTGACTCCCCTATTTTTTGGTAAAATAAATTATAATGAGCGACAGAAGTATAGTAATAAGCATAGTTCCGTCTAGGTCCCCTATCTATCAATGCCGTTAACCACTGATACCTATACTTGCCTATATCCACCACGGACCGGGCTGTGGCCTTGGCGATACCTGTAGCCAGACGGATAGCCGTCAGCGCTATGCCGACAGGGTTGGCTAAAAAGAACACACCTCCACCGACATATTGCTGTGAAGCCGACTGATATGTATACTCAGCTATAGCGGATATTAAATTAGCCATAGCCTCCACCGTAGCCAATGATGTTGCCATACTGTAAGCCTTACTCCCTAATATCGTCCATTTAGGGTGATCCTCCACCTCCCTGAATATACCTGAGGATTTACCTAATTGATAACCATCAACAAGGCACTCGGTGGGAGCGTCAGGCTTGTTAAAGGCAATATCAGGACTTAAGAATGAATACCAGATATTACCCTTCCTGTTAAACGGATGCGTTATAAATTTCTCACGATTAATATCCTTATAGATATACATATCATCAGACAAATCGTTGTAAGGGTAATTAGGATAAAGGTTAGCCGATCCGTCGGGATCATCGTACTTAAACATATCATAAGCCAGACCGGTCCCGATAACGCTCTTATCCAACGTCCTATCGCCCCTATACAACTCATATCCTATTATAGAATCTCTTCTAGCCTTATCTATAAGACCGTTCTCTACCGCTATATCCAGAAACTCATTAACGATATCGTCATCAAGCATCACCCCCATAGGATAAATATAGGAGTCAACTCCATATTGACCGGTCAGTTGAGACGGATTACCCATAAAAGGAGCGACAGAGTTATCCGGGAACTTGTAATGACGTATAGGTCTCTGACAAAACGTGGTTGACGTATTGGGGTACTCAGCGTTACCCCCATTACCGGTGAAATAAGACTTACCCCCAACTGATTTAGGAGACCCATAGTATTTCGTCAAAGAATCTATTATGTCCTTCCTCTTTGATCCTCCCGATGATATCCCGATCTTACTTGAATCATACAACTCAAAATTAGCCGGGTACTTATTAGTAGACTCCCAATATCCGAAATCACCATACTGATATGGTCTGGGAGCGCAGTCAGCGGGTTTATCTCCACATGAGACACATTTCGCCTCATAGGTAACAAATCTCCTTAATTTCAATTCTTTCGTGAAGAAGAACACGTATTTCACCTCCAGCGGCCGAATGCCAAAACAGAACGGGGCGGGGAAGATGGCGGTGCCGGCCGTATAGAATCCGGCAAGCTCCTTCATGTCCTGCCTCATGGCGAAACCGGTGAAGAACACGCATACCGCAGGCTCGATGCAAACATATATCTTATGGAAAGTAGTCTTGTCATCATTCCAGAACAAGTACTTTGGCATCATAAATATCTTATGATCCACGTAATTCACTATAACACCTTTCTTGGCATCATTAGCCAAAGGATTAGGAGCCACGGTACCTTCCTTGTCCGAGAAAAACGTTATACGAACCTTATTGTATGATGACGAGTCGCCGATCGGATAATTATAGTTACCCATCATCTCTATATACATAATACCGTTATCAGGATCGGATAAACCACTTATGTATTTCTCGTAATCCAACTCCACCCATCTGGCGTATGAGGATACATGTGGATAGAACTTGAAATAAGTCAAGTTGCTTCTACCGAACCAATTGGTCTTGGCGTCAATATCATTCTGCACAGACACACGACCTTCCCAGTCAGTAGTTATACCGGTATTAAACTTAGAATTATCACCATCGCCAAAAAGACACATGGCGTTCTCGATACCAAACTGACTCTCATATTGGGGGAAATAAGCCTCCATCGTATCCATTAACTGATCAAGCATCGTCTCCGTATGCTCCTTTCCTTCCCATCCGGGATATTGATACAAATATGTGCACTTACCCAATGACCTACCCCCTTGGAATGTAGGAAGTTGAACATCGTTAATAGTAGGATTCACGTGAGGATCACCTACCGAACACCCATTAGTACATATACCCTCATCATATAACTGCCGGACATTAGACATATCCTGACACAAGACCAGGGCGGAGGAGTCTATATCAGACGGGAATTTATCCTCATCCTGACCATCCAGCCATTCCTGAACCAGATCTATGATATTCTTACCTCCACTGGAATAATTATCGAAATCACACAATACAGAGAACTTCCTTTGTGACTCGGCATTACTTTGTATTAATGTAGTAGGCTCGGTCTCCACATAATCACTAGCCAGCTTATATGTAAAATCAATCCTAGAATCCACCAAAGAGTTTTTATCCAATATAGTCCTGGTCTCTATCCTCTCGATATCATCACATCCACTAGGGAAATCGGGAGCCTTTATACCGTCTTGATCCTCTGGCAATGATATAGCAGCGCATAACTCGTCAGTAATACCTACATTAGATTCTATGATATCACACAAGTTCTCTATATTATCAGCGATATAATCAATAGCATCATCTACCGTAACATCTTCCCCCATCGTGTTGATAACGAATTGGGTCTCTCCTACCGTGGCATATTCCTGTTCTACATATCTGAGTTGCTTAACATCTAGCTGATTCTTGCATTCTCCCCCAAAATCATCAAATCCCCAAGACGGGTCGTTTATGATCTTTGCCGTATTCTTAAACTGCCAAAGATAACGGCGGCTGTTCCCGGCGCACTGCGGGTTGTTCTCCAATACCGAAGCCGCTGATAGGTCTTCAGAGTTGCCGTCCTCATCAACGATAACCTCCATCTCCTCCCTTGTGGCCGGACGAGGGATAAGCGGGAATCTAGCTGTCCTGTATCCCGTATTGGTAAAGAATCTTATACCCAACGGATATACCTCGTCACGCATGAAAGAGGCGTATTTAGAGCAAGCCACACCGTCTTTATATAGATTCTCCGTGGCTATCGATGTCTGCCATTTAACGAAATGACCCAAGAAATTAACGACCGGTTGAAGATTCCATTCATTCTCCACGGTCAAGCCGTATTGAAGAAGACGATTCCCGACAGACGTCATGCCTCTGGCTGTCTTATATACCGGTATTTCCTTGGATAACTTCTCCATGGTCGTACGCTCGCTATACTGATCCGTAAGGTAATAGATGGTCCTTTCCGTTATCGGATGTATACCTTCTATGAAATACTCAAGAACCGGGCTTTGCTCACCATTAAACCCAACCGTGTTCTGTATAACGCCTATCTTATAATGAGATACCTGCTTATCTATATTAGACACGGTAAGGCGGATACCCATGTTGGTTGACTTACCCCATAAACCATCGCGGATAACCATATCTTGACGATCGAATAACATGATTGGGTTGGTCAATGAGCAATATCCAGTCTTCTCAATCCCGAACTCATCGCACAACGCCACGCAGAACTGGTAGGTCCCGGCACGCAAGCTTCCCCCGAACTCCACGACCTCAGGCTCCACGCACGGGACCGTCAGCAACGGGAACACCAGCAGCTTCTCGCAGGCCAGCCTACACCTCTCTATTGGCTTGTCATCCCCACATGTCTTATACCCATGGTAATGATACCAAAAGTCACCATCATCATCCGGGTTAAGGGCCTTATCGACCATAACATATCGCTGGGGATTATATCCATCGGTCCAGTATATCACCTTCCCGCATTTCTCGTCCTTGATCTCTATATCGAAGATCGGATGATGAATGGAGAAATTAAGACAAGGATCATCAACCCCGTCCTCTATCAGGACCTCCATCAAATCACATATCTCATCGAAACGACCATCCGACTCCTCAAGTCTCTCGCCAAGGATACGATGAATATCTTTCCCTGATCCCGCTAATTGATCCTCTACGGTCTTGACATAATCCAATGACCTCATGAACGTGATCTTAGAGGTATTGTTATCAGGATTCACGAGAAAAAAATAAGTATTATCACCAGCTATATCATTCTTATACCCAATAACCTTATAGCCATCGAATCGCTTGCATAAAAGGGTGCTAGGCTCGTTCTGAATCTTAATCTGACTCCCATCGTCACCCTCTATGGTAGCGTTCAAGGCGAAACTGTACTCAGACGGGGATAGGTCCTGTGGATGCTTATCCCTGTTCATCCCGGAATCGGGAACCGCTATGTTAGAGTTATTTTGCACGATCTTATCTTTTTCGCAAATATAATAAATCCGCCAGATAATCACTTATGTGGCGGATTCTAACAAACCGTACGTATTATGCAAAACATTCAAATCGCACAAAAATAGAAAATCCTTCTGACTCTCACAAGCCAGAAGGAAAATCTAAACACTTTGCAACGTTTACCCCTAATGAAAATACAAAAACATAATAATTATGGATTTTTTCCCATGTAGCTTGATTGCTTATCGGCGTCCTCTACGGATATGTAGAAGAACCCGTTAGTCACGTATCTCTCATTGACATCCACAAAATCGGTAGATCCTTTGTCTATTCCTCTCTTCGATCCCTCGTCGCACACGGCCACCAGACTATTGAAATCATTGGAATAACCAACGACAACGCCATGTATGTCACGATTCCGAGGATCGAAAACATATCTCATCCTACATCTGTCATAAGCCAATTCCAGAGGACTTTTGTTTATCTTACCATCAAACCCTATACCTGTGGTCAAGGCGATAATACTTCTTGATATATCGCTCATAGTAGTATCTTTTACCGGCACCTTAGGCATAGAAACGCCTTCCATGACAAAATCCAATGCCTTATCTAAAAGCTCGTCGAAATCATCATCCCGAACATAATCCTTGAACACCTCCAATATATACAACCGGACATGGAGTTCGTTATTGACATCATTTAATGCGATCATAATGCTAGTTTTCGGCAAAGCCAGATTATTCCTATACAATAGAAGATCAAATATGTCATAAGTAAAGGACTAAAAAATAAAAAAAACTCTCCTATCCTCACGGACAAGAGAGCCGATGTGTTTATATTATGAAGAAAAATCTACTCGCCAATCCTTACAATGCAGTCACGAGACTCCTTGTTGTAGATCATCGTGCCTACCTTAGAATACAAGGTCTTTATATTTTGCCAATTATCCTCACCATGGGCGGATACGTTGGTAGGGGCATCACCGGTATAAACCTCCTCGCCTCCGATATTGACAAAATCATATCCACGTTTCTCCATAGAACCGCCCTTATATGCCGTGAACCTGATAGTGACATTACCTTTCTCACGACCACCATACCAGTTACCGTATATACTACACCTGATCTCAAGAGGTAATTTATCATAATTATCGCCATCCAACAACGGCCCCATCTGGATCAAGGCGGCCTCATTACCTGATTCCATGTTATCACCACCATGGATGAGATAATCACCTACCCGTTCCTGCGTGGTCTGGTACTGTTTACTCCAACCAACCAGCTTGCCGTCAACATCCGGGAGGCCGGTGTTATCGAAACCGGTAGCCGTGTCAAAGTCAATGCCGTCCTCGTCAGCCCAGATATACCTAAGCACTAGGTAGTCGAACTCCGGGATAATAACCACCGGGACCGACTCCTGCCTGCACACGAACGTCTTCTCCTCCTTGGTGCCTTCTTTTATAACCTTGTACGTAGCCTGACGTATCTCTCCAGTCTCATTGATATCAGCGGTAACCCTAACCTCAGCAGGACCGGTACCACTTGTCTTATCTAAATGTATCCAATCAGCCATATCATCGTATTTTGTTAAATAAGTTTAATATACTTATCAAAAGCGTTGGGCCACATACGCTCATAAGACAGCATCCTCCTCCTATTATCCTCAGCCAGCTCCCGGTAATCATTCAAGGTAATCATCGACATCTTAAGCTCTTTCATGGCCCTAGCGAACTTACCCGGCTCCTGCTGGGCGTATAGTTTATAAGCATCACCAGCCCCTTGTATCAAACCGTTAACGGCGGCGTTCTCGAAGATCTTCATCTTGATATACGTCTCGACATAATCCTCAAGATAACCTAACGCCGTTTCAGGTATATACGGGAGACCGTCATCATCCTTGGGTGTAGCACGATATATGATGTAAATAAATCCATCAAACCCAGTATACATAGTATTGCCAGATATAGTTATATCATAATTATCCCAAGCATATTTATCCCGATACTTGTCGGCGGCGCAATCACGTCTCAACCCACGACCTATAGACAGCCTTACGGGGTGATGGTAATGGAAGCGAACCTCGTGAGACCCGATATATAGCTTCTCCGTGATCGTCTTCTCAAACTCCTCCTTACAGCACTCCGTGCAGGAGTTCCAACGGAAGCCGCGCTCGGTGCGCTCGACCCAGCCGATCTCGTGTTGGAGGTCAGCCTTAGCCTTATCGCCCCCCGGAATCTCACAGACAAGAGGCTCACACCTATAGGCGTCAAGCATGTCGAAGAAATCGGAAGGTAATACCGCCTGTTTGTTGCTGGTCTTGACAATCGCCTCGGACATGACGGCTATAACACCCCCAAACCTTTTTAAAGCGATCTCAGCCCACCTGTAAACAGATGAGGTATCTATAGCCCCGCTATCATCGTATTTATGTAAATCGGCCTTGATCTCGGCCAATAAGCCCTTTATCGTCATATTTAAGTCTTTTGCACAAAGATATGTATTTGAATCCGTGATACAAAAAAAATCCAGTCTACCCTCACGGGCTAACTGGATCACAAAAACTTCTACAGTTTGTAAACCCATTTAACTCCAAATACCTTACTCTCCGATTCAACCTCCCGGTACAAGAACTTATATCTCCTACCTGATTCCATAGCCAACCTACACTCCCTGTTCAACGCCGGAGAAATATAGAGATGGAAATACTTGTTCCGAGGCATAAAATCAATACACGTATGGACATAAGAATATCCACCCGTTCCACGTCTGTTAATAGTACCGGTAAGCTTATTCAGATATATCTTACGATTAGGATTTATCTTATGGCACAGATAACCGATGTTGTTTATATAAACCCCACCCTCATTCTCCAGATACTTATCACGTATAACCTTCCATATCAAGGACTGGCATTCGAGAATATCATTCTTGTCCACGATCGTATGCTTCCTCCTTTTCCCGTTCTTAGACATAATAGATCTATAGAATCGAAGAAAGTATTGATCAAGTATTTTAAATGACTTTGTTTTCATATCACAAATATAACGATTTCATCCTAATACAAGAAATTTATACACAAAATACACCGCCTGCACCAAGGACGAGGCAAACAGAATAGCCGACAATAACCTCCAATCCGATGGTATCTCTTACGCTAATGGCTTGGCGCAGGCCGATAGATGTGATTGCGTGGAGCCAACAAAGACGTGGAGCGCTTACGCTAGCGGAAGTTTTAATGGACAATGTTTAAGTATATCCGTAAGTTATGATAATCCATGTGGTAAATCTAAAACAGCATCATTTGATGTGTATTATACTAGATCTGAACCATCTGGAGATGTAGAATATTTCTCTACCACTAAAACAGTCACCATACCATCCGGATCGGGAACGGTATCAGGCGGAAGCGATTGTGTTAGCAATGCTACAAGCATGTATGTATCTAATCCAAGTCAAGGTGGAGGCTGTTAAAAACAAAAAGGAGAGGTTAGTTGTCCTCTCCTTTTTATTGTATATACATTATGATTATTTAACCAACAAAACCACCATACTTTAGAAGGTGGATGAATTGGTTTGATTAATTTTGAATCAAAATTACAAATAAAAAATGATTTCCTACAAATACAACATCTATCATTCCAAGAAAACGAAGTATCTTGATAAAATGCTTCGTGAATGTTGTTTTGTATGGAATCATGCTTTAGCTCTACAACGTAGATACTATAAACTGTTTGGGAAATATATATCAATTGGTAAAATGGAGAAGCATTTTGCTAAAAGAATTAAAAGAAATCTTCTCCATTCTCAAACAACACAAGAAATACTTGAACGTCTTGATGAATCTTACAACCGTTTCTTTAAAAGAAAATCAAAGAGACCACCTAAGTTTAAAAGATCAAATTGTTTCAACTCTTTTGTTTTTAAACAAGGAGGATTTACTCTAAATGGTAATATTCTCACAATCAACAAAGGAAAGAAACGTTTTAAGTTTTCATACAGTAGAGCATATGAAGGTAATGTTAAACAAATAAGAATAGTCAGAGAAACCTGCTATCGTTTTAGTTTGATTATAGTTACAGATTACAATCCTGCAAACTCTTACAGAAAGACATATAATGGTGCATCTGTAGGATTGGATTTTGGTCTGAAAACTTATCTAACTAAAAGTGATGTTAGCAAAATCGATTCTCCTTTATTCTTCAAACAATATCAAAACAAGATTAGAAAACTAAATAGAAAGTTTTCTAATGCGAAGAAAGGATTCAATAATAGAAAAAGAAGACTGTTTGAACTCCAACAAACGTATCGTAAAATAAACGATCTTCGATCGGATTTTCAATGGAAATTAGCTCATGAATTGTGCAAGAGATATGATTATATTTTCATTGAAGATCTAAACATTGAAGCCATGAAACGTTTGTGGGGAAAGAAAGTTTCTGATCTTAGTCATTCTTCTTTTATTAACAAACTTACGTATATCGCTTCAAAGTATGGAGTGATAGTACATAAGATTGACAAATGGTATCCTTCCTCAAAGACTTGTGAATGCGGGTTTGTTAATAAAAACTTGTCGTTGAGAGATCGCACATGGTGTTGTCCAAAATGCGAGTCTATCAACGACCGTGATGTTCTTGCGGCCCGTAATATACTTCGGAAGGGCATTTCCGAATTGGAGAGCAAGAGTAATTCCAGCGATAGTAATATCGGGGTTTCTTGCGTTTGTATCCAAGAATCCCATTTGCTTTAGTGATGGGAGTATGTCAAATAAACCTAAGATCTCTTTTCTTAGTATGATTTAATATCCTACTAATATGTCTGGTACTTAATCCCGTTCTTTCCTTTATCTTATCATAGATATAACCCTCGGATACGTAAGCCGACATATCTCCCAGATCCTTTATGATCTTGTCATACATATCGTGAACCTCATTATATCTTATGATAGAGCTGTCTCTCATCCCTCTTTCGCCTATACCGTCAACTATGGCGTCATTGAAACCGAAGAAATTGATTATTGATCTTATTAGATTCATGTTTACTGAATTTTTTGTGTTTTCTTATTAATATCCATATCCGGGTTCTCATCCGTAGGGATCTGCAATTTGGTTATAGTTTCCCTTAATGTTTCGGAAACCACATATTCAAGAAGCTTGTCTGGGCATATGAAATCATAATCCCATTGAGACTTACATGGATTGTCTTTTTCTGTCCCGCATCCCCCCAACTCTAATGCCGCTTTTCTATCCAAGGTAATAAGATCCACGTTTATAGCCTCTATGTTAATATCTGGTATATAGATATAACCATCATTTACATAGTAATAATATTGATCTATATTCCCATATTTACGTTCCTTGTTGTTAGCGTATTTTCTTAACGATATGGAGGTAAATATAATATCATCCATAATATTTGACACCTTAATGATAGCAGGTCCTATACGGGTATATATCATATCGGGCAATCTTTTCTTGGATCTCATAAGTATCCTGCATAGTTTAAACTCATCAAAACAACAATCAATTTTCCGAACCCTCTCCATCTCCATGCAATTGATATGAGTATACAGTGATTCCTCGCCGAACAAGGTTCCATCAGCATACTTCTGGGCTATATATGATCTTGCCTTTTGTCTTCCTATGGATAATATCCATCTCCTACTGACATGAGCGTCCTTATTGATGGAGTTCATATCATTTATGATTCTAGATACAAATTCTGAATTTTTCATATGCTAAATACTGAGGAGGGGATATACCCCTCCGGTTGTTACTTCTTTTTCTTAACCTTGCCTCCACATTTCAATTGAGGTTTCTTTTTCTCGGAGACCTTGCCTCCATTAGCCATTTTCTTTTTCTTATTGCAAGCCATAACTTAATGTATTAATATTAACGATACAATATTAATGATTTTAATTAATAGATAAACAATACGCATTGAATAAGCTAAACTCACATCAAGTCAGACGGTATCTCTTACGCTAATGGCTTGGCGCAGGCCGATAGATGTGATTGTCCACAAAATTGGAGTGCCAACGTGGTAGACTACAGTGAAAGCGGAAGTTGTATTAACTTTACTGTGGAATACAGTAATCCGTGTAGTTCCAGCAAAACCATAACAGTGACAGGAGGAGCGGAAGCGAATACCCCCACGGGTATGGAGATGACCACTAGTACTACGGTTACGATAGGTACTGGTAGTGGATCTACTAGTGGTAGAATGTGTTTTCAAGCGGCCATAAGAACAGGAACGGCGCATGCGGCTTGTACCACAGGTGGACAATGCTGATAATGTATATACAATAAAAAGGAGAGGTTAGTTAGCCCCTCCTTTTTATTATATATCAGACTCTTAACATTGACCACCAGCTCTTCCACTTATATTGATAGAATTACATGGATATCCACGATCAAAAGATATCGTGGCCTTTTTAGTGCCTGATCCAGTAGGTATAGTCACTGTCGTACTCCCGATAGTAGTCCCTGAGCTTGAGGCTGTTACCGTCAAACTCTTCTGCGTAGTACATTCATTACTATACGTAATCTCGACCTCTACTCTTAGCGCTGAATTGCCCGAAGGAGCGCCACTGCAAGGATCACCATCGGCATAAGCGTTGGCTGACCAATTCTTCGTTGGCTCCACGCAATCACATCTATCGGCCTGCGCCAAGCCATTAGCGTAAGAGATACCATCGGATTGGAGGTTATTGTCGGCTATTCTGTTTGCCTCGTCCTTGGTACAAGCCTCATATTTACCAGCGATTTGCTTATAACTGATAGTCTTAGGAGTACAGTTGCTAGGACAGTTCGTAGCCTTGACATTCCCCCATCGGTCATCATTGCCAACCTTAGAAGGACATGTATTAGCATCAACAAGTATCTTAAGAGCGTCCTTAGTGCCAGAATAAGCTTCATAGGCGGCACTAGAAGCAGCTTGACTCGTGCTCCTGCAATATTCTCCGGCAGAAACAACCTTCATAGGGCTGCTAGGAGCGCACACGTCACCACATTCGCCCGAACATCCCTTACATACCTCATTGGTATAGATAGTGTAGTCATATGGATTACAACAATGCTCGCCACCATTCTGCCAATATCCCGCAGGATCGCACTCGCTAGAATAATGCTCCTCGCTATTACCATTATTACACCTACTATTATCCATATGGTATGTATTATCACATCCGCATCCACAAGATCTTGAATCGGACTCAACCAACTCATCTTGATCTGAGGCTGAAGAACAAGGATTGGTCTGATTCCTACTCCTACGATAATCGCATCCACTACAATAATAATTCCAATCATCATAAGATGGGGTATCATCGTCATCGGCGCAATCACCATTCTTGTTAGCGTAAGCCTGAGCGGCGGTCTTAGTCGCCGTATCATTCTTGAAAGCGTTTTGAACCTTGCTGTCGGCATCCGCCTGAGATACGGTAGATGTCAACGCTGACAATCCTAAGGCACTATAAGGAACGGATAGAGCGACACCATGTTTACATGTACCACAATTATCCTTATAGAACGTAGCGCTTCCAGTACCGGTCCACACACAAGTGCCATGCTGGTTAGCGTAATCCTGTCCTCTCTGGTCTAGGATCTGCTCTGCCTTGCTCCTGGCATCAGCCAAAGAAACCTTGCTGGTGATAGGCGTACCGCCGTTGGCTTGCGTAGAGGTCACCGTTATTCTCTGACCAACCCCGCTTCCGGCGCAATTGTTCTTATAGAAGTCACGGCTTGCCACGTAAGTCCAAGTACATCCACCGTTCTTATTGGCGTAGTTCTGTCCATCGGCTCCACGAACAGCATTCTCGGCCTTCTTATTAGCGTCAGCCAAAGATATGTTGGAGGTATACGGATGTCCCGGCAGCCTGTCGCTACTTACGGATACCATGTCGCCTACGCCGCCATCAGCGCAATTGTTCTTCTGAACCTGACCGGTATAGCTTCCTGTCCAAGTACAAGTGCCCTTCGAGTTGGCCACGGCCTGACCCTGAGAGTTCACGGCGGCCAATGCCTTGGCGTTAGCGTCAGCTTGGGATACACATGACTTAAACTTACCATCAGAGCTAGGACTTGGATCCGTAACATCATTCTGAGTTACGGTAACAGAGCTTCCAACTCCACCATCCGCACATTGACGGGTAAAGGCCTTGGATGCCGTACCAAACCAGAAACATGTATTATTACCACCAGCTATATACCGCTCTTGATTATCAGGATCAGTATAACAGGTATTGGTGTTACGTTGATGTAACTGAGAGATACAGTCCTTACATACAGTCTCTATAGTCTCCCATACCGGTTGCTCGGTCTTCGTATGGCACGTATCATCGTAGTTCTTGTTGACGAACGCCTGACCCATTCTGTCGATATAGGCCTTAGCCAAAGCGTCTGCCTCTTCCTGAGAACGGGTTGAGGTGAAGAACTGACCCATAAGATCCGGGGTTACGGTAATAGGATCAGCGTACTGACAAGTAGGACATTTAGGAGTGAACTCCTTGCTATAATTACCTACATATATCTTCAGCTCATCACAAGTACCACGATCATTGGCTATAGCCTGACCTTGCGCCTTGACAGCGGCCTTGGCAAGCTCATCGGCGGCGAACTGGCTCTCATAAGAATAGAACGGACCACCAGTGACATCAGCCTCCGTAACGTTAACAGATGAAGGTATCAATCCGGATGGACAATTATTCTTCTCGAACACCTCACTATAATGACCGGTGTACTTAGGAGCCTCATGGCAAGTACCACGCTCATCGGCAACCCTCTGTCCTTGATTCATGACAGCGGCCATAGCCACCAAGTTAGCCTCATCCTGCGATACGCAAGACTGGAACGGATGACCATCGACCATATCCTGTGTCACGGTGAACGGATCTCCTATCTGATTAGCTCCACAATTGCTCTTAGTGAACTCGAAGCTAGCCCTACCGGTATACATAGTAGCGTCAGAACAAGTACCCCTGGTGTTAGCCAAAGCCTGTCCTTGAGCCTGTACGGCGGTCATAGCCATAGCGTCAGCGGCGGTCTGGGAGTCGTTAGACTGGAATGGGTGTCCTTCTACCATATCTTGGGAGATCGTCACCTTAGATCCGATCTTACACTCACCACAGTTGTTTCTCGTGAACTCCAAGGAAGCACGGCCGGTGTACGTACAAAGGGCGTGGATATTGGCAAGGGCCTGTCCTTGGGCGTCAACGGCGGCCTTGGCCTTATTATTGGCATCCTCCTGAGATACGGTAGACGTGAACGGATAACCGTCAACCATCCTATCATTTACCGTATAAGTACCACCAGTGCCAGTACCACAATTGTTACGGGTAAACGTACGTGTATAAGTACCGGTATATACAGGCACCTTCTCGCACTTACCTTTCACGTTAGCCACATCCTGACCTTGAGCCTCGACGGCGGCCTTAGCCTTATTGTTGGCGTCTTCCTGAGATACGGTAGACCTGAAATCCCCTGTCACCATAGTCTCATCCACGGTAACCTTGGTTCCGTACTGAGTCTTATCGCAATTGTTTCTGGTAAATTCCTTGCTATACTTACCGTAGTAGATCGTCTTCTCCTTACACTCACCTTCTAGGTTGGCTTGTTGCTGGGCGTTAGCCTCAAGATCAGCCTTAGCCTTATCATCAGCGTCCTTCTGGGAGATAATAGAGAAGTACTTACCAGCGGAAACGACATAAGTATAAGGTTGACCGATATGGAACTCATCACAATTATTTCTCGTGACTGTCTTCTCCATCCTTACGTTATAGTATACGTTAGTCTGACAGTCGCCACGCTCGTTGGTGATAGCCTGACCTTGCGCCTCGACAGCGTCCTGCGCCAGCTTGTTGGCGGCATCCTGCGATACCGTAGAAGTGAACGGATATCCAGAACACATCTTCTCGTCCACAGTGAAGTCAACAGGAGTAGAACCCTCAGGGCAGTTGGTTCTCTGGAATACCTTGGAGTACGATCCGGTAAATACCGGTATCTTCTCACAGTTACCCTTGATATTCGCTATATCCTGACCTTGAGCCTCGACAGCAGCCCTTGCTAGGCTATTAGCGTCTTCCTGAGACACGATGGATCTGAAGTCTCCCGTAACCATCGTCTCGTTAACAACCACATCCGTACCGTATTGGGTGGAATCACAATTGTTACGGGTAAAGGTCTTGCTAAACTTACCATAATAGATATTCTCCTTAGGCTTACACTCACCCTCCAAATTGGCTTGTTGTTGACCGTTCTTCTCAATATCCTCAATAGCCTTCCTATCGGCGTCCTCCTGAGAGATGGAAGATACGTACTTTCCCTCAGGAATGATATAAACATATTCCTGACCGTCACTGAACTTATCGCAATTATTACGTATAAACGTCTTTCTCTGCTCCTCGTTATACCAGATATCAGTTATACACTCACCATGCTCGTTGGCGTATTTCTGACCGTTCAGGGCTATATCCTCCATAGCCTTGGCGTCTGCGTCCTCCTGCGAGATAAACGACTTGTAAGTCCTTTCCTCGACCGTGTACAACACCACCGATCCATGCTGGTTAGCCAAACAATCGTCCTTGGTAAACGGCTGGACCATCTTGATATTATAATAAACGGGCTTGGCGTCCTGAGCTATCATATACTCCTTGACAATATTACCGTCCTTTGACGTTATACGGAACTTAGCCGTACAGATCTGACCGGTATAATTAGCCTTGTATACGATATTAAGCTTATTATCGCCTACCCCATGGCTCTTGTCGTTAATGGCAAAGCAATTACCCTCGACACAATTCTTATCTATTTCCCTTGCCATATTATCCTTCAGTTATTCTCCATGAAACATCATCTCCGGCCTCTACCCTCACGATTTGGGTATCACCATCCTTATTAAGCGTCAACCTTTGCGGATCCACGTTGAAAGGTGGTTCCGGTTCCGGCTCACTACCATCACCGCAAGTGCAACATACCAGCTCGATATCATACTCGGTATTGGACTTGATATCGATGACAACCTGACCGTTCTCGCTAGTCACGTTATCGAAGTCATGATCAAGTATGATATAAGGTATATCATTAGGCTGTTGATTGATATTAACAACCTTACCGTTCAAGACAAACATCTCATGATGCTGTTCGTTATCCATATTCTTAGGCATAGCTATGACAAAGCTAGCCTCATACAAATCAGTGGCTCCGGGATCCTCAGGATCGGCATACACTATATATCTGCTATCCTCTTCCGGAACCTTCATGGATAAGCCATTCACGTTCATGGAGACTATATAAGACTTGCTCACCGAGCCACCAAGGGTAAGACAGGAGGCCTTGACCGAGGCGGAGTTAAGCTTGGCGTTGATGACCGCCGTCCCGCCCTCCATATCGAACATGATATTGGTCGGATCCACGCTTACCCGCTCCATGCCCTTCTGGGTTATGGTAGCGAGCTTCGTAACCTTGCCTTTCTCGACCGCTACGTAAGTCTCCCTAGGCAACCTACCCATCCATCCCGGCTCTACCTTAATAGCCACCTTGTCGGGGCCGGTACCGGAAATCTTGTCGTAGGACACCCATGAGGAGCCTTGCTCGATCTTGGCAAGAATATCTTTTAAATTACTAGCCATATCAATCCGCTTGCGTTATAGTCCATTTATCACTCTTGCCGACAATAATCTCAAGGATCTTCTCTCCACCCTCAGGAGGATACTCGAAGTTAGTAGGCTTAATCTCAAATACGCTGGCGCCTCCACAACCAAGATCACAGATCATATCCGGCAACCATCCCTCCTCAAAAAACCGTTCTATAAGCTCCCTGACAGCCTCTGAAAAAGAATCAAGCTCTAACCTGTCTACGGGGAGAGATCCCTTCTTGAGGGTCTCACCACATACCCAGCCGTCACAATCGGAAGCCAAGACCGTATCGTACACTCTCTTAGCCATAACAAGAAGTATTTAAAATATTACTATTCAATGTAGTATATACGATATTAACATCAGTGAACTCATCACCCATGCAATATTTCTTCTTAAACTTAACGGACCTACCAGAAACGACATATCCGTCATTAGGGACGATAGTACCACAATAGGTAACGCTGAGCACATTCAACGGCTCGTATCTTAACCTGACAGCCTGAACACCCTTGAACGAGTCACGTTGGATGGATGCCGTGGCACCAGATACGGCAACCAGCTTCCTTACCAGAGACTCGATTACGCTATTCATGCTATCACCGTTCCTGATATCTGCCTCAGGGAACGACTGACCGTCATATATGATCTGGGAACTGTAGATACTACACTCGTCCCCAGGTCTATATTCCGGCTTACATGGATTACAATTATTTCTCATATCAAATCAATTTGTTGATCATTCTTCTTAATTCAAGTATCTCAGCATCCCTATCCCGTATAGCCTTTATCATAGCGTTAAGGGTATCGGACATATCGCAATTAGGGGATAATCCCAATGATTCCACACGTACCTTATCACCGGGGTAAATACAATCGGTACTCATGTACGTAGAGCACGGTACTTTCGTGTCGTCTATAGTAGGCCTATATTGTTTTTTGTTGCAACCGTTCATCACCAAACCTCCTCTTCAGTTCCGCTATCCCCGCCGCTACCACCGGCGTTGACAAGCTCGTTTATAATCTTCTTCAAATCCAGAACCTCACGATGGTATAAATCTATCCGCTTATCCCTAGACGCTATAATACGCCTCAATGAGTCTATAACGACAGAAATGTCATTACCTTTCTCTATACCATCCGCCACCAACTCATCGCCTGAGTATAAGACACATTTATCATACAAGGTTATAGGACATCCATAACCAACACAAGGTTCGTCCTGACAATCCCAATCGCAAGGATCACAAGGATCATCATAACATTTGTTAAGAAACTTATCTATCTTAACGCCATGACAACACTCTTCGGGACGTTCCCGTGAATGATCATGACAACAACCACCTGAATTACGCATATGAATAATATTAATGTTTTTAGCAAAGATACTTATTTGGTTTGATTATAGGACAACAAGACGTATGAAACAATAAGAGGTAGAGACCATAAGCCCCTACCTCCAAAACACTAATCTAACATTATGGAAAACACAAACGCATTCTTACCAATAACACTGATCCTCTTGATCGATATTCTCGATCCATTTCTCGCACTCAAGATTAAGATCAGCGTACTCCTGTCCCTCTACCATCAAGACCTCACGAGCCTTGGCGTTGGCATCCTCAACCGATATCCATGACCTAAACCTGTTGGCTTTGATAGAGTAATATACTTTACCGGACTTATATCCGAACGGACATACCTTTTCAAACCAATCACCGATCTTCGTATTATAGAATACAGGTGAACAACTACCCTCGGCGTTAGCCTTCTCCTGACCTTCTTTCATAAACTTCCTATAAGCTAACGTATCGGCGTCTATCTGGGATATATCGGATATGACGGCTCCGGCTGGTAATTCATATACAATACCTCCCTTGCCTGATGTGCCAGCCTCACAATCGTTCTTGTAAAACAAGCCACGAAAAGGCTGTGAGGCCCAGTCCTCGCAGCAAGCCCCGACGGAGTTGGCCTCCCCCTGCCCGATCCGTCCAAGCTCCACCCTGGCCTTATCATTGGCATCTTTCTTGGATACGTAAGAGACAAACCTACCTTCCTCTATACATACCTGCTCCTTGGATCCCTTACCGCTTACGCAATTATTCTTGATAAACTCATCGCATACCTGATCATTATACCATACAGCCGGTATTATGTCGGCATATGTATTGGCGTAGTCCTGACCGTTGGCTTTGATATCATCCTCAGCCTTACTGTCAGCTTCCTCCTGCGTATCGCCAAAATAGACGTTGGCCGGGACCCGGTAGTCAACAGAGCCGCCCACGTACCCGGCAGGCGGGTTGTTTCTGGTGAACGTCCGAACTATTTCTTTGTTACCGTATATCATTGTGATTCACTTTGTCGCAAATATAGATATTTTACCGATATGAGACACATAACCGTAAATGCAAATATGCAGTTACCTGATTATCAGTTTTTGGGCAAAAATGGAATTAATTATTCCAATGACTAAATGACTCCGATCCGGCAAAAACGCCATAATCCCTGAACATGCCTCCACATAATATGAAATCACTTTTCTTGCTACCATTTATAGATGACAATATGTATTTATATCCCTTGCCTGTTATGTAAATAGTCCTCGCATATATAACCTTACCAGATTCGGTGCATATATTCTTATCACGATAATGAGCAAACCCTTTCCTTACAGCATTAGCCGTAATCTCCCAATCTCCATTAACCTTGATCCTTTTAACTATTATCTTTATCTTAACAAGAAAATCACGAAGACATTTATCACTTATAATTATATCATTCTGTTCAAGTTTCTTAGCTAAATCCCTTATCAATAAATCCGACTCACCGGACATGATAAACGACTCTGAAAATTCTATATCCTCTTTCTTCGACTCAAGGACCTTAGCCACCTCCTCGGCTTTAGCCTTCTCCTCTAACGCCAGCTTCTCTGCGGCTACCCTGCCACGATACTCCTTAGCCCAAGCCTCGGCAGCCTCTGCGGGATCAGTAAAATTAGGCAGCTTGATCAAAGAAGAATACGACCCCGTCTCTCTTATAGAAGGAAGAACTTCTTTTGTAACCCATCTCTTAAACGATCTAGCGGATTTGATCTTAGATTGCAAAATCAACGAATACACACCGGATTCATTGATTAAGCGTATTTCTCTAACTGCCTGATTTAGAAGACTCCTCCCAAATTGGATACTTGATTTACAGCTACTTGACAAAATGATAACATCCTCCTCATCAACCGCATTTCTAACCGCATCGGTAGGCTTTAAATAACCTAGGCATTTAGCCACATCCGTACCGACAAACCATGGAGCACCTTTTTCATCCAACACTATTCTTACATTCCCAAATTCATTACTCTCAAAAATCTTTATATCTTCCATAGCAAAAAAATGCCCGAACAGCAGAACATAGCATCTCACCTCTACGAACCGCCGAACGGGTCAATATCTTTCAAACTTAAACGACCTTTAGTGAGATGCCGTCGTTTATGTTTCAATGCAAATATATTACGAAATATATAAACAACAAAATATTTAACAATATTTCATAAATATATATCTATGCCACTGATTATCACCAATACCGATTTTTCTCCATTGGCTCGTTACCTATTACAAATCTTATCCTCCAAAGCATAAAGAATTTTCGCTACTGTCTTATCACCACTTACCTTCACGCAAGACTCACCAAGATCCCGGACATCTATAGCCTCCCTGATACGGGTAAGCTCGTCATATATCTCCTCTATCACATCAGAGATCATAACACACTCATCAGAGTCCTTATGCTTTGACCACTCTGGTAGATCACCCTCATAAGGTACGCAAGTGGACGGAGTTATATGTAAACAACTGTATTTTTTCATGCCAGTAACTTATTAACACGTTCCTTTAACGATCTCACCTCATCCGGACATAACCCGCAATCATTATCACATAATGACCTTTGCAGACGAATTATCCTACCCCAATAGGATATATCGGGCTTGTCACCGATCCTATACCTATGGTATCTCATATATCTACCCCATTGGCAGGACAGCCATTCGTCTACGGACTTACATAAATCCGTCCTATCAAGGTTTGATATGCTCTGCGCGCCCATTCAGAATCTCCTTTCTCATTTCTTGTACCTCCTCGTCAGGCGGGCATCCATACGGCAGGTTCTTGATCCACTCACGGATCTTTTTCTGCATATTAAGATAAGATACACCAACGCCATCACCCTTAGTACGAACTTGCTTATATATACTAACCACGTCACGCTCCATGGTCTGCAACGGATCTTGCATAACCATACAACCAGCGGTGCTCCTAGAAGCGTACTCCATATCGCTAACAGCGGTAGAAGAAGAATGATTCATCATACTTCTCTCAATCCTTTCTCTCTCGGCCCTTAACGCCTTTTCCTTACAAGTATTACAACCCACGACTAAATATTTTTATGTTTAACAATCCACGCAATTGGTAGTCATCTCAAGAAGCTCTCCGACACGATCAATAATCTCATGGGCGGCCCTTATGTTATCCAACCTGACATTCGCCTCGGCTACAACCATAAGTGTCTCCATCTCCTGTATCTTGTCTATAAGACCCTTATCCTTGTCCTCGCATAAGACATCAGTCTTGATCCATAGCCGGTCGAGACGTCTGCGTATAAGATCCGTCTTAAGATACTTGCGACTGAAATTGTAAGTGGAAGGGCTACCTATGATCTTAATATCATATATACCGTCTGGAAGATCAAGATACTTGATATTACAATCATCGTAATTAAAACAATTGAGACCTAGTGTTAGGCTGGTAAAGGTATTGACCTGATTCTTGCCAAGAAACAACGTAACGGGGTCGGACATGCCCGGCGTAGTGATCTCGATGATCGCCTTCCTGTCCTCCAGCAGCCCCCACTCGGACTCATCCAGTACCTGCAATACCTTTGGATCACGTGTCTCTAGCACCTGAAATGACAGCCGAATATCATTCATATTAACCTTCTTATCGTACCGGCACAAGCTATCATCATAACGGGCTTGCATATCAAGATCCGGTACATCGGTATAATATGTCTTGACCTCATGCCCGTTGATAAATACCGATGTTATCTGGCAAACATGAGACCTAGCGACATCAAAAAACACCATCCTTACATTACCCTCATAATCAACGCCCGATGTCGGGTATGTCAATATCTGGGTATTATACTCACCATCGTTACGTCTAGCCACGACAGTAATAACGATAGGTTTCTCTATATCGTAATCATCCATGATAATCCTAGCGGCGAACTTATCATGAATTATCTTCGGTATGATATTGATCTGATTCATTCGTATTTCTTTTTCACAAAGATAACTATAAAGACGAATCTTAAAAAATAGATTCAAAAAATAGTACCACATGAATATATTATCAAAAAGAATGTATACATTTGCGCCATGGTCGGTTGGATGAGTGGTTTAGTCGGTGGTCTGCAAAACCATATACCTCGGTTCGAATCCGGGACTGACCTCATATTTGCAATTCTTTTCTGGGGTGATAACCAATAGGTGTATGGGGTTTCTTGTACACCTATTATTTTATCAATCCGAATCTTTTCAACAACACGAATAATACAACCAATATACCTAAGATCGACATAAAGATAATAGCCATCGGCCACCTTGATTCCTCCTTATCGTCTATATCCTTATGCTTGATGTCTGTCTTCTTATCAATATCCTCAATACTGGTGATCGTCTTATCAACGCCAAGGGAATCGGTCGTCACCGTGCTATCCCGCCGGCCGATGACGATATGAGCGTCCGTCTGGGAGGACACGGGTCGCTCCCCAGTGGATGGATCCACCTCCTTCGTAGTATCGAATTTCCTCTCAGTTATGACAATATTAGCATTAAGATCAGATGTCCTGATCTCCACGATCTTCCGGTCCATGACCTCATCTATCATCGTCTCTATCCTGCTTATCAAACGATTATCTATAGACGTGTCGCTAACCTGCCTCCTGCTTCCACAAGAGGACAGGAATAGCGACAGACCTAAACAAAAAACAGCCTTAAGACTTATCCTTAACCTTATCATCAGCAATCTTCTTTATATCGTCAAACATCTCGTCAGGTATGTTTTTAGAGAAGCCAAACATCTTGAATACGTTTATTCTCTTGAATACAGCCTTGAACACCTTCACCAAATAAGCGTCAGCGAAAGCATCCCCTATCGTATTCAAGAAAAGCATCACATATCCAACAAGGGCTATATACACCCCATATTTGGTTACGGTAAGTATCATGCTAGCCTCCTCCTCGATCGGGTATAACGTCTTATATATAACACATAATGTCATTACTATAAAACAGGACAAAGCGAACTCCTTAAGAATATCAGTGAACCTGACCTCCCTAAGCCATCTCTTGAAACTAAACCTCCTCCTACGGCTTCTACGGAGCTTCCAGCCCCTTACGCTTTGCGCTAACCTAGCCAAAAAATTCGCTATTAATACTATAAGTAATACGGTCAATAAATGATGCACTGGCTGGAAGTAAGCCCAGCAAGAGGCACCATACGCAAGCGCTATATTCCATAAAGCCCCCACTCGCTCTATCATGTCTTTGTCTTTCATTTTATACCCTATACGCAAAGTTAACCACTATACCGTTAAGTACCTAAAACACCACGGCGTGTATACCGTTCCTCGTATCAAGGCTGTCAAAATGCAACCAACCCACCTTCCCTTCAAGCCGGAAATGATATGGTAACATATCTTGATGATCCAAGATCAAGCCTCTAGCCTGTTCCGCCGTCATCGACTTGATATCAAAATCACCAGCCTTACCCAACACATGAGCGGATAGATAAACATCTTTCTTATCCTTAACTATCTGGCAGATGTTGCATCTAAGACCACGTTGGGAAAACTGCCCCTGCTTGTCCCAATTATTACAATACATAGGCTGTTTAATTATATCCCTCCGTAATATAAGAAGATTATGGAGAAACGCTGTATCAAGAAACTGCCACGATCTGTCCTTCCACTTATTGTACGTATGAGGACATACCAATTCTACTATATCAAAATACAATCCAAGTTCTTTTATGATATCATTTCTATCCATATTAAGCCGGTTTTATCGTCCATCTCTGGGCGTAGTTATTTTTTAGCACATATATCTTCTCCATAGGTGTAGCGGGAGACCCGTTGGACGAGCCTTTCACGAATCCCTCTGGGGCCTGCTCCGTGCCGGAAGGACGCTGGTTTTCGGTTGGATAAGCAGCAGCATACATGCTTACCGAAAGACTATAGAACTGGTTCCTCTTCCCATCCTTAGCCACGGATGTCATAGTAATCTGATCCCATCCTACAACAAGGTCGTAGAAAGAGTTCACGAAATCATCTGATCTTTTTTGGCTATGAGTGGATGCATTCACGTCAAACCATGCAATAGCCCTCATCTCATAAATATAATCCGGAAGCTTATCCATTCTAAGACTATTGCTATGAGCTGCAACGAAACCAGTAAGATGTTCCAATCCCCTTCCAGACATATTATCATCATTCCAACCCGTCCTCCTTTCTCCACTTACCCAGTCATCTAAAAAATAGAAATCAGCAATGTTAGGATTTATCTTATCTACCTCGAAAAAAGGAAGGGTATTTATATCAAAATAATTCCACATATCAGAAGGTCCAGGATGTATTCTCAACGAAGTTAATTTAGGAAGATCATTAAACTCCTTTATATACCTATCCAAATAACATGAAGACAATTCAAGGGTTTGAATATTTTTCATATTCTTTATATTCCTTATCCCGCTAGATTCTATATCCCTAAGATCAAGCATATTAAACATATTTAAATAATATACCTCTGTCTTACTGGTTATAGCCTCAGGAATTACGGTCATTCTTTGCCCTATATTTTGAAGATCGATATAAATTAACTTTTTGGATCTTGACAACTTGTCTACAGGTATACCGTCATTAACATACAGCGTATGGGATACGACCAAAAACTCAAGTCCTGGCATATCCACAATCGGGAAAGATGTCATCTTGCAAATTTGGATACTGGCATAATAAATATCACAAGTAAAATCTATCGACACAGCCCGTTGCACGTCCCTCCTCCCATCAGCGTAAGCATGATTATCTATAGGTACGTATTGCGATCCATCCTCCTTCCTGAACCACCACGTAGTATTGGGATTTTTCTTATGTTGTATCGCTAAAGAACGGAATATAATACGATAATTATCCCGCCCTTGAACCTTGGTCATAGGAAACTGCTCCTTTATTCCATCCCCCCAATCCACATTAGCCATACCGGGCTTTCTGGATCTAAACTCAACAAACGTATTAAAAGGATTACTAACGACAGGATCAGGTACATAATTATAATCATCGGTATAATAATTTCTAAGTGCCCTATCCCATGTGGTGAACCACACGAACTTGTTGGATGATGCCTCATATTTATATAATGTCTTAGCCATTACCTATCTTGTTAAAATATTCTACAATAACATTCCTGTCCAATCCCATAGAATCACATAAACACTCCCCTTCTGGTTGACCCCCAAACGATAATACCTTATCCGTATCATGAGCTAAAACATCTCCATTGCCTACAAAGGTACGCCCATCGTCAAATACGATAAGCTTATATGGCTTATACGACCTCGTGTCAATATCAGAAGACCGTGTTAACCTTAACACCGAAGCCTCTGGTGCCATACTAAACCTCCATCCATAATTATTCATAAGCACATAAACCATCTCCATAGGAGTCGACGGAGAGCCATTAGACTGACCCTTTATAAAACCAGAGGGAGCCTGTAATACGCCACTAGGTCTTTTATCATCAGGATTGGCAGCCAAATACATACTTAGATACAATCCATAAAACTGATTCCTTTTGCCATCGGAAGCGGAGGAGGACATAGTGAGATAATCAAACCCCATCACCTTCTCATATAATGTTGATATAAACGTATCACATCGACTTTGGGTTGACAAGCTGCGATGCATATAAAAGCTATTCATAGACCTCATCTCATATATATAATCCGGTAGATTACTTACATCTATATTACTATAGCCATATGAGGCGGTAAGGCTAGTGATATTTTCCAGCCCCTTGCCGATCATATACGGATGCCAGCTCACGACAGCCCCATACCATCTATTTATATGGTCGAAGGTCCTTAAGCTAGGATTTATCTTATCCACCTCATCCATAGCCGGGCATGTATTAGGGTCAAACGATGGCATAGCCACTCCCGGGGATATATATAATTCTCTTAGCTTGCTAAAAGACAGCCATTCCCTTGGATATACCCTAACCCTGCAACCTGCCAAAGCTAATGTTATAAGATTAGGCCACATAGAGGGGAATTTCCTTATATTAGAAGACTCCGTATCATTAAAATCAGCCGTTCGATTTAAATTAATGCCTTTTAACTTAGTCAACCTATCCCAATCGTCTGGTATGGATGTCAATGTCCCTACACCTAATTCGTTAAGTGTTATATACTCTATATTTACCGATCTACGTATCCTATCTTTAGGAATATCGGTTATATTCCCATCGCCGGTAATGGATAAAGTTAAGTTGATAATACTTGGGGCGTCTAATATCGGGAATCCTACCATCATTATCCTTTCTGTTTGAACGTATGTAATATCATTCGTAAAAGTCATGGTAATGACCCGCTCTTTATCTAGCCCATCAGCGTAAGCATGATTAGGCGCAGGGATATACTCACTCCCATCTTCCTTATAAAACCACCATGGATGGCTATCCGGATTCTTACGATAACTTATATCCCTTCTCCTGAACATCAACCTATATCGCCCGTATATGGATTCGCTCCTATCCTTCACGAAAGGGAATTGCTCTTTATTCCCGTCACCCCAATCGACCTCACACATTCCTGGGGTCTTGGAATAAAACTGTATACTTTCATTGTAATTATTAACATCCAATATAGGATCAGGAACATCATCAGTAGTATCATTCCTGTTAACGCCCCTAAAAGCGTATTTACCCTTAGTAAAAAATGTTATAGAGCCTTTATTCGTATCCTTACATATCAGCCTCATACCTCTCCCTCCTCTATTCTCCTGAAATACTCGACAACCGGTGAACTGTCCAATCCCAGATCGTTACAGATATCTATAGCCTCGTATTTGTCAGCGAAATTATACTTACTCATATTATCATCCAATACATCTCCGCCGAACACGGATACATGGCCGTCCTTTACGCCAAGGACGAAAGGGGTGATCCTAGCCTTCCCAGCCCGCCTTGCCCTCGTAAGGGCGGCCTTAGAAGCCGGGGCAGGGGCCAAGACCCATGTCTGCCCGTAGTTATTGGTAAGCACATACACCTTCTCCATAGGCGTCGTAGGATTACCGTTGCTAACACCCTTAACAAACCCCTCAGGGGCTTGATAAACGCCAGATGGTCTCTTGTTGGTAGGAACTGCGGAAGTATATAAATCTAAGGTAAGTTTATAAAACTGATTTCTGTTACCGTCAGAAGCCGTCTGTGACATCGTTATATAACTCCACGACATTATCTTATCATAAAATGTATTTACGAATGTATCAGCCCTCTCCTGCGTATTTATAAATGTACCACCATCACGCAAAGTCCATATCCTAAATTCCCTTACCTCATACAACCAATCTGGGAGATCGTCTACCGGTACCGTGCCTGAATTACAATACGCGCCCTGAATCTTATTCAACTTACCTTCTACTAGATCTTGTTTCCATGAGCTACCACTACCCATAAAAGTAACGCCTGTCTTATCATCTCCAACCTTATCCACCTCATCAAATACAGGTATATTATTCCGATTGCTTATAATGCTTATACCTTTTGCTGGAATAGAATTAAAAGCCGGATCATAAGAAGGGATGTTACACCAGTTGAAGTTAAATTCAGTAAGATTCTTCCATTCAGAGAATCTTCTCCAATTAGAATCAGGATTATCAGCGAAATTAAAAACGAAATTACACCCAAAATACTTCAATCTTTTCATTTTTAAAAACCCCTCCGGCCAATTATCCCAAACACCAGGGTGAGAAAAAGATCCCATCTGTATATTACGAAGATTAACGCTCTTGCTTATCCTGTCATATGGGATATCTCCATTTTTTAAAACGGACCTGACCATAGCCAAATAAGTTATATTAGGTAGATTAACTACAGGAAACTCATGGAGGACAATACCCTCCATATTGAACTCCCCATCGATTACGTTAGAGAACCTCATCGTAACCTCCCTACGCCTGATATCGCTATACTTATGTGGAGGAACCGGTATATACTGAGATCCATCCTCCTTCCTATACCACCATGTAGTATCGTCAGGATTCTTTTTGTACTCAATATCTAAAGACCTAAATACTATCCTATAACTACCGTCAGATATCTTGACCAAAGGGTATTGATCCTTTGTCCCGTCACCCCAATCGACGTCCACGAATCCTGGATTGTTTGCCGAGAACCTGAGATTACGATTAAAAGCATCATAATCTACTATCGGATCAGGCACATAATCAGCATCCTTCCCATTATAACAAGGGAACCTATCCTCGTTAACATAAAACGTCACCGAGGACAGGACCGTATCATATCCTACTAAAAATCCCATATCAACTAATTGAGGTTATATCATAAGACACCCATTCCTTGTATCCGTTAACCATCTCATATACCTTGTTGATGGTCTTGCATACGACAGCGAATCCGATATCCACGTTAGGGAACTTCTCGTTAAGCTCATCTATTGTAAGCTCCTTGGTTATGCTCTCATCCCACTTCCTCATCTCCTTTACCTCCATAAGGATCGGTTTTCCGGTTACGCCTACGCTCATGACCCACTCACCCTCACGATTGGCATCCGCCAGATCTGGGAAGATAGTAACGCCAAACAACTCCGTGAGCACGAACTCATCGCCGTTCCGGGTAAACGACACCGCCGCTCCGGGGGTCAAGACTACCTCGTTCACCGCCAGCATACTCACCAGCTTCTTGGCTCCCCCTGATACGGTCCCATTCAACACGACAGTCACGTTACCCGTAGCGCTATTAACGAACTTGATCTCATCCTTATCGCTATTTATAGCCTGTAACCTAGACCCAGATACGATATTTACAATCTCATAATTCTTGTCGTAAGTGCTCTGTAGCGTCACATTACCGTATTTAGTATCGATAAGGGTAATCCACTTAGCCTTACCACCTACTATCTCAACAAGCTTATAAAACACGTCATTGCCGTCAGCGTCAACCCATCTAGCTATAGCACCCGGAGCGAAATTAGTCACCTCCCGATCTTGAGCATAACTTATAGTGCTTTCCGTAGGCTTGTTAGCCAAAGTAACGTAAAGACATTGCTCTACATCGGCCTCCATCTTAACTATCCCAGCACCATCGTAATAATAATCAGGTACGTTCTTCTCTCGTATCAACAAGATGGTACCTTCCTTAAGCTTATCGGCGTTAGTTGGATCATCCACGAAAGACTTCATCTGGATATAAGTATCGAAGATAATAGACGTACTCTTATCCTCTATCTTCTGATTGATATCATTGACAATATTATTAATCTCGTCTTTCGTATAATAAGGAGATAAATCAACCTTCGGGCCTTCCTGCTCTAAAGCCTGAGTTCCATCCCACCAATAATCAGGTACCTTCTGCTCCCTGATCCAGAAGCTGTCTCCCACACGGAGCTTAGCCGTGTTCTCCGGAACCGCCAGCCACTCATTCATGGCATCGACCGTATCAAAGATATACGCCGTGTTCTTGCCCTCAGCTATACGTCTTACGACAGCCAACTCGCTCTCGACATCGCTAAGTCTTTCCTTTATATTATTGATCTCTCGCTCTAACTTATCATAATTATCCTCCTGATCTATAGCGTCACCGATGGACATATAAACCTCGTTAGTGAGCTTATTGTAGGTAACACGAGCCACCTTCTCGTAGGATGTCTTATACGTAGATGAGCCTTTGCTGGTATGACAAACAAAATCATACGTATTTTGATACACCACAGATCCACCGGTATTGATGAAATTATATCCATCTTGGCTCATCATACCTCCCTTGTGTCCAACAAGTTCAAAAGAACATTTACCCGTACCTTTAGATCCAAACCATGTAGCGTAGGCCATAAAATACGTCTCTTCAGGTAGGATATCATAATACTTAGCCCTTAAATCCTTCACCGACATCCAAACACATTCCTTACCAGACCCGGTATTATCACCACCCCATTTAAGGACTTCTCTAACAGAACTATCTCCATTTCCGGGACCAGACCAACCTACAGCAAGATTATCTATGGTGGGAACATTAGAATTAAGGGCTTCCGTCATAGTATCCAAATCCCTTCCAGAGCTTGATTCCCATAAATACCTAAAGGTCACAAAATCGACATCTCCAATCTTAACACCTCCAGTATTACTAGGATATGTTTTTGTGACTAACTCATAATACCATTTACCGTCACGGAAAGTAACCCTTATCCTCTCTACTTGCTTAGGGGATATAGAGACATATGATCCTCCAACGGAGATATTATCGCTATCAACCGCACGGGAAGTCCCATCCTTTGGATCCTCAGGATCCACGGGGGTGTAGATCGTGGCCTGCTTATCTCCGGTGTTGATAATAACTATATAATAGCTATCCCCGTCAAGACCCTCGTCATGAGCCATGGTGACAAAACCTTGCTCGCTATCCGGTCTCCATTCAACGACAACCATATGCTTGTCCATAGGTATACCGGAAACGCTGTTAACGTAGTTGGTTGAAGACATGAAAATAGCATGGTCATCATAAGCCTCATCTACACGTTGATGTTTAGTGGCCAGACCATCAAGACGAGATATTTCTATGGGGTCGGAAACCTCGACCCCGTTATAATCATACCACTTATATCCTATCATCGTATTCTCACGACGATATTTCCTTTTTCTTATGACCTGACCTCCAGCTAAGGCGTCAATCATAAAATAATCATTACATACTTTAACCATAGCCATTCAGATTAACAGGTTTGACATAAACAAGCCACTATAGTAGCGCCAACAGGAATGGAGGTCAGTGTCGTACCTACCGGGTAGGTAGGAGAGGATGACTCCATCACCGTTAACGACGTCCGCTCAACGACCATATCGTTATCCACCAACCGACTTCCCTCCACATAGAACCGGCCATCGGCTACCTCATAGCACTCTCGCACCGGAACCATATGTCTTTGGCTTTTATCAGCGTAATCGCATATCGTGACCTTAGCCCCATCAGGAATAGAAGACAACTCATCTCCAACACCGTAATCCGGATGATCTGAATATACCACATAAAGCTTGGACTTAATATCCTGCAATGCAGGATTGACCGTCCTAAAGCCCTTTAGATGGATCTTATGCCCCCCGATCTCATAACAATCATCTACATCCATGATATTGAGATCACAGCTAATAACGGTCCATCCGTCTATAACAGATTGCGTAGGTGTAGTATTTAATCTATATGCTGGATCAGTAGACTCTACGATCTTATAATCAAATGTCTTGAGATCAAGATTACCGTTAAGAGACTCTTGCCTCCGGATCTTTACCGTACCATTGCCGGTATCATAACAGGTCTCGGTAGTATCTATAAGCCGATCCATGTAATCCGGCTCCTCGCATTCGATACGAGTAAAATTAGATGGCAAAGAGATATATTGAGTACCAATCTTGATATCATTATCCGTAGAACTCAATACATGATGATTATACGACCTAATATGATTTAAAGGGTTGATAACGTAAGTGGATTTAATTCTTACCGATCCTCCTGGAGTCGAGTAACATTCTATCGCACTTCTGACAATACGATCATCCAACCTTTCTATGGCACACCTTTCACGGATAAAAACCGATGGGATGCTATTCATCCTATCCCCTAGACCATATCCGTTATCAGACGAGTCCACAATCTCCCAGAACTGGTTTCTTTTCCCAAGATCACCATCATAAGACACCACATGTCTCATACGTATGCTCCCGTTTGATGTCCTATAACATTCCTCGATATCAATAGGCATTCTGTCTTCCATATCCGTGAAATCACAAGACACCAAAGACCATCCGGTAGGCAGGGTGGATATCCGCTGTCCCGGGGTGAAACCGCCGTTATCCGAATCCAGTACCTCGTAGCGGACGTGGCGCTCGTTTGCCTTGGCATCATAAGACACGACTCTCCTTACCTTGACATTACCCTCACCGCTATCATAACATTCCACGAAAGACTCGATATCACGATCCTCCATATCCTCCATCTCGCACACCATGCGATCCCATCCTCCAGGTATGGCATTATATATCCTATCCACGAGAATATCGGGGTTCTCAGATCGTGTAACGACATAAACAGCGCCCCTTATATCTATATCTCCATCATAAGACGTTATTCTTAATACCTGTACACGACCTTTATCTGTATTATAGCATTCTTTCCTTGATTGAAGCATTCTATCCTCAAAGTCAACGAAATCGCAAGGAACCAAAGAGAATCCGTCGGGAAGGGTAGCTAGGGCGGCTCCTGGGACAAAGTCTGCGTTATCGGAGTCCACTACCTCGAAACGTGTGTATCTGGCCTTTATCTTGGAGTCATACGACACCATCCTTCGAAGTTTAACGTTTCCGCTACCGCTGTCATAACACTCTATATAGGATTTGATATCTCTCTCCTCCATATCGTCAAAATCACAGACTACCCTTATCCAAGTGTCTGGCAAGGAACTGAAGCTGGCGCCCTCAGGTTGTGACGGATCGGTAGTCTCCAGGACTTTATAACTCTTATCCCTAACTCCTATATTCCCGTCCCATGACGTAAGAACCTCCAGCTTCACCTTACCGGCCGGTGTCTTATAACATTCTATAGTTACCTCAATATCACGATCCTCCATATCCGTGAAGTCACAAACGACCTCAACCCAGTCATCGCTTATGCTGGTGATAAACTCACCTACCGGATTCTCAGGATCGGTACTTTGCTTGACGCGATACCATTCCTTTCTGGTACCCATCTCGTAATCAAATATCTTATACCCCTCTATCTGTACCCTTCCGGTCCCGGTATCAAAGCATTTAAGCACCGGTATTATCTCCCTTTGGGTCATGTCCGGAAAATCACATACTATACGCCTCCACGTATCAGGTATGGCATTATACTCCGTACCGATAGGATTGCTATCGTCAGTCGTATTCACCACCTCATAATGGGATACCTCCGGGTTCAGGCGGGGGTCTACTGACTCAACGCCCTCGATCTGGACCTTGCCCCCTTCCGTGGCATAACATTTACTTACGAATATCAACTCCCGATCGGTCATCTCCGCTATACTACAATCTATAGCTACCCACTCGGCAGGAACTTTGTCCAATTCCGTACCAATAGGCGTATCAACATCTGAAGAGTTGATGATAAATATCTTCTCGGCCAATATCTCACCCTTATTATTCATATAGGTATGGATACGAGCCTCTACCTGACCTCCCGGAGTACGATAACATTGGTTGACGATCGACACACGGGCGTCCTTGATGTTAATGAACTGATAGTCCTTTTTAGGGACCTCGCTTACAAGTCTCTTTACTCCTTTATCATCGAAGTACACGTAACACCCGTCATTCCTCATCATGACCGGATACGTCTTTCCGTCTATGACAACACCTGAGAAGTCATCTGGCGGAACGGAGAAACCCATGCTACCGAAGATGGAAGCAAGTCTCTTTAGATACTCATTAATAGCTGACATATTACAACATTTTAATTCTTATGCTTCAAAGGTAATAAAAAAAGGGGAAAGAATTGAATCTCTCCCCTTTAGGAAATATATGAACGCAAAAAAGGTCGTTCTTATTTAGGTTCGGTTACGATGGCCGGTCCAAGACCAGCGGCAGCTCCGATCATATTGATCATCTCCTGAACACCCTCATGAGCGCCATAGCGTACACGTAAGATCAAGTTAACCGGATCATCGGCGATAACCTTTCCGAATCCTTGAGCGTATCTATGAGGATTAATCGTGATCTGGAAGTCCACGTATTGGGCTGTTTGTTCAACACGGCTGTATTCGTTCATGAATGTCCGTCCCATGAAATCCTGATGTTTCGGGAAGCCGTTGAAATGAACGTAACCCTTCAACTCATCATCCATCATATTGCCGCCAACATGAGTACGCGGGGCTTTGCTAGACAATCTCTCGAAGTGAAGCTGATCCCACCAAATGGGGGATCCCTCATCAAGAGAATCAGGATAACCACCGCTAGCGCCAACGATCTCAACGCTATCCTCTACATAGGTCATTTTATCCATCAAGCACTCTGACGGAGATAATAACATTTCCTTACCACGGAAACGGATACCGCACTTGCAGTTAGTGCCAAGTTCCTGAGCCGACTCCAATTTCTTCCACATACGGTTGCGGTAAGACGCCGGAGCCTCGCTGGTGAAGAATCCCTCGAACACCTTGTCGCACTCATCACACAACATGTTAGTATATACCGTTGTCTGGAAGCTATGCTGGCAAGCCGCAGGAGTACCGTAGTCAGTGATCTCCAGTTCCGGGAAAGCCTGTTTGATTTCCTCCAAAGCACTGTTCCCGCACTCATCATCCGGGATCGTGATATAATACTTCTCGGTGGATACCTTGCAAGAACCACAAGCCGACCAAGAAGCGGTACGAACCGTAGGATTCTCACACATATCGGATGTCTTAGCCACATAGTAGATAATAGCCGTAGGATTGGCCTCCACGAAAGTAGAGATCTCCTCATCCGTCAATTTCTTGGAAGTAGCGGCAATATACAAACCTGATCCCTTGATCTGACTCATCTTATTAACCGTATCGGCTACAACGTTAGGCAATGACTCCACCGTAGTAGACATATCGACACCGTCATCCTCCAAGGAGATAGAATACAGATAACCACCCTTAACCTCGGTATAGTTAGGAGGACAATCCGTACATCCTTTCATGATAGAGATAAGACGTTGAGTATAATCAGCCGGCTTAGTGCCTTTCTTCATCACCTTATAACGTGACATGCTACCCTCAATAGTCTCTCGTACGATCTTCAACCCCGGATATTGGGCGCGAACCTCAGCCAAGGCCAGATCATCACCAGTATCGCATACCTCCATGCAATAGAAATTGACATTCTCCGTATCAGGCTCAGTAGCCTCGTTAGTACATCTTGTGACCGGAGTGATATCAATATAATCGGACACCTTACCACCTCCAGCGATAGGCTGGTTCTTCATCCGCTCGATACACTTCAATACGGCGGGCAACAAATCAACCTCCTCGCAAGGATCACACTCCTCGCATTGATTTGGCGTATTATCACAATCATCCAAAAGAATGGCGTCATTGATCTCTACACGACCCTCCTCATAGCCAAGAAGCTCAAAGGCACGACCAGCGAGAACCAAGCGGATAGCGATACGGTCTCCTTTGGAGACTGAGAATGCCGTGTCATCAGAAACACCATTGTATCCTAAGATAACATCATCGACATAAGCATGATCTTTCTTCGGCCAAGAAGCGTAGATCTCCGCGATCTCGTTCAAAGAGAATAACGGCGTGGAAAAATCCTTATCATAGATAGAGCGGGAAGCCGCTTGTTCATTACGACCGATACGGATCTCATAACGTTTGTCGTTACGAGGCTTACCGGTAAAATCAATCACGGCCTTACAACCGTTCTCGGAAGTATCTCTGGTATCATAAATACCGATCTGTCCTTCCTTCAAGAAGATGGAATCAACATCCACCATCTTAGCGTGCGGGGGTACGAAAAGTACCCGGTCTTGCGGTCTGTGCAACATATTATCAATATTTTAATTTAAAAATCATTTACCTAACGCAAACATAATCATAAACAACATCACCGCAATAAAATGAGGTCGTGAGTATACGACATAATATGATGTTTACATTTTATGTAAAACAAAAAGCCTACCCGTTTCCGAGTAGGCTTAATGATCAAACTAACGGTGTTTATTTAAAGGAAGCCACATTATCCTTATCCATCCTATATCTACTTAGTTCATTCTCGTTAAGGTTGAATTGCTTGGCGACCATATCCAGAATCTCCTCCACCAAAGGATCGGGCAGCTCAGGGTCGATGTCCGTGGACTGCATACCGGCAGCGTTGATATACCCGGTCAGATCCACCCGTACCGGATTCCGGTAGTAGGTCATCCTGACCTCTTCTGTACGGAAGCCGTCCTCATACACCACGACCTTCCCATCTCCTATGGTGTAAAACGTCTCCCGGTAATCAAAAGAAGGTTTATTGCTATCATCCCCAAGAAGCTCATGGACGTTCTCGTTCTTAGCTTCCCACATAACGAAATCACTAACCTTGCATCCTTTATAAGAAAACGAACCTTTTATATTTGAGAACCATAGATAATCATCCGGAAGACCGAATGATGTCGATTCAGGATCATCTATATGATTACCCTTATTAAGCGATTCCCAGTATACCAGAAGAGTTTGTATGGAACGGATGGTCTCATCATCCTTCCTGTTAAGATAGTATCTTATCAACCTATCTTGAGCTTCATTAAATAAAAGCACAAATCTTCCGGGATCAAGCTTAATCCCGCCATTGGCTAAATTCTGCTCGTTCTTCTGCAAAGACCTTAGATACGCTTCTTGGATTGTCATCGTTATTCCTCCTTAACCTTATCACCCTCCTCTACGCCATCCTTCTTCTTAATATCCTCAACCTTCTTGGTCTTGGACTTATCATCGATATTAGACATAGATATGATCTCCTCATACTCATCCAATACATTAGCCTTTATGTTAATAAAGTCTTTCTTGGTAGCCAAGAACTCAGCGGATGTCCGAACGTCAGGTCCTATGATCTGGCCATTATATTGTAATCCGGATGGAGTCATATTGATACGACCATTTCGTTGAAGGACGTTTACGATACGGTAAAACTCAAGAACTTCCTTGAAATCACCTTCCAATGACCGATCCCAGATATCAAGCAGATAATCAACATTGGTCTTCTTCTCATTCATCCAGTTTGATAGAGATCCTGTATAATACTCATCCTCCGTGAAATCCGGGCGAGTTACGATACCGATGTAAAGAAGAAGATCGATGACAGCCTGACGATCGTCGCCGCCTTTCTTAAGGGCGCTGATAAACTTATAGCTGATGTTCATCTTATTGATCTCACGCTGCTGAACGAAATCTTTCATATTGTCTTTCTCTACGAAACAGAACATAGAGTTCATGAAGACAGGATCGCCATCCATTTCCTGAGGAGTCAACATGCCGGAAAATACAGCCAAATATAAATAAAATAGATCTACGGTATTAGCCGTATTATAAACCTTACCCATGAAGATCTTATCCTTAGCGTCATCCCAAAATTCTAAATTGGTTTGAGATAGATCCATCTGTGACATTTCCTCGAAAGGCTTCATGATATTATCTACCCGCTGTTTGACGAGCCTGTCGATCTCATTCTTGTCAAGACCATTATAGCATCTTGATCTTGGATAAAAACCGGTGTTATAGGCCTTGGAGAAATCATCCCAAGGGCAACATACGTGAGTGGCGTTCTCCGGGAACGGAGCTTTAGCTATATTAGCGTCTTGAAAGGCCTGAGGAGCACTTCCATCGTGTTTGCCTACAACCTCATATAAGGTATCTGACATGATATTGAAACCGTTTACCTCGGCCAATACCTTCCTTGATTTTAAAATTTCTTTCATTTCCTTTTTGCGTTACTTTAAAAAAAGAGGAGAGGAATATCCTCCCCTCTAAAAACCAAATTACATATAAAAAAACTTAGCCGAAGTAGTTCGGTTGAAGCTCGATAATCAAGAACTTGCTGTTATCCATAACCCAAGCCGCTGAAGCTGAGTGGCACCAGAATTGCTCTTTCATGCCCGGCAAGGATGATACGATCTCATTACCGTTAGCTTTGTGTGCCCAACGACCATACTCATAACCCCACCACATGCTTACGCCTTCTGGCTTGATATAGAATACGTTGTTATTCATATTACCCAACTTAGCGTTAGCCGTATTAGGAATAGCGGAATATGCGTTAGTCGATCCAGCGTCAGTGATATTCTCGATAATACAAGAATAAGAAGATCTAGGATACATGCCATTCACTAACTCGCTACGATCTGTCATGTCAGCGTAATCCAAAGAAGGATCATGCTCGAACTCAACATTACCGATGCCCGGGATGAAAGCTCCCTTAACCTGAACCGGACCTAAGATCATGGCGTCATTAGTACCAGAGATAGGGTTAGAAGGCAACATCCTATCGCTTCCCATACCCCAGCTTAAGTTCTGCAAGGTAGTGAAGAACGATTCCCTGATCAACTTCTCTAAATTGATCATAGCCATAGCTCCTACCTTGAACTTAATCTTACGTTCCGTAATAGGAAGATCCTGACGTCCACGGAAAATATAAGCTGCGGCAGCCATAAGCGTGTCCTTAGTAATACCCATCGGACGGCTATAGTAGATAGTGTAACCACGGCGAAGCTGACGATAGATACCTTCATTCAAATGGATAGGACCATTTTGATCCATGATAATACCACCTTCTTGCCACATCAACTGTCTAGCTTCCAGCTTAACCAACTCAGCCATACAGAATACCTCCAGCGTGGACGCTACCTTAGCCGTACGTAAATCAAGTCTACCATTAACAGTCTTGCCGATAATAGCCAAATCAGGAATATTACCCTCATACTCGCTTCTCATGGCATTCATACGACGAAGGGCGGTCTCCACGAACTCTGAAGTGCTATTCTGGGCGGCCTGCATGGACTTCATACCAGCATACATAGTGGTCTCACCCTCAACGCCACGGTGGTTTCCTAAACGGAATTCACAAGTCATAGAACCGGCCTTGTCAGCTCCAGATACCTTAGAGAACTGGGTACTGTACTCACCAAGAGCATGACCGATCTTCCAGTAACGGATACCCGGACGTAATTTCTCTTTAGGGAAGTATTTGGCCTTTCCGCCGATAACACGACCCCAATAACGCGTCAAATCACCTTCTGTTTTTGAAGGGATCTCACCAGATATAAGGATATTACAGCCGTTAGCGGCGTCATAGGTGATGACATCATAAGCCGTAAACTCAGAGGTATTCAAAACGATATCAAACAAACTACCGTCAATACCCGGTTTTAGATGATGACCTGAAGTATCCTCAGCCGTAACGACAGCGAATGTCTTTGTAACAGGTAAATCATAACGGAAAGAAGCTCCAATACCGTTAACGGAGATCGTAGCACCGTTATTAATCATACCCATATACATCGGAACAGGGTAGTTGGCGATATTAGAGAACAAGTTCAACAGACCTAGATGATTCTTGCCGGGATCCTCATAATACCAGCTCGCCAATGAGCCTAAGTTATGCTCTACGAGCGAAGTCTTATAGTTCTTGGCATCGGTGAAGGCAATAACGTTATCGCCATTCACGGTAGCCGGGAAACTTTTTGTAAGAAACGGATTCATTTTCAATATATTTAAACGTTATACACTCTTTGATCCACTTAGATCAAGGAAGTTAGCCTCTATAGTATCATTATCGATATTATTCTTATTTTGCTTTCCTCCCTTATTGCCAGAAAGAAGAGTGATGGTCTTCTTATTGACCTCCATCTTAGCCTTGTTAGTCTTCTGTTTAAGGAACTCGTCCTTATTCATCAAGAACAAAGCCAGATCAGCGGCCATGTCCGGATTCTTGATAGCCTCCGAATAAGCTTTATCTATAGCCGTATGACCTTGATTGTCTATCGGCTTGGTAACGAAATCGACAGCCTTACCTATCATCGTGTCAGTCAACTGGAATCCTGAGCTTATAGACGTCTTAAGACCTTTCTTATAGATCTTCATCTGCTCAATCAACTCCTGTTTCCTTTTCTCGGATTTTTTCTTCTCCTCCTCGATAAGGTTATCCATCTCCTTTTTCAGGATATCATGGAATTTATTTGCCTTGGACTCAATGAACTCATCGCCCTTGCCAATCATCATCTCCATATTATCCTTTATCTCGTCTTCCGGCATACCCAACATCTTATAATAATGTTGGATGACCGCAAGCTGATCATTCTTGTTGCTCATATCAAGGTTGTCCAACGGCGCCTGAATGTTCTGATATTGGTTTAGAAGCTGACCTACGTTACCTCCAGCCTTATCCACCTCTATCATCTTCTTCATAAAGTCAGACATAGAACCGGTATCAACCTTATCCTTCAACAACTCATCGGCCTTATCCTTGATCAACCCCTCCACTATATCAAGTAAATCATCTTCTTTTGTGATAGTAGAAAGATCGACTGGCTTGTCATCTACCATAATATCAAGGTTATCGATACTGTCGATGATACCTCTAGCGGCCATCTTCTCCAAGAAAGATTTCCCGTTAAACACTGATACCACGTTATTATTATCAGTACCGCCTTCGCCAAAGGAATCCGGGTCTGGGTTGGTAGCGTCGCCGCCCTTATCCCCGCCACCTTCAGCCGCTCCGCCGTCGGCAGGCTCTTCCTTGGTATCACCTATAGGATTACCATCCTTATCATATTTACCCTCGATATTATTCTTATCGCCATCACCGTCACCACGATAAAAAAGTTCCTCGACACTCATGGTCTTAAAACCCTTAGCGAAATCACCCATGTCATTCATACAATTTCCTTTTTTGCTTTTTACAAAAGTATTATTAATCCAATTACCAATTAAATCAAACCCATTATAGTATATGACAGAATTTTACGCCAAAATGATTACAGATTTTGTAAAAATATTTACAAAACTTGTAATCAATTCTTGTTTATTATTGACGTAAACCTATCTGTATCAGAACGTTTGTTTCTAGCGTCTATCTCCTTTTCTTTTAATTCCAACTTTCTTTTCTCTATCTCCTCACGAGATCTTCGCTCAGCCTCGGCGTTAGCCTGTCTGGTTCTCATCTCCTCTTCCTTGATATCAAGATCTCTTTCCCTTAAAGCCCTATCAGCCATAGCCTCGACATAATCCATGCCTTCAGAGTTGTTCTCGGTCCTAGCCGCTTGACCGGCGGCCATTATGCTCTTACCCCTTAAGTCGAAGTTGCCCTTGATATAAGCCAGCTCCTTATCCTTCTCATGCTCATCATTACGTGCCTGTTGCTCGGCCTCGGCTTGCTGCTGGACAAGTCGCTGTTGATTCTGGTATTCTTCTTGCCTTACACGATCGGCGTAAGATCTAGCATCCCTTCCGATCTGATTCATCTCAGCCGTTGAGTTGGCGCTCATCATCCTAGTGATATCAAGTAAGTCATTACCTAACGTATTTGTCTGTAATATATATTGTTTCAAATTCTCCAATTCCAGACGTTTCTTGGAATTAGAGACAGCCATAACATTAAGATGACGTAACGACAAGCTATTATCCGTAAGACTGACGTAAGCCAAGGACAGATCGCTGTTCCTGTACATCACGGTCCAATCGTATCCTTCCTTCTGGCATACTTGAGCCACGGCTAGATGAATATCCAATGTCCGTTTCTTGAAGTCATCGAAATCATTAAAGTAAGTCTGGGTCTGTAGCATAGTAGCGTTAACTCCCTGTTTTACGCCCGTAGAACTCTCGTATCTAGTTGACTGACCCATCGCTTGCTCGGATATACCTATCATCCTATAAGCCATCATATAGGCGTAAGACGCCATTTCCATACGGGATCTTATCTGATCCGTATTAGTAAGATCATATACACCGAACTGATTATATATGCTGCTCATCTGCGGATTCTGGTAAGGATTGTTTGTGTCATTACCACCTACACCCATAAATGAGACGGACTTAACGATCTGCATAAAAGTAGCTAAAGCACCCTTCTTGTCCATCATATCCTTATATTCCGTAGGCAAGAATCCCAGGTCGCCTAAGAAGAACTTACCGATCTCCTTCTCGGCGTTGTTGTATAGCTGGTTCATAGCAAGGTTATACATCATCTGGAACGGCTGTATGCGATCAGCGAGACTAGACCCTATAAATCCAGAAACCGGAATGACATAATCATACAGACTGCTGTCACCATGTATCTGATGAGGTATTGGATCCCCACCGATATATATAGGCTTATCCATTAAATTACCTCCGGTGATCTTAACGCCAAACCTAACCTCAGGGACATACTCCAAGATATAGGTGTTCACCTCAGGATCACTGACGGCTTCTGCCATGACCCTCTTTACTTTCTTTATGCCATTCTTCTCCAAGAATTCCGGGAGCAACTCATCGGTTACAAGTTCCTGATCAACCATCCCGGTCTCTGTCATATAAGTTATTAAGAATACCGGTTTCATGGATACCCAATATCCTTCCATAACCCTAAAAAGGCGAGAGTCTATCTCATATCTCTTACCATCGGCCATACCGGAGTTGAAATATCCAAAGGGATGGAAGCGGGGCAAGAAGCGGGGTTGGGTGTGTTCCTCCCCGTCAGGTCCGAAGGTATGGTACTCTCCCATCGGCACACCATAATAGTCCTCAGCGGCGACTATAGACTCATAGTCATGGTATCCTTTCCATGGAATAACCTCATTCTCATACATACCGGTAATAGACGGTTTCTTTTTCTTCCAATCATACCTAGCACCGTCATTAGATACCCATCCCTCATAATCATCGTCACCTCCCATAATCCGACGCTTGTCTTTGGCCGTCATCTTATGGCCGTATCTTGATATCAACTCAACACCCTCGTAATAATGAAGACGGCCTACATAAGATCCATATTGCGGGTATTTCACATCAGGATGGAAAACCTCCATCGGACTCCATACCTCCGGACGATAATAGTCGAAGCCAACGAAATGGTTCCGGAACATCTTTCCGCTAAGAAGACGATCCCGGTAATTCTCCCTGTCAAGCTCATCCATATAAAACCGGCTACGGTCAGCCTCGATCGTATGATCCCCCCATACCGCCGCCTGCGTCTTCCATCTGGTACTCATGAACCTCTGGATATCATCAGGGGTCATAGACGTCTTGGCCTGTTGGATTTGCTGAACATAAGCCTGACGCTCCTCCTCAGAGTTAAACTCATTGTACGTAGGATCAAGACCAGCCTCCACAAGACGCTGATTGACGATAATATCCCACTGTTCTTGTATATGACGATGAAGTAAGTTTGACATCGTATCCTCATACTCACTTATAGCCATATCACCTACCTCATTAACCGTATACTTATCCTGTAGGTTTGTCAGCCATCCCTCAAAGGCGTTTACGATACCACCTATGATATCATAATGCTTCAAGAAAGAAGGTATCCTTATATCGCTCCTTAGCTTCTGCACGTTCCTTAACTGAGGGATAACATCCGCCATCTCCATAAAAGATAACTTACCATCCGCCATCAGATAATAGTCACGGTACATCTGGTTACGATCATACTGTTTCAACCCTATCGTCTCAAGAGCGTCCATACAATCCTCCTTCCATTTCCTGTTCTTTTTCTTCGTGGAAATAGCCTGAGGAGGTAATCCTAATAACGCTCCTTTTGCTGGAAACGAATGATCTCTATTAAACACTTCCATGATTATTCAATTTTATTTACAACAAAGATAGGCGTTTAATTGACATTCATTTACCTAAAAGCTCCTATAGATACCGATCCAAATGCAGAGGCATATATCTCATGGTGTTTATAAGCATCTTCCTTACGAGCGTTATTCATCTCATCTATCTTCGATTTAGGCATGTAATTGTTATCGTCAAAATATCTGGCGAGAACCAACGCATGCCCGAAGGCTATTATCCTATCGACGTTCAATCCGGGCTTATACTGTATTATCTCATCCAAAAGAGCTATATCATCAATCAACTCAATGCCTTTAACAGTTATATCAAGACCAGTCTGATCATCATAACCAATAACGAAATCCTGCCAGCAATAATCCACTACGCACGAGAATAGCAGGTTCTGGTTGCCGGGGGTCGGGTATAGCCCCAGCTTGCTGTTCTGCCGGGAGCCGGCCTTCACGTACTTATTGGCTATAGCCTCGCCAGCGAATAAGAAGAAAGATGCCGGCATACCACTCTTCCGATTAAGATACTGCTCATACATCTGGTCAGCGTTCTCCATAAGGCATATAGCACCATATCCCTTCTGAAGCACCTCGCACGTACGGCAAAACTGATCTATGGATGATGGACGGGATACGTAAGAGGCAACTATTCTATAGGCATAAGGATCTCGAATACCAACACGTCTCTTGAATACATAAAAAGCACCTAATGAGGGCGTATCCGACTTAGCCTGTTTGTAGGGGTCGCTACCACTCACATATATAAAGTCATCAAACCTATTGGATTGAGGCATCTCAAATATCTGGACAGGAGCGTCAATAACACCACCGCTAAACGGAAAACCAGCCAATTGCTTATTCGATTTAGTAGTACCAAGTTTATTCCCCGATTCAAGGAAAACATCACACAGCATGCCGCTATATTGCCCCGACTCAAGAAGATCATTCTTATGCTTGATAGCGTACTCGACCGGAAATAGGTTCTGGGATGAGCTTAAAAAACAGTCGTCAATCGTAAATGGATAGAACATGGTATGAGAGGTATAAGCTACCCTATCTTTCGTAGATAGCTTCTTCCGTTCCTCGTTAAGCTTATTGGTACTAGCCTCGAAATCCGTGGCGTCAATCTTGATCTTATTAAGCTTCTTATCATCAGGTTTCCCCAAATAATCACCCAGACCTATAGTTCTCTTGACACCGGAGTTAGCCATCTGACCGGGGACAAACATCGCCCATTTCCGTTCTTTCCATGTTTTTCCTTTCATGGCTCTCCGATTTAAAATATCCCAGTCCATGACCAGGAGATTGTATGTATCAGGATCAGAGAACATCTCCTGAGCGTCCTTGGATAGTTCCACCTCACCACCGGTACCAGCCAAGATAGGACTGAGACGCCAGCCGTAAGGAGTGTCGTATGACGGCATGGCGGCAGTGTACGGCTTTTTGATAGGTCCCTTACCTACCTCGTCGAAAATAGCCGTGGCGGGGGTCAGACCGGCAGTCTTCTGTGTGGATGTCTTCCTACCCATGTTGATGTTGGCTATGGATATTATGGCATGAACATCACGAACCCCGTTGGACATACGCTTGCCTAAGGTGACACCAGAACTCCAATCGGTCTTGGTCCTGTTAATCCTGAAAAAAGGATGCACATGATCAAGACCATACTCACAATACTCACCTATATTAGATAAATCGCTATCGCTGAAACCTACTACGGAATGACTAAGCCCGATCGTCATGGTAGCGTTCATCTGAAGAAGCGATGACATGATAGTCGTATTATGGGATACGACAAAATTGGTGGTAAGGAACTGATGGGACTTGTTATCGACCTCAATACAAGTAGCTTTATACTTCCCGTAATAATCTATATCGGATATCCTAAGTCTGTTATGGGTCTTGGATATATACATATCATCACCATCCATGACGCAATAATATCCCATAGACCAGAATATTCTTCTTACGAAGGATATAATATACTCACTTTTGTAAACGACCTTAAAACGATCGTCACCGGTACTTATACCGCAAGATATCTTCATGAATGAGCTTATAAACAACTCCTTCTGTTTTTTGGATGAATAAATAATATCATCCATCTCCTTATTGCTTAACTCGAAGATCCTGTCGGTAGATCCACAAAGAAAAGAGGCGGTCAGAGACCCAAGGAGCTGGGGCGACATCAGCCACCGCCGCTCGGGGAAATCCACGGCCTCCCCTATGTCTATAGTCATCTTCTGGAAGTCAGAGTGGATGATACCCATGGTGCTCATGACTTTATAATCACCATGATATTTAACCTTCCACTGATGTTGACCGCAACATACTATACTGCGCCCATCCTCAAACGTAACCTTATACATATCAACGAACCCTTGAGGGTATACGCCTACTACAGTCGTAAGCTTACCATCATCGCCATATATGATATCCCCGATATCAGCGAACCCTATCTTCTTAGGTCCATAAGGAGTATATATCAGCTCCGAGTCCAGAAGGGCCTTCCCAAAACGACGGGTACCGAACATCCCTAACCCTTTCTTCTCCTGACGGGCACGTTGATACATCTCGGCGAAAAACCATTCATTATCACGTAACCGGCTGATAGCCGGAACACGCTCTCCATTTGGAAGATCTTGAAATACGGGAAAGAAATTAACATGCCAATAAAGCCATGGCGGGATGAACGTACCGTTGATAGTCACCCCGTTCTTGACCTTATAAGCCTCCTCCGTGAAGAACTGCTTAACATCATCATCTTGATCCTCCCAGCCGAACAAATCGTTCCACACTGGAGGATTCTTCATGTTTACATAAAATTCTGGACTCGTGCTTAACCCCATCACTTCATACTTTTTAATACGGACTCTATACCTCCAGACACTTGTCCCTTACGTTCCTTCTTCTGGACATTGCTGACACTCCTGTATACATCCATGATCCCACTCTTCTCCATATACGAGTCATTCCATACGTTAATCCTATCGATCAGCTTGGATATGAAATCGAACGCCCTAGCCATATCCTCAGGATTCTCCTTATCCCATGGATGCTTGGCGATATACGTCTTGGCGTCATCCACGGCCTTGGATATGACCTCAAGATTATCGTTTACCCGATCGACGTCCCTACTCGTCGGTTTTCGTCTTCCCTGTGGCATTTTCTTTTAATTCCTTAAATTCATTATACTGCTTCATAAGAAGCTCATAAGATTGAACAACCCCGATCTTACTTACTTCCGTCACGCTCATGTCATGGAACATATCCTCAAGCTCCTTGTCAGCGTATCTCAGACGTTCCTTGTCATCATAAAACACGAATCCAGATGTTCTGTCTTCTATAATGCTCTTGGCGGTGGACGCATATGTCGTATCTAAATCCAGATCCATACCGAAGCTGGTAGCCAACTGGATTATGAACATCAACCTAGAATTGACTTTTACAGCCTCTATATTCAACATCTGTATCTTATGGGTCATCTCATGAAGAACGACAAAATCCTCCTCTTTTATCAATGAAGATGATTTAAGGGCTATCTTCTTAGTCCTATCCTCAATCTCGCTATACAGACGCTTGCTCTCACGTTTTATGGCTATCCAATGCCTTATATGGGTATCCGCCTCTTCTTTAAGATAATCCCTGATCTCTTTCTTAATATCCTTATCCTCTTCCATTATAATCACGCATTATAATCATTATTATTTAATTCGATCTCATCACTGATGCTTTGGTCTATAGACCTCAATAAATCCCTGGTACTAACATCCCGCAAGAAGCGGACATTACCGCCATTAGCCCTAGCTATCCTCCTTAAAGCGGAGTAAAGTATATCACCCAATGAATATTCAGGTAACTCACGGCATCCGACTTCCATGACAATAAGGGCATGGATACGGTCATCTATCTTGCTTCTTACGGGACTTCGCATAGTATTTACTTATAAGCTTCCCCTATAATACGTAGCGGGAAATGTTTGAAATTACGTTCAGGATCATCCTTCGTATAACCCATAAGAGATAGATGTTTCTCAAAATGACCTTCCGTATATTTTGAGGTATCCAATGTCATCCTAAATATAGTTCTATTCTCATTGTCAGGATGTTTGTTATATGAAACGTCTCCCATACATCCACATCCAAGATGATGCTCCTTGACATGGAAACCATCTTTATGGGTGATAAATAACACGATTTCTATCTTATCACCTATTTTCTGATCAAAAATATTTAGATAAAACTCGCTCTCGTCATCCGTAAGTCCTATATCAAATGCATCGTTAGGGCACTCGATATTAAAATCGTTATGATCGGCGGTTATGACCTCCATAGCATTCCATTTGGCTTTCTCTCCTTCCACGAACTTCAACGGGCATACCTCGGTCTTCATCCAAGCCTTCTCCTTGATAAAACAACCACACAACGAGCATCCCGGTCTTCCAATCAATCTATGGAATAATACCTTAGGCGGCAATTTAAAGAACCTAATATTAGAAGAGTTCTTAGGACATTTCTTGCATAATTCAAGACGATTCTTATACCATTCGGGATAATCTTTCTTATCCTTAGGAATCCTACCCAATAAACTGTCTTCCCAAGCTTGGGCTATTACTTGGGCTTTACCAATTGTTTGCACGATAATTATTTTGGTAATTATATACAAGTTTACACTCGTATAATTAGTTAATAAATTTCTTAACCGGGTTATACCCAAACCCTGTATGGAGTGGCATTACTGCGTCCCCCTTTACTTTTCTCATGATATTATAACTTCCGTTGATGTCAGCATTAATAAGAATACCATCTCTTGTCATAAAAAGACCTCTTCTTACCCTTCTACCAACATAAGTATCATGATGACCTACTGATTCTAAATCGAAAGAGCTGCATTTTGACGTGTGAGATTCGTTTACTTCAACAAATCTTAGTCCTTGTCTTTCCGATTTATATCTTAACATTGATATAAACATCTCAAATGGAATCGAAACAAAATTCTGATTGTTTCTTTTACCAAGGTTTACATTTTGCTTCCATCCATCATTATGACCTACTATCAATGTTGTTATATCTTCCTTCAAGCAAATATTAATTATCTCCTTACTTGCCTTATGAAGATAATCTTTCACCTTATTGTTTCTCCTTCTTGTTAAAGACATCAACCGTCTCGAATTTTTCTTTCCATTTACTTTCTTTAATTTACTTTGTAAATACGAACGTTTTTTATTATAATACTGATTAATAGACTTCAATCTCTTTCCGTCTATCAGTATAGCCTTATTACTGACATTATAAACAACAGAAGCAAGGTTATTTACACCTAAATCTATAGACATTATTCTATTGTTATCAATCTTCTGCTTTACACAACAAGATTCGTAAATCAATTCAATAACATAACATCCTTGTCTTGGTACTATCCTAACCTGTTTAACACTACCTTCTTCACATCTTGTTTTCAAAGGAGGTAAACTTTCTTTCTTTGGAAAATAAATATATTCACCTTTGTGTCGTATCTGGGCATAAGAGTAGGTAAAAATATTTCTACCTTTTACCTTGTCTTTATACCTTGGAAACTTAGGACATCCAGTAAATTTCTTATTATCCCTTTTCCATGCTTTGATAGAAGAGAAATAAGATTTTAAATTATTATCTAATCTCATCAATATCTGTTGTGAAGAAGATCCACTTAACGCTCTGAAATCAGGATTGTTTTCAGACACCATTTTTTTGTTAAGATCAGCACATCTAATCCACTTACCAGTACTTAGAAATTCTTGTTTTACAACATAAAGCCCAGCATTGTACAGATTCTTTGACAAGAAACAGATATTATCTAACATCTTATATCTCTTATCGTTTGAAGTGATTATATGTTGTTCTACTAAATACATGCAACAAATATAAATAGAATATTTTAAACATCCTATTTATTTTATGTTTTTGTGTAAAATTATATATAATCACCATTATTTTTTAAACTGTTTTTGTTGAAAATCCTGTAATTGTTCCCATGTCATTCCATACCGACATTGATACATGGCCTCATGGTTATCACGTATAAGAGGATCTCCGTTCTTCAACCCCTCCATATCCTCTATCGCCTTAATCTTCTTATCCAGACAATCAAGCTCAATAGGCATCCTTTCATCCGGATAACGATTACCTTCCTTGACAAATATCCGGCGTATCTTATCACGCCTTACCCGCATCTCTCGGAGATTGCATATAACGTATCCGATAAACGGGATTCTGATAGATATATTGTCAGTATACCTAGCTAGGTGGTGGACGTAAGATACGGATGCTTTCATGCACCACTCTACCTGTTGTTTGGTAAACTTCCCATCAGATCTTCTTACCACCTCATCCACGATATCCCTATCGAATGAAATAAGATTCCTACCCATCAATATCCAATTTGTTTCTCTTGAACACAAACCCCATTACACGGGTATCATCACCCTCCCCGTCAAGAATAAAATAGTTACGTAAGCTTCTCATCTCAATAGACAGCTCACGGGTACGGAAGTTCCCGTTCTTCTTGTCCACCAGAAAACCCCCACGTTTAAGCTCGTTGTTCAGGACAGCGACGTAAGATTCCTTCTGTCCATGACAATCCATGTACTTAGCCCTGGTATCATCCGAGTATCCGTAGTTGATGTAGAAAGAAAGTAAGTTTATCGTCCTTTCAGTAATCAAGCTCCTACCCTTGGAATCCAGATAGCCATTGTATATCCTTAAGAACTGCTGGATCATATCCAGCCTAGTGTCGTAAGGCAACGCAAATACGAAAGCTTTCCTCTGTTCCGACATATAAAATTAGTTTTCAGCAAAACTACTTAAAAAAAATATCGTTGTCAAGAAATTATGCCATAATCAACATAATATATGCTGATTAACATGTATTTACGAACATCAAAAGGGGAAAAGGCGGTGGAAGTGGCGGAGGAAAGCCAGATAAGTCCACCGTAAGCCACGGCAATGAGGCCAGTGGAGCACAGACCATACATGCCTCCGAGCGGCGGTGGACAGCCCTATCCTGCCTCAAGGGACATGACCACCCCTTTTCCCTTTGGATTCCTTCTTGCTATGTTATGGGATATAAAGCCAAGGGGAAATGGGAGGCCTTGGGACATGGAGCCTGCCGTAGAGGATACGGGCAGCCGGAGCGCGAGCGATCGTACAAGACCTCGCTTTTTCTTCTTTGGCTTATGCTCCACCCGATCCCCCCTACCGGGGTACCGGCTTCCGGTATAGGATACGGCTTCTACCATGTTTAGCCTGCGGTATCCTGCCTGACGGCACCATACCTTGGCGGTAAAAAGCAATGTTTTATTAAATAGAGACTTTAAGTGGAGTACACAGGAACTCGACGTCAGGAGAGGTTCTGTGTACGGATAGAGATATTAGAAAGTAGTATATGTTTATAGAGTTAATTATATTTAATAAATATACCTATTAACGCGCGCGTAACAAGTGTTGTGTCAAAAATGATCTTCCACAAACACAGTGATTTACCCTCTCTAATTTATTACGATAATTTCGTATAAACAACAAATGGGTGACCTTCACAGGCTACCCATCCATCCGAATAACTTGTTTCGTATTTACGGAACTCGTATATTCGCAGCAAAAAAAAAAAACTATGGGAACAAAGATAAGATTTTTACATATAATGAAATCAAATTTCGATAAGATTCTTACCGAAAGATATATTCCACGTAATATTCAGACCAAGAAAGATGAGCTAGGATGTGTAAAAATTCCAGCCGGATCACTTATATGTCCAGTTGATTTTAAGCCTGTTACCAATAAGGAAGGCAAGAAAGTGACAGCCATAAAATATTCATTGAAACATGAGGAGTATCATGGATCGGGAATCCAGATCAGCGATGAATGTAAGATGGCAATGATATATCTTATTATCATAAACGTATCCAAACATGTGTTTCTAAGAAAAAGGATGCAAGATGGAAACAGAGATCAGATAGAGATTAACACCAATGATTTTATTGATATCCTATCGGATGGATGCGCTTATTTCTGCTACCGACATGTATTAAGGGATTCTCATGAGGATATGAACTACCAGCTTATAAGCTTAAAGGCTTGGGCTGAAGGAGAGATTATGATAGCTTTATCGGATATCATAAAATACAAGCATAAGGCTAGTAAGACCCCAAGGATAAAGGATATGTTTGTAAAGAAAGGAGAATCTGTATATACCTGCCTTGATAAAAATCTTGATTCGAATACCAGAAGAAGGATGGCTAACAAAAGTCGTAAATTAAATAGAGTCAAGATGTTATCAAAAATAATATTCTCAGCTAGAAACAGAAATATAAATAAGATATATAAGGTAACTAAAAAAAGAACTATCAAATTCAATGTGTCATATCTTATGGATAGATTGAATATAAAGTTATCAAAAGAAGGTATGATGCTAATATCCCAAAGAACGGTATATCGGATGATAAAAGAAGTTCTTAGTATGTGCTGTAAGACTATATCCGATTTATATGATGAGGTAAAGAAAAACAATGGAATAGTCAATACCAAAGACAGGAAAAACGTAACTATCGGACACCTAAGACTATCATACAGAGGAACGATAATGCATATAATTATCGCCGAATATTTTATAAAAGACGTTTTCTTAGGGGTAAAAGGGGTTGAGATGAGTAAAGCTGGATGATTTGAGTATCAGATATAAAATTTAATATTTATATATTATTCACATTTATTTTTAATAGTTAATTATAACTATTCGTATCTTTGTACCATAAACCTAAAAAGATATGGTAAAAGAAGATTTTAAAAATGAAAACGACCTCCTTCGTCATATTATGACGGTGGATAAAAACGTGGAGCAGGGTCGTGCTTTGAAGAAGATTTTCACCACTAGGGAGAATCTGTTCATTACCGGTAGAGCTGGTAGTGGTAAAAGTACGTTCATGAGACGTATCGTAAAGTTCTTGGGTAAGTGCGTTATCGTAGCACCGACTGGTGTTGCGGCCCTGAACGCCGGAGGACAAACCATTCACTCTTTCTTCGCTATAAAAAACGATCCTTACATCCCCTCAGTAGAGAGGAATATGTTATCAAATAAGGTTGATGTAAGTCCGTTCATGAAAAGCAAGGTCAAGAATCTTGATACTATCGTTATCGATGAGATTAGTATGGTAAGACCCGATTTGCTTGATGAGGTTGCCGATATACTTAGACAATGCAAACGAAGCAGGGAACCTTTTGGTGGAGTTAGGCTGATTATGTTCGGCGATCTGTCACAATTACCTCCTGTAGTGACCGTTGATGATTTTATTGATAAGTATTATGAAAGCCGATTCTTTTTCTCGTCAAAGGCATTAAGAGCCTCAGGATTCTCGGTAATTACCTTCGATAAGGTATTCCGTCAAAAAGACCCACAACTTTTGTCTGTATTGGAGGATATAAGATGTGGGGTTATTACCGAGGAATCTAGATCTATCCTAAAATCAAGGGTGATATACCCTGAGAATATGAATGATACTATAGTAATATGCTCAACCAATAAGGAGGCTTATGAGATAAACAAATCTAATCTTGATAAGATAGAGAATAAGGTATTTAAATTCGAGGCTAAGATATTCGGTGAAAAACCTGCGGCTCCATGTGAGGATGAACTTATAATAAAAGTAGGAGCTAAGGTTATAATAACGAGGAACGGTAATGGATATGTGAATGGTTCTATGGGTGTAGTAACAGATATAGACCCATGTGATGACGCTATATCGGTTCAGCTTTCCGATGGAAGTGAGGTTTATATAACTAAAGAAAAATGGGATAAAATGAAATATAGGCAAGTAGATGGATCTTTAGAAGGAACGTCTTGTGGTTATATCATTCAATATCCGTTAAGATTAGGATACGCTATCACTTCTCATAAAGTTCAGGGGATGACATTAGACAATATATTCGTTGATATGAGTATGGCTTTTGAGATCGGTCAGATATATACCGCTCTTTCAAGGTGTAGATCAATTGATGGTCTTTATCTAAAATCAGTACCTAATGATAACGCGATATTGTTAAGTGAGAATGTATCAAATTTCATGGAGAAGGTGGATGATAACGATGGCGTGTTCCTGCCGGAGAAGATATCTGATATCGGTAAGGGTATGATAAAGAAGCAACAGGATTTGTTTAATTTTGAGGAATTTGGGTTGTAATGGCTAAGAAAGAACTTTTTTCAGACGTAGATGAGTTAGTATCATCTTTAAATAAAGAGCTTGGAGAAGGCTCGATAATGAACTTCGGTGACGATAAGCCTATAATATCCATACCAAGGGAAAGCACAGGATCGCTGGTGGTGGATAAGGCCCTCGGCGGCGGATGGGCGGTAGGTCGGATTCATGAGCTGGTCGGGATGGAGTCTTGTGGCAAGACTATGATGTGTACGTTAAGTATGATCGAGTTCCAGAAAAAACATCCAGATAAGCTGGTAGCTATAATAGACGTGGAGAATGCTTTCGATATTGAGTACGCTAGGAAAATGGGGTTGGATATAAACCGGTTTTTGATCTCCCAACCAAGCTACGGTGAGCTGGCTATTGACATTACAGCCAAGTTAGTCGAGTCCGGGAAGGTCGGATTTATTGTCGTAGATTCTGTAGCCAATCTGGTGCCGAAGAAGGAGATAGAGGGTGATATGGAGGACAGTAACATGGGATTGCAAGCTAGGTTAATGTCAAAGGCCATGAGAGTCCTTACTGGTATCGTGAACAAAAGCGATTGCGTTCTGGTATTCATCAACCAATATCGGGAGAAGATCGGTGTTATATACGGCGATCCTAAGGTAACGACCGGAGGTAACGCCCTTAAGTTCTATGCATCTATCCGTATGGAGATGGCGAGAAAGAAGGTTATAGTAGGCGAGGACGGATCTTCAGTAGGTCATGAGGTTAGGATAAAGGTGCTGAAGAATAAGACAGCCGTACCGTTCCAGATAGCCGAGACGGCCTTGTATTATGGAGTTGGGTTCGACAAGGAACTTGAACTTTTGAAGTTATGCGAGGAAACTGGTATCTTTATCCGTAAAGGATCATGGTACTGGTACGGGGATGTTCGTGTAGGGAACGGAGTCGATAATACGTTAAGTATCATGAGAGATAATCAAGAATTGTGTCAAGAGTTAAGAACTAAATTGAATTTGTAATCATGGCAATAGGAGTAAAATTTGTAGACGTAATACCATCCAGCGTAGATAACGCTGTCGAGGTTAAGAATGGGGATGTAAAGAACTATCTGTTCGTAGGTATTCCCATGAGTGAATTTATCGGGAAGAGATATGAGTATGAGGGATTCATATACATGTGCCTACAGGGTGTCACCGGTGGTACGGAACTTGGCGGCGATATAGCCATAGCCGTATTAAGACCGGTTCGACCAGCGACAGGACAGGCTTCTTATCATTTGGTATCGTATACGCCTCTCACATATACGAGATCTGATGTAGCGATATTACTTAGAAATGGCGATTTTAAGGTTGTTAAACGAGACGATTGTAATCTAATCTAATATGGGAACATATATCTCTATAAAATCAACGGTAAACGCATTCAGGTACGGTATTGATCCTATACCTGAATGGTTCGATAAGATATCTAACAAGACTGATGAGGTTGATGTTATGGTTGAAGGGAATAAGGTAAAGGCATTGGATATAAGGCTAGAAAATGGTATTCTACGGGCTTTTTACGGTTATTATATAGGTATGTACCCAGATAAATCGATACAGGTGTTTAGACCGGAGGATTTTCATTCATTATATACGATTAAAATATGAAAATATACACTGGACTGATAAAAGATCTAGGATGTAGATGTTTTTATTACAATAGCGGTATGAATATACCTATTGGGTTCGTATGCGCTGAGATACCTGATATTAGTTCTATATTATCATCAAAGAATGGATTATCTCATTTTTATGAACATATGATAATAAAATGTAATGATGATATTAGTGATAAGTTATTCTTTGATTTTAATGGATATACAGATCCTAGATCATTATTATTTAAAGGATTTACATTGCCTGATGTTGATATCAAGAAGTGTATTGATTTTTCTTATAATTTTATCGTATATCCAGACATAAGTGAAGATCTTATAGAAAGTGAGAGGAATGTTATATTGACTGAAATTGATAATGATGAATCATGTATTAATATAGATAGACTTATAAAACTATCTGGAATAGATAAACGTTGTTTTATAAACACATTAGGTACTAAAAGGTATGTCAGCAAAATAACAAGGGATGATCTTTATATGTGCCGAGATACGATATTGAATAAGTCAGAAATGGTATTTCATTTATATGGATGTGATGATTTTATGAATAAATATGTATCAGATATAACGGAATTGTCAAATCAAGTTGATATTAATACATACTATCGTAATAGTCTTAAATATTTCCATGTTCATGATCCTAAATATGGTGTTTATAAATATATTAAAAAGCCCAAACAGTTATATGTATCATTTGTATTAGATAATTATGATTTTAAGAAATTGTGCGTGTTGCTTATCATATTATCTATGATGTGTGATAATTATAATTTCTCTATGTTTAATTATCTTAGATCTAACGGATTATGTTATTCAGTAAATAGGAGATATATAGAATGCACAAATAGAATAGTGGCCAACTTGATAATTGACGTAAGCCCAGATAAATGTGAGATTACAAAAGATTATGTGGTTGATTATATTAATAACTTTAAGCTTATAGCAAATAATGACAACATAGAATATGCTATAAGAATGATTAAATTAAATGATAGATTGAATATAATGAATATTGAGGATTACCACGATGCCTATATATCTTTTGTAAGATCAAGACTTAATGGGGTAATGGATTTATATAAATCATATGACAATATATCTGTGGATGATGTTATGGATATGATTAAAGATATTACCGAGAATAGATTAATAATTCAATACTGCTCTTTATGAATATAGCGATAGGAATAGATCCGGGTATAGATACCGGAGGATTGGCGATGATCCCGGAGAACGGGGAGGTTAAGGTAATTATGACACCAAGGATATCGGCTAAGGGAGATATAGATCTTAGGGCTATATCAAGCTTCTTCCTAGATGCCGCTGACAAGATCCAAGAAAAGGGAGGCGGGACGCTGGCGATCGCCGTCGAGGACGTCCATAGCATCCACAACAGCTCGGCTGCCAGTAACTTCACCTTCGGTGGACGCCGTAGGGAACCCAACGCTCTCTTCGCGATGATGGTGGAGATGATGGAACGATACCACTCGCATCCGGACGTCAGGTTCATGTTCGAGGAGGTACAGCCAAAGACATGGCAGAAGGAGCTTCATACGACATCCGATCGGGTGTATACGGCGGCTAAGCTGGATACGAAAGCTACCTCCATCCGATGCGCCATACGCCTTTTCCCTTTGGTGTCTTTCGTAAAACCATGGTCAGGTAAAGGAGTTCAACCTACCAAGATACAAGATGGGATGTGTGACGCTACGCTTATAGCCGAATATATCAGACGTAAGTTTAAGCTATTTTAATACTATTAAGCGTTTATTGTATTTGAGTTAATATAATTATGATTACATTTGCGATGTAATAAAAAGTAGTTCATTATGCTTATAAGATGCTTGTCGAAATCATTAAATGAGAAGTTGAGCAAATTGGAGCTGGTTGTTAAAAATGTAGGATCTAATTCACTTTATAAGAATATTAAGATAGATATTGTCAATAATCTGGCTTATATCACTTCCGTAAACGCCAAGGTATGTGTTATAGAGCGATTGGAGGTTGAGGCTGACTCTAACTTCTCCTTCTTGGTCGAGGCAAGCTCTTTTATCAGATTTATAAAAAAGCAGAAGAATGGTGAGATTAAGATCGCGCTTTCCGATAAGAAGGACAGTATTACCATATACTACGCCTCTGGTGAGTATAGTTGTCCGGCGTTTGACGTAAATACCTTCCCTATGGTATATAATATTCCTGAAGGAGGTATTAATGTTAAGATGAATGATTATGTATCGATACTTAACAAGGCCAGTAACTATACGGAGATCAACGAGCTTTATCCTTGCATCGAGAATGTGGTTATTGATATTGATGAGATTAATATTAATATAGTAAGTACTGACAGGAATACTATTTACAGGTATTTTGTTTCTAATCAGGATAAGGTAGAGAAGGTATTCATCCCGGTATCAAACGCCTCCTCTATATTACTTGATAAACATATAGATAAGTCATTAGATACGTTGTCTATCAAAGTAGATGATACTAGGACTTACTTCTCTACCCCTGATATGGATATGTATGAGATTCACTTTGACGGTAATTATCCTAACTGGAGGTTCGTGGACGAGCATTTTGTCAAAACAAGTACCTATGTCTTTGATAAGGATCTACTCGTCCAAGCCTTCCAGAATAATATCAAGATAAATGAATTTGATCATTGTAAATTGATATTTACGGAAAAAGGATGCGGTATTATGTCGGAGAACCCTATGTCTGGAAGATCTTGTAAGGAAAGGCTTACGGCTTTATCGCATAACGGTAATGATATTATATGCGATGTGCTATGTGGCAGGTATCTTGGTATAGTTAAAAGCATATCATGTAATAGGGTCGTTATCGAACATGATCATAAATCTCATTTCAACAAGATTTATGGGGAGGATAATAAGAACGAGTATTTCTTGTCATCATCAATTATTGTTTAACGTTTAAATATATATAATATGGGAGTTCGTAAAAATCAATTATCATCTAATACACAATACTTTAATATAAGTGGAGGTGGTGTATTATATCAATCGTCAAGAGATCCTGAGGAAGGTTTCGAGGAACATATAAATGAGAAGACAGGAGCCGTATCCTACTGGAGGGTTTTCTGGAACGGTATAGAAGGATATCTTTCCGATATTTTTGTATTAGAGCAGGAGATGAATGGCGCTAAGACAAATTTCTTATTTATAAAGATAAGCGATGAGGAAGGTAATTATGTTATAAAAGTTCCGTTGATGACCTCAAGAGGCGGTATTAACAGCTATGTTAAGTCTCTTGTAAGATACTTGCCTAATATCGACCTAAAACGGAAGATTGTTATCAATCCTGCGCATACTAAAAAAGGAGAGCAATACGCTCCTGGTAATTTCTTTATCTCATACGCTAGGGAGACTCCAGACGGAAAAGATGAGCTTATCCAGCAATATTATAAGAATGGACAGAATGGATGGCCTGACAGGGTTGAGAGTACTGATATAATGGGGAATAAGAAGTTTGATTATACGACCCAAGACGCTTTCGCCTATCAGGTACTTAATAAGTATATTCAAAGCATTAAAACAGATGGTGTGAAACCTGCTCATTCGGAAAGCCAAAACAATGCTGGTGAGGTTACAACGCAAACGCCCCCACCGTCATATCAGGCGCAGGCCCAGCAGCAGACACCTCCTCCATCATACCAGCAGGCTCCGCCTCAGACAGCCCAAGCACCTTCTTTTGGAAGTCAACAGCAACCTCCTCAATATCCTCCTTTTGGAGATGACAATGATCTTCCATTTTAATTAACTAATTAAAAATCAGAAAGTTGATGGAAAGTAATTTTAATATATCTACTAAAGTGAACCGTGTCTCGATGCCTACCCAAAATAAGGTAGATACGGTTATGAAGAACTTAGGGCATCGACCTTGTGTAGCGTATTCCGAGGAAAAGGATATGTATTATAAGGATGGAGAATGGGTAGCGTCAGATCTTGACGCTACTATCTTACCTCTTAGGGAGATGTTCGAAAAGACATCTGATTTGAAGTTAGGATTGAAGATCGTTTATTTAATAATAAAATTATAGTATGGCTACTATTGAAGATATCAAAAAACTTCTGGAGAGTAAGTCATTTACATCAGCCAGAGATCTTGACGAATTTGAGGAAAAGCCGGATGATAAGCTTGATGAGGTTCACATGAATTGCGATCCAATGGTGGGGATAGTTGAGAAAGATGGTAAAATTTTTCTTAACTCTTTAAAATTCTCTAAGGCATGGAACTCATTGGGAAAGGATATTCCTATCAAGCAAGGTAATACCTTCCCGTTGGGTCAAGGTGATGTTCTTGATATAGATACAGGTGTATCGGCGTCGTTCCCGGATGATACTGTCGGGATGGTTATGATGCTGCCATCGTTCACCAACGATACAGGCCTCACTTTGGTAGGATCACCGTTCGTTTTCTCCAACAACGAGAATATTACGATCAGAGTCACTAATGTCCGCAAGGATATAGCTATAGTAGAGAAAGATAAGCATATAGCTGAGTTAATTATAGTCGGCAAGATAAAGGCCGATATTCGTAGAACTTATAAAAGTGTTGAGGATGTTCGGATTGAAGATAGTAAAGAGTAGCTATATAAATACTCTAAAACAGGATCTTGATGAGGCTATTAACTATTCAAATAAATTAAGAGAAGATTACAAAAATGCTCTTGCGAAGGTATTTGAATTGAATGAGAAAGTAAGTTATCTTAATACGCTCATTGATTCTATTAATAAAGATATAGAATCAAAGGATTCTCATATAGTTAAGATGGGAAATGAGCTTAGTAAATCAAGAGAGCTATATAATGAGTCGGTAAAAGAGAAAGAGACTCTTAAACGGGCTTATATGGATATCGAGAAGAAACATAAGCTATCATCCAAATTACTAAGCGAAGCCAGAAGAAGATACATTGAACTTGAGGATCAGATTAAGATCATGTCCGATCGTATCAAGTATCTGGAGAATCATGTCGATCCAGAGGCTTTAGATAACGATGTTTCTGATGAGGTTGTTGTCGATGAGGATAAGATGGATCCTAATTCAGGCCATATCGATATACCGAAAAATGATGATAAGATTACTGAGGTCGTTAATTCCGATACCAGTAATGATACGAATGTCGAGAATAAGAAGAAATCTAAGAAACGTAAAAAACCTAAAAAGAATGAATAAGATCTTGTTATTATTAATAACTATCCTTACCTTAGCGGTTGTCGGATGCAGTACGTCAAGAACCTATTATACGGAATATGATACTACTGACATATCTTATGTAGTGGATTCTATAGTGTCTTCCGGTACCGTGATGGGCCAATGGAAGGAGTGGCGGTTTACGCTGGACGACGGCCGGGTCGATAACTTTGGCTTTACCGCCCTATACGACGCCAAGGGAAAGGCTAGAGGGTCTATACAGGTAAGGCAGAGATCCGATACGTTTAATATCAAGATAATTGATTATCATAAAAAGGATAAGTAATGGAATACGGACTAGGTTACATACCATCGCCAGCGGATGATAGGGACGCTATTATGAATATGCAGCATGAGGCTGTTCCTGATGAGTATAAGATCAATAATGTCGATAGCGTAGTGGATCAAGGTTCTTCCCCTATTTGCGCGGCAATAAGCTTGGCTGAGATACTTAATTGGAGAAAGAGTATAAGGGCTATTAAAAGACCGGCTAAGATCTCTCCTTACGATATATATGATCTGAGAGAGGATAAGGGTCAGGACGGTATGGTTCTTCGTGACGCTATCAAGTCTATCAAAAACGTAGGCGTAGATGGGGAGAAAATAAACAGTTACGCTAGGATCATAGATCCGGTATCGGCTAAGGTAGCGTTGATGCTGAATGGGCCTCTGGTTATAGGTCTGTATTGCTATAATTATGGTAATCGATTCTGGCAAGGCCAAGGACAGAACTTGGGAGGTCATGCCGTTATCCTCACCGGCTGGGACAAGGCCGGCTTCGTCCTACAGAACAGTTGGGGGACGGGATGGGGTAGGTCTGGCGTGGAGACGTTCCCGTTCGAGGATTGGTGCTATATGCTAGAATGTTGGACAATAGTTTCATAAAGTTACTATATAAACTTCGAGAAATTCCTATCCACATCCTCTTGTGAAAGCCGATGTGGTGTATTTAGGATCCGTAGCTCAATTGGTAAGAGCAACTGGCTCATAACCAGAAGGTTGTCGGTTCAAGCCCGGCCGGGTCCACGCTATTTTTTGGGGAAAAACTAGCATAGAGTTTTGTCATTAGGTTTTTTTTAAAGTTTAGACGTTTGATGTCCTGGTCCGTGAGAATAAGGACATATGCCCTAATAGTTCAATGGATAGAACACGTCGGTCCTAACGATGAAATTTCGGTTCGATTCCGGATTGGGGTACATGGTGTTTTCTTAAACATATTCCCGTAGGTCGGTAGTTAATGATAACCGGTAGACAGCCTACGGGAATTAATAAAATCCTACGTGCTTAGGATCGCTTTCAGTTCTATTTTTCGCGTGTAATCTATAGGAGGGTAGCACGACCCTCCTATTTATAATAACTATTTGGGATGGACATTAATCAAATAAAAAAGTACCTGCCATTAGGATGGGATGTGGTTGATCTAATAGATCACGGCATAATTGATCTTGATATCATGAATGGTAAGATGATGGGTGAGTATGTGGCTGTGTTGATGATAAAATCTTATGATAAGACCAATGGTCATATTCTAACCACTTTCTCGTTCCATGATAAGGATATGGAGAAGTTGAGGATGTTGATAGGTAACGCTATAATGGCGGTAGGATATAGGAATAATCCTCTTACTGGAGATGGGAACACGGCAATCAAATAAAAGTGCTGAATACACTGAAAGAGGGATATTGGATATCCTTAACAGACAGTTCTTGGTATCTCCTAGATGGATTATAAACAACTTGTATGTCTATAACTGGGAGTCCGATTATCTGGCTATAACCAGATCCATGTACGCTTATGAGGTTGAGGTGAAGATCTCGTTGGCTGACTATAACAAGGATTTCGAGAAAGAGGGTAAGCACCAAGTAATGCAAGGCTGGTTCGAGGCTCGGAAGCAAGCCCTGTACGAGACCGGAGACTGGGTCAGGTACGGCCGCCCCAACTACTTCTACTACTGCGTTCCGGATGGGTTGGTTGATCCTAAGGACATACCTCCGTACGCAGGACTCGCTTATGTTTGTGGCAGGAATTTGAGAAAGATCAAGGACGCACCTATCCTGCATCGTGATAAATTTGACCCCGAAGCTTATAAGATGGCAGACAAATTCTACTACAATTGGTGGAACGAGAGACGTAAGGCCAGACAGATAGAAGGGAAGGATATGAAAGATGAGTTCAGGAAGAGCATGAAAAAGGTGAAGGAGAAGATAACCGTCGATGCCAAGATCAGGGCGATGGAGGCGTTCTGGAGCGTGTGCGATTATGCCTACTGGCCGTACGGGGGAAGAGGGGTGCCCGGAATGAGACCCAACTGTTCCGCTTGTGGCGAGGAATGTAAATTACAATGCCCGAAAGGGAAAGAATTTAAAAACAAGATAAAATGAGTAAGATTAAAGATTTATTGGCAAGAGCCATTTCATTAGCCTCAGAGCAACCTATGAGCTATAAAGAGGCAATTGAGTTGCTTGATGGTATAGATACGTGTAAGGTCAAGATATGGCTGGAAGAAGGAGCTAAGCTGCCTGAATACGCTCATAAAGAAGATGCTTGTATGGATTTGTTCGTTAAGGATATAGAACTTGACGGAGGCAGGATCATATATCATACGGGCGTACATGTAGCATTGCCAGAGGATTATGAGATGGAAATCCGTCCACGTAGTGGTTTTACTAATAGTGAGCTAATTATGCAAAACGCCCCTGCTACCATTGATGAAGGATATAGTGGGGAGATTATAATAGTTCACAGAAAAATGAATAGGCATAGTCCTTATTATTGTAATGTCGGTGGTAAGGTAGCGCAGCTTCTTATTCGTAGAAGGGAACGTATCGTATGGGAAGAAGTGGAGTCATTAGAAGATCTTGGAAAATCTGATAGAGGTGATAATGGATTTGGAAGTACAGATAAGATAAATAAGGATGGCTTCATGACCAGCGAACGTCGGTTAGGAAACCACCGTGGTAATGAATGATATGGAAAATAAAAATACATCATCCACTACTAATGAGGGCTTGAAAGAAATTGACAAACAAACAAATCCTGTTATGTATGGATGGAGATGTCCGGTATGTGGAAGAGTATATTCTCCCTACGTATCTATGTGCGCTTATTGCGGTAATAATAATATGAATCATATTACATGTAAAGTTACTGGATAATTGATATGAGTGGAAGAATTAAAATAAAGTCCAAGGATAAGGATAAGAGACCTAAGATCGATGTATTTAAGGTAATAGAGAACCGGTTCAAGAATATGAACGAGCTTCGGGATCTTATCGACATGGATCCAAGGAAAGGACTGGTCATGATCCGGGACGGAGCCGGCTTCAGGGAGGTGGAGCGGGGCGGGTGCCTGCACCGGAACTACCTTAATCTGTTGGAGGAAGAGCTTGGAACTAAATTATCTATAGATCTTATAGATAAATATGTTAAAAGAAAATAGCACATCACCTACCCTAGTAATTACCTAGGGTAGGTTCGTTTTGTACACCGAAGTGTCTACCACGATCTGGCTATCCATATCCCCAATCAACTCAATGATCTCATCCCTTATGTCATAAGAAAGCAAGATCGGTATTATGGTTAATATAAAAGATAGTATTATTCCTGATCCTATTATGATAGCAATAGTTGTAAATTTCATAAAAATATTCTAAGATATCCTACTCCATTTTAGACGCTTCAACACAACCGGCAACCCGGCTGCTCCGCGTCCGTATAGCCGCATCAACTCCTACGGCTTGTATGTTAATCGCTGCGTTGAGATCCCTGTCGATCTCCAAACCACAATCTTTACAAACAAATGTTCGATCCGATAACTTCAAGTCTTTATTTTTCCAACCACATCTTGAACAGGTTTTCGAGGATGGGTAAAAACGATCTATAACAATCAGTTCTTTACCATACCACCTACACTTGTATTCAAGTTGGTTACGGAACATTGAGAAAGAAGTGTCAGATACAGAACTAGCAAGTTTGTGGTTCTGTAACATACCAGAAACATTTAGATCTTCAATGCAGATAACATCGTAATTATTTACCAACATCGTGGTCAAATTATGCATGTACCATGAACGCTTGTTGGCTATATCACAATGAAGTCTTGATACTTTTAGCCTGCATTTGTTTCTTCGATTACTTCCTAATTTCTTTCTCGACAAATGTCGTTGCATCCTTTTTAACTTCGCTTGGTTCTCACGAAGAAAATGGGGATTCTCAACAGTCATCCCATCGGATAATGTAGCTAATGTCTTGATCCCTAAATCAACTCCAACCGTTTTACCGGTTTTCTGTTTATAACACTGTTCTATTTCAACAAGAACTGATACGAAGTATTGACCAGAACGGTTCTTTGAAACGGTACAGGAGATAAAACGAGCGTTATCCGGTATTTCACGATCGATAACAATCTTAACCCATCCGATCTTTTCGATCCGGATCTTATTGTCAGTGATTTTAAACTTCGGAAATGGCAATCTAAACGACTGGTTGTCGTGTTTATTTTTATAATTCGGTCTACCTAATTTCTCTTTCCTGTTATTGTTGAAGTACTGTCTTGAGAACTCGATAAAGTCTCGTTGCTTCTGCTGTAAAGTAGCTGCAGATACTTCATTTAACCAAGGTTTTTCAATAACAAGATCCGACTTTGTCGGGAATTTCGGATTAGGGTTTGTTTCTTTATCGTATGAATTGAATGAGTCAACGCAAGCATTCCATACAATACGGACGCATCCGAACGTTTTTGCAAGAAGTTCTTCCTGTGTTTTGTTCGGATACATACGATATTTATATGAACATCTTATTGGATTCATTATTAATTCGTTTTAATATATAAATATACAAATAATTCTATTATTTTGCAATGGATTACTATCGATTTTGTGATTATTTAATCATATCTCCTCAACTTTAGTACGGTTTATTATCCTACTGATATGACGGATACTTAATCCAGTCCTGTCCTTTATCTTACCATATACGTAGTTCCTTGAAACGACCGTAGCCAAATCGCCTAACTCGTCCAGTATCTCATTATACATCCTATGGATCTCGTTGTTGCGGATAACCGTACTGTCCCTTACATATATCTTCTCAACGTCATCGTCGCAGAAGAAGATCTTAAGCTTATGAAGTATGTCTCTAAACATGATTATAGTTTTGTCCCAAAGATATGAAAATTTGAGGATAAAACCAGAAGAAAGCCAAAAAGAACGGGAGGCGGTGGGAGGACGGGGGATGCTCGGAAGGATGGGAGCCAGCCCCGTTCTATTGGGTCAGTAGGGTGTATGATCACTCGATGTCACGTACAAATCGAACAGAAGAGGTTAGGCGCTTGTATCGGGTGAATGCGCGCCCATTGTTGAATAGTACGATCCATCCGGAGTCGGAGCTACGCTCTGAACTAGACCTATAATATCTGGTATCTAACGGCTGTCCACCAATAGCCAATAACGCGTTATTGACGCTAATCAAGTACATATATATCAATGAAAGCTGACCACATGATGGGATATACCAATCATCATATCCCTTAGCGTCGGCACTAGCTAAGAACGTATTAAGTACATGACCGGCTGTCGCATAGGAAGTATAAGAACCGCCACCGGTAGTCACCCCTTTTAATACATTGGAATTCGCTTTCCCATCCCAATCAGATAAAGCCCCATTCGTCCAGGAGCTAACATCATCCGGAAGATATGGAGTACCTTTGTATGAATCTTGCTCAGGTTTCAGGAAACCAAAATCATTGCTCCCGTCTACTTTGTCATAATTCGTAATGCCGGTCTGGTCCTACCATATTCACCCCAATAAAAAGAGTAAGTCTTGTTAGGAGAATCGGGCAAACCGGACGTGGCTGTTTTGTAGCTTTGATTAGAATCCTCATTCTTCTCAATCATGATCTTATGATCATCATGTACAATAGCTACGGATATACATTGATAATCCGCCTTTGACAAAGGTATTAATCTACCATCCTGTTTAACGGCATAAACGCCATTATCAACAGGGGATTTATAACTTGAATAAAATCTCCTCCTTATCATAAGAATAAATTTTTACGAAGGATATAAATACCCCCCCCCCTCATGTATTTAACTTCTTTATTTATAATATATTATGTTTTAATTATATCGCAAATATAACAAATTAAATGAGATGGAAGGCGATATGGTTGTGAGGAAGTATGAGGGATATTCGGGGAGGATGATATGCGGGACGTTATTGGAAGGATGAGGTGGGGTATGATGGGAGGGGGATATGCGGGACGGACCACCTCCCCGAAATCGGCCCGGCCGGGCTGCCGTTTTTGGACCAGCCCCCCCCAATCCACAAAGGACGGGAAACAGGAACGGTAAACGATCTGCGAGCCGAAAAAAGAATGCTTATTTTGTATTTAACTTGCTGATTATCAATCATATAAATCAATATTTTAATATATATTTACATTTGATTAGATTTATTACATATAATCGTCGAATTTTTATTGCAAAATATTTGTTTGAAAATAAAACATGTAGTATATTTGCTCCTGTAAGATAATAGCATTAACAAACAGGCGCACCAGATGCCAATACAAGCCCCGAGGGTACGGGCAAATCTAATGACAAACAAAGAATTAAACAAAGTCCAGAATGAAGTTAAAAAATCAAACGAAAAGACATTAACAGGTGCAGTAAAAGCCTGGTGCAACCTGTTTAAATCTGGTAAAGAAATAAACGACATACTAAAAGAAAATGATGTTAAAGTATCAAAGGAAGTCGTTCCCGCTTTGGTTGCTTTAGCTAAAGACAAAGAAGTAGTAATACAACTTTGTAAAGAAATACTACCACGTGTAAATAACACGTTCTGCGCATACAAAGAAGTAGAACGTGAATACTATGATAAAAATGATCAGGATAAAAACAAAAAGCTTAAAATGAACGAAATAGAGGATATAGCAATACTAGGCTCTTCTCATAAACGTTTTGGATACAATGAGCCTATAGAGTTTGATTTTGGTATATATTACGAAACGTTTAACGGAGCAGACAAACGTATCATAAAGTGTGCTGTACCTATCAAACGGTATACGTTTAATCTTATTGCAAAGTGTGTCACTTACTATTTGACGCACCCTAAGAATGATAGATAAAACGATTTGCCCCCTATTTAATCACATAGGGGGCGTTATGGTAGCACACCTATGCGTTCTCGTCGCGCTACTGATTTAGACTAAATAGGTAAGGATATTTAACATTTTGGTATAGACATATCGCTAGTCGTTAGAGTATCGAGAGCTTGCGATAGATAGACCGTCGCTTAACAATGTGGTTTAGGCGCTATCCTAGTCCAGGATAGTGCTATTATCTTTAGGTCTGTATCAATTCGGTAAAATACACTGGGTCAACCTAGTAGGCCGTGTAAAAGCACGGGGTACGTTGGTGTATATACGCATGTATAGGGTGTATGTCTATGCGTTGCGAGAGTAGCATGTATGGAGTGTATTACGGGGTTATAGCCGTGCCAATGTATCAAAGCAATAACGTTTAGGGTTGCTTAAATACCTATGCGTTATATGTAGTAGTAAAATAACAACCCTTACAAGGGTATTTTGTGCGGTTAAATTGACGGACAAAGTGCGCCTTGTCGATACGTATCACGGACAACGTATGTGCGTATCTGGCCGGCTTCGTTGTCGGCAAAGGGACGAAACCAAAGAAAATAGGGGGGCGTGCGGGCGTTCGGCTAGTCGTATCGATAACGGCGGCCGTATTGTCTCCGGTCTCCCGTTTCTTATTGGTGCCATTAAAAAGAATAGATTATGTACAAAAAAAAGTTTGATAATTTGAATAAGAAATTATCCATTCAAAAAGAAAAGGCTTTAAAGTCCATTAAAAAAGCCCAAATGGAATTTTACGTTGAACTTACCAAAGAACTATACAATTCTAATAAATTAGATTGTAGCAGGGAGTCGGATAAGTGCAGGCGTAAGCGTGTTAGTTACATGGCAAACAAATTGAGACAGTAGTCGTTTGTTTTTATTTGATTTTAAAGTTTTGCCCTTCCGTATTGTAGTGATATAAGACGGAAGGGCTTTTTTGTGCCTATATTTTACAGAATGATAGCATATTTATATGTTTTGCTTACACATAAAAGTGTTAAGGTGGTAAATTTTAAGCCCTGATCTAAAATGTGTAAGTAAAATGCTTTATTATGTATCATTCTGTATATATTTATATCCATGCAGGCGGGTATATTGTGCCCTTATGTATGGTTTCGTGCGTGAATCGATCCTAAAAGGTATATAATAGGCGGTACTTATTGTATATTTTTTATCTATATCTGGGCTTATCTTTCCTTAGAGGTAGCTCTAAGGCTTGATATGTATTATATTGTTGATACTCAATTAATTATATTATTTGGGTATTGTTTCTAAGTTACGGATACTTATTGTATATTTTTATGGGTATATTTATATATTTCGTACTTGCCTTGTTCTGTTGGTACATGGCGTTTGAGTTGGGGCGGTATGTTATAGCTACGGGCGATGCCCTGCCCTTAATCATAGTTCTTTTATTGGCTTTATTATCAATACATTGCATAAAGCAAATATACAAGGCAATCAAGAACAAAGACCTCGATATCCTAGACTAATCGGGCGTTCCACGTGGAACAATCGGGAGGAAGGTCTCGGGTTTTATGCTGGGAGTTGGTGGGGTTGGGGTGTTTTGCGGGATGGGACACCTCCAAACAAGGGAAACCAAGGGAAACCAAGGGAAACCAAGGGAAACCAAGGGAAACCAAGGAGACCAAGGAAACCAAGGAAAACAAAGAAAAACAAGGGAACCCAAGGAAGACCAAGGAAACCCAAGGAAAACAAAGAAAAACAAGGGGAACCCCTTCAATCAACAAAAGAAATACTTTCCAATCAATGGGATTCCTTTCTAGACAGGGGTAATACTTTACCGTTAAGTGGAAACGCGAGGCGATTGCGAGTGATGGTGGGTATAGTGTTATTGGTGGTAGATATTGTCTGTTGGCGTGGGAGTGATACGGAGGGAACCAAGGGAAACGAGGGGCGGCGATGGCGTGGGGTCGGCCCCGCTGGTCGTCCGTCCCTGTTCCCCTTTGGCGTTAGTGTAATATTAAAAATCTGATTGTGATATGACGAAAGAAGAAGCAAGGAACGTATTTGGCGGTAGTATAGTAAATAATCTGCTGTCGCTAGGGGCTGAGCCTACCAACGTGGCAAGGCAAGACGGGTTGATAGAATGGAAAAGTGATGGATATATAGAGGTAGGAGGCGTACAGGTATGGGCTTACTATTACTTTGAGGATGGAGAGGATGTTGATAGATGTGATTGGGCGGATCATATGGAGATAGAGGTAGAGGAATGTTGGATTTAAAACCGGTTGATGGTGGTGGAATAACACCAAGGGGAACGGGCGGCGGTGTCACGGCGTGGTAGGCGCGGTTGTCGGTCTCCGTCCTTTTCCTTGGCGTGGTAATATAAAATACTAATAACATGGACGAGATTATGGAATTACAAGATGAGGCGCTGCTTTATCTGCGTGATAATATTACAAAGGATGAGGCGTATTATATCCTTACGACCGATAAGGAGATGCTAGCGATTCTTATAGCTGATAAGAAGGACGGGAGCAAACGTATCAAGATTCTTGATGCGGAATATACTATAGAGAAGGATGATATGTTATTTCTATTCGATACTGATGGGGTGATAGATGAGTGTCTTTTGGTTGCCAGCTACATAGGGATAAATATGTATTTCCGCAGGCAAGATGCCAACGCTATTTTGAATAACATCAATAGAGAGAAAGTTATGAAATATCCTTACATAGCTATTCAGTTAGATAATATACAGACTATCGAAAAGCGTAGGGTTATTTTTGAGATCACCGGACATAGGATAGATGATAACAAAGAGAAAATAGATTTTATGTTTGTTTATTTTATGGCTAGAATATTATGAGAGCGAGGAGGACTGTGAAGGAAAGAGATATTGTGAAGATATTGGTATTCGGGTATGATAGGATGCTTATAAAATCCATTAAGGATTCCGGATTCAGAAGTATGTCGGATGCAATATCGTACGCCAATAATATGGTCGGGGATAAGCCCATTGATCATATTAGGGTATCAAATGAGGCTCGTGGATGGTGTGGGTCATATACTAATTATGGTAAAAGAATAGATTAGTTCGATAGTAGGATATGATATGAGAAGGATTATAAAAGAGAAAGACGATATCAAGGTGTCTATATTTAGCGGGGGTAGGTTGGTTCGTGTTTTCATAGATTCTGGGTATAGGAATATAGCTATGGTGATAGCCGATTGCGGCAGAATAGCTAATGGTTGTTATCACATACATCATATTGAGGTGGTAAATATGGATAGGGGATGGTATGGTACATACACCTTATATGGAAGGAAAATAGATTAGTCGGATATTGAACAACAAAGGAGGTATATATGGATAATATTATAACAAATGTGGATGGCATGAAAGTAAAAGTAAGAGTATATGATTTTGGCGGCGAAGTGGCTGATAGATATACCATAGTATATGTAAATAAAAATATAAAGGATGGTTATGGGGTGGTGTATTATCCTGTTTTCTCATGTAGTGAGGATCCATTCCATCCATTAGGAGTGGGGATGTATGCGGGAGATTATTATCCGCATAGAAGTCATATGTACAATTTTGGTAAAAGAGTGAAGGATATAGATTCACTGCCAAAGAAAGTGATTGAATTTATAAAATATATTGCACGATGAACGAAATAACTTACAACAATTACGATTTGGTTGCTTTTGAGCAGAATGGGGAAGTGGTAGTAGCCGTAACATTCTACAGGTATTACAAGAAGAAAGCTAAAGGTGAGGTTAATTATAGGTGGAGAACCAGATGCCCGGAATTGGTGGATAAGATCGTAAAACACCGTACCAAGGTGTTTACCGGTCAACTTATCCAGTTAGCGAAAGTGTATGGGGAGAAAAAGGTTGTAAAATATCAAAAGGAGGAGGAAGAAGTATGTCAAAATACGATAGAGACGCTATAGAAATATATATACTGGATCATATAGATACAGATAATTATGGTAAGCAGTTTAAATATGATAGGGAATATCTATCTTTTATGCTTAACGTGTTCAAGGATGAGTATAAAGAACATATCAAAAGGGATGGGATTAAGAAAGCTTTTGAGGATTACATAATGAGCGTTCCATCCATATTTAGGATTCATATAGCGAATTGCGACATTAGATATTTATTACGTTCATGGGGCGTGGAGTTCGATGAGGATGATGATGAGATATACATCTTGTATAAGAGGATCATAAGAGAGGTCTTTTTTAAGATGTGTGAGGATATGAAAGTTTGTTAATGTTGAACCAAGCCTTGGCGGGGCGGAAGGAATACCATGATCGTACGTGTGCGGATATGGTCCGGGGTCGGTTCCCGGCGCCTTGGCATAATTTAAATATAAATGATATGGGAGATAATATTTTAAGAAAAGCGGCTGATGAGTTAAAGAAGGCCGGTTGCAGGGTTTTCGCATGGCAGGATGATACTTATAATAGAGGTTGGAGTAAGGGTGATTATACGATGTTGTATTACGCCTTCCCTGATTCACCCAACATCGGGTATCTGAGTCATGGGGAATATGGGATGAGCGTAGCGTATAGTAGAGCTTATATACCGAGCTGTGGAAGTGGATCGGGGTGTTGTGTCAAGGAGGAAGCTACGTTTGACCTTGAGGCGGCGTTAGATGCGTTGAACGGGCCGTTACCTAGGTGGTGTAGGTCTTATGGGGTTTATCCAAAGCAGTACGATAATATTGATAAATGGTATAATAGCGATAATCATAACAAAAAATTATTTAAGGAGATTTGATATGGAGGTAAAAGATTGGGAAAATCTGGTTTTGAGTACAGAAGTAGGATCACATTGTTTTGTTACGCTGATTGATAATAATGACATCAGTAGAGGTTACGCGCAGATCAGACGCGCGGAACATTTCGGGTATAACATCTGCTTCACTCGGTTATATGGGAATAAGTTTTATTTCGAAAAAATAGAGGAAGGACGTACGCAACAATACATCAATAGGAGAAAATAATATGGTGATAGAATTTGATTTTGAGATATACAAAAACGGAGATTACGATAAGGTGTATCTCCGCAACGGGAAAGAGCCAAGAGTATTATGTGATAATGGGAAGGGAGATCGCCCTATAGTCGTGATGGTTGAGGATGATAACGCGAATGATTATATTATTCTTCGTTATAACGAAACTGGCAGGAGGAATATCAATGGTCAATCGAGTCTTGATCTCATGTTATCTGTAAAAGAACGGGAGCCAGAATTATGGGTTGTCGTTATATCTTACATGGATAATAAGGATAAGAGGCAAAAGATGGTCTTGCCTAATTTTTTCTCAAAGAATATAAGAGGGAATATATATCTTCAAGGAAGCTCTAAATCAAGTGTATCATATTATGTCGATAAGTTAGAAGAAGATAAGTGCTTCGATGAGCTATGCGAGAAGATAAGGGTAAAAAGAGATCGTATTTACAACATAGAAATAATATCACTATCAGATGACGAGGCGACAGTTTAATCAGTTGATAAATGAGCTAGACGGCAAAAGCCCGTTTATCGTATTACATAGGGATTCCGTTGCGCCTAAATACGTGGGCGTGGAGGTGTCGAAGGATGGGGCGGTATACAGATATGCGATAATAGGGATAAACGATGAGTATAAGGCTAAAAAAACCCTTATTTCGAAAATATTAGGCATAGCTAGTTACCTAAATAACAATAAGCCCTTAAAAAAGGGTTAATTAGATGTATTTATGACCTACGGCGTCATATACGATATAATGCCATAAATAACGTTGTACAGAGGATATGTATGATAATATGATAAAGAACGTATTTGTGTCTTGACATCATAATATTATGCCATTATATCCTCTTTTTGTATAAAAAGGATAACAAATAACATAAATATCTTAAATATGGATGAAATTAAGATAGGGGCTGAAATTGTGTTTAATATAACCGGCAGCCATAATATAGGATATGCCAAATGGGAAAGGTATATCGGGACGGTATTAAGTAGGGATCACCGATCACGCCTTTATGTACGGACGATAGGAATGCCTAGGGCTTGTATTGATGAGCGGGATGTAGAGTGGGTTATTGATCCAGATGGGGATTTTGATATGGATGAGGCGATCCCGAATCCTGTGGCAAGGGAGTTGTATAAGTTGATGGGTAGGTACGTTTATACGTTCGGTAGGTCTCATGAAAGTATCAACGGATATATTGCGTATGAATGTATGATGATGGACAGGAATTTAAGACATAATGTTATGTATGTGTTGCATGATCATGGATTCGAGATACGGCATATTGATAATTATTCTTGGTGGATGACTAATGAGAGAATGATGTCTGAGGTAACATATGCGGAGGGGGATATTCATATAATTGTTCATGAGTGTATGGAGGATTATGTGGATAACGTGAAATTCGGGGAGGGGTTTTATAAAAATAAGGGAGAGTGATGAGATACTTACTCGTGATGGCGATGATAATATTGACACCGCCAAAGGGAAGCGGAGGCATGCCCCTCGCCCCGAAGCCAGCCGTGGTCGAGGCACGGGTATGGGACAAGCTGGCGGACGCCTTGTCTTTCGTGGAGTCAAGGGATGACGATCGTGCGTATAACGCCTCCTCCGGGGCTTTAGGGAGGTGGCAGATGAAAAAGGTGTATGTAGATGAGGTTAATAGGATATTGCGCCTTAAACGGAAGAAAAAGCGGTATAGATATGATGATCGAACAAATCCTTCCAAGGCTAGGGAAATGTTCGAGATATATCAATCTCATCATAATCCTAAAAAGGATATAGATCGGGCTATAAGATTGCATAGGGGACTACATTCCCCTAAATATGTCAAGGAGGTTAAAAACAAATTGAGAGAATAAAAATATAGGAGGATTAACATGGACGAGGATAAAGTGATACGACCGATGGATTTTGTTCGGCTTACAAATATTGACGAATCAAATGTGATTAAGGACACTAAAAACCATATAGGGCTGGTCAAGGAGGTCAGTCGGGACGGGAGAATGAGTATAATATGGATAGGTGAAACTTACAGTCAGTTGGCGTGGTTCAAATCGAGCGAGTTGGAGGTGGTGGATAACCTTGTGAGCATCCTGACATGCGGGCTGGCTAACTTTCGCGGAGACGGAAAAGAGAGCGCGGATAAATTTTATCCAATGAATTTATGTTATATAAAAAGGGGGTGATATATGAAATGGGTGATAATAAAAGGAGTTAGATATCCTAGTTCCGTGATATCAGCATTTGCGGCATATAATATGGATAACCCCTTCTTGAAGGTCAGGATAAGAAACAAGTATCATATAGTGCCTTTTGATGATGTTAATAAGATGGCTAGTCAGATGGTATATTTAATGGACAACTATCCTGATTTCGTTCAGATAGGGAGATGGTGGATATCCAAGAAGGCGGTAATGTCTTGGGTTCCCAATGGGCAGGCCGTGGACGGATCGGGCTGGGTTATATCCTTCACCCTGTCCTTTGGATTGGAGGGAGGGACGCAAATTAGGTTTGATAAAGAAGATGAATACCTAAGTGAGGTAGATGGACTTAATGAGTTGTTTAATGTAATATTATAAGGTAGTATGTTGATAGACGTAAATAAATGGATTGATAAAAACGGGAGCTTCGATGAAGCCGGCGGATTGGATTTAGTGAGGCACGGATATGAGTGGATTAGACGGATGCGTAAATTCGAGAATAAGGCAGATCGTCATACATTTCAGAAGGTGTTTGGGAATAAAAGAGGTAATGAATTATGGGACTTCTTTTTAAATACAAGAAGATCTATTTTCGTATTAGAAGATAGTTATTTTCTAATTAATGACAGAAATGTCTTCTCTTTGTGTTTAGCCGAATGTAGTGATTATGAACTATATGAGCTAATTCAGGATCATGAGGCTGATAGTCGTCAAAGCAAATAATATTAAGTAATTTTTAAAAAAAACGAATTATGACGAATTCTTTATTAATCTATGAGGAAAGTGGGTATCTGTTTAATGATGCGACAAAAAGATTAGAATGGTTTGAGATTGATAAGATCTTAATCAGTTTTACATATGGAGTGGTTAGATATATAGGAACTTGGGGAGGAGGTAGGACTGATAAGAGGTTAGAGGGAGAGCGGTTCTATTCGTCCGAGGAGTGTTTTAAGAAGGGCGATAGTATTCCTAAGAGAAAAATATCAATATATGATACTTTTAGGTCATTGTATGGATTTTCCCCAATAGACGATTATGTATGGGAATACAAAAACGGGAGAGCTGTCAGGGGAAAATTGGAGAGTTTTGATGTTGTAATAAATCATAAGGGTGAGTTACGTTGTTCAAAAACATATTATGCGAGCGAGGAAGATGTGTATAGGTTTAATGATTTGATTGTGGTTGACAAGAATGGAGACATAAGGATGGCAAAGTCTCCTAAAAGTAAATTGATGCTTACAAATGATCAATTGAGTGTCGTAGAAAGGATGAGAGGAATCATTGATGATATGGTTAAGTTAAAAATGATTATGTACATCGATCAAGGTTATAATCTTTGTTTTCTACCGGGAGATAAAATAGAAGATTTGACAATGGATGAGACGGATGGATTTGTAGATACCACCGGTATAGTGACACATATAAAATCTAAGGATGTAGTGGAGTTTTATGTAGAAAACCCATTCGTAAAGATAAAGGATGAGTAATACTTGGATCGGGATTGTAGTGGTTCGTGAGAATAACTACAATCATATCTCTAAACGTGAGCATAAGGAGGTACGTATGTCATTCGATTGACATTAGGGATCTAGTTATATTAAAAGAGGAGGAATTATGAAAGAGATTGTATTAAAACTGTGTGAATTTGATGAGCTGTCAAAAGATTCACAAGAAAAGATCATAGAGCGTGAGCGCTGGAATGTAATGGAGCAATGTATGGATGCTTATAGTATAGAATATCAAGAGTCGATGAAAGCCTTTGAGGATATGACAGATACTAGGGTTTATAATTGGGAAGTTGGATACGAGAGATATGATTTTAGTTATGAGTTTAAATACAATGATCCTATTTATGAACATCCTACAGATTATAATCGTGATATATTCCCTAAGAATCTATGCGGTAAATTATTGTTCAGGTATATCAATAACAACATTATGCCACATATCACGAAAGGTAAATATTATTCTATAGGCAAATATATAGATGGGAAATATAATTACAAGTGCAGACGCAGTCGGGTAATATTGGGATACGAAGACAATTGTCCATTAACAGGGATGTGTTATGATTATTATCTCCTGAAACCTATAATTGATTATTACAATGCATGGTGTACTTATCCGGAGGATTTTTCTTTAGAGGATCTGATGAGACAATGTTATGATAACTTCTTCAAGTCATGGTATGAGGAGTACGAGTATTGGGCTGATAATGAAGATGCGATACGTGAGGAGCTTCATCATAATCAGTATGAAGATCGACTCTATTATGAGAATGGGGATGTGTGTGTTGAACCATTAAATGAAATAGCATGAAAGTGATATGTACAAGGTGTGGCGGAACAAATATTGCTTGTGAAGCGATCGTAAATCCAAACACCGGGAAAATAATAGATTATCTTGATGAATCTTTTATGCATGCTAATTGTGGGGATTGCAAGGAAGAGGTAGTGATAACGGATGTAGATAGAGTCAAGAAAGATATTGATTCTATGTTTTTCGAGTTCGTTAAAAAGAATGGGAAAGAACCTGAATACGTAGAATGTCAGATCGTATGGAAAGACACAGGGGATGATCAAAGAACGACAATAAAATTATCATTAAGCATCAATGATGATGATAATGATAATGTTTTCTATCACTGTAATGGGATAGAATCACTTAAGTCACTTGTGGAATATGGAGTAGGAGAGTTTATTGTAATAGATTGTTGGAGTTTTTTTAGTATTGATAATTTGTAAATTGATGAGATTATGAATATAGAGGTAATAAGATACAGGCTTCCGGTTTATTGGGCTCGTGCTCTGATAAATGATGATTATACCGGTTTGTTAGATAATGAAGAACAAGAAATAAGGAATTTCTTGAAACGAGTAAAAGCAGATCCCGTAAGTGTAGACTGGAAAACAGAAGGTTTTTATTGGTACAATAACGCTAATAATACACCGGGGGAATGCGTAGATTTTATTTTTCACAAGTGTAATAATTAAACTAAAATAATATGGAAACTACAAACAGACTATTTTATTCAAGTACAAAATTCTTTACAGAAAACGAGGAAGAATATAGAATAACAGCCACAGTATCTTTAGATGATGATTGTCATAACAATATGTGTGACTGGAGCATAACGGCCGATATCAGACAAAAAAACAAATATGGACGATATAAGGAGTATATGGGAGGCTGCTGCCACGATGAGATTGCGAAGTATGTTCCAGAATTGGCGAAGTTTATACCATTACATTGTTGTAATCATTATGGTGCTCCTATGTATCCGGTGGAAAATGGTATGTATCACATAAAGAATAGCGATAAGTCTGTGGCTATTGAATATTTACGTATATCAGACAAGGAATATTCCAAATTATCTGAAGCGGTGGACGATAAGATGTATTTCAAGTATCTGCTTTTCAATCTAGGGATTGTGGATAGATGGAAACGTGAATCAGACGAGCTTATTGCGGAACTTGAAAACCTGTGTGGAAAGAAATGGGTTAATCCATATAAGCCAGAAGAAGAAAGGTTTACCCTGACACTAACGGACGAGGAACGTTTGCTTATTGAAGAGCGTATTAAAGCCGGGTATTATTCCGCAGAAAATATCGAAAAACGTAGGGAGGAGGCTCATAAGGCAAAGATGTTGAAAAAGCGTACTGAAATTTGTGAGCGATACGATAAGGTAATCAGGGAAGCGGAAACAGGCAAAAAGGTAATGCTCTGTGTATTTGATTATGGATTGTCAACCGATAATGTGATATATTATAATCACACGAACACTTTATCTTTCAACTGGCGTGATTATGGGGAAAAGATCACACAAGAAGAGTTTGATGATTTCGTGAATAACGTGGATCGTTCTAAGTTACCAGAAGGGATTAAATTCGAGTTCAAAGCATGATCAAGAAAATGGAATCCAAAGAATATGCTTTAGGGGTGGAGCGAATGGATAAGGAGGTAGGGGCGCCAATCGATATCGCTCAGTCCCCTATGCTTATGGCGGCTTACGAGGCCGGATGGGATGGGGCATGAGACATCTTGGAGGTATGTCTGTAGATGATGCGATAATGGAGATTCTTTTAGAAAGAATGATAGATGTTGCATTTGAAGACGAAACAGTATGATAATAGAAAAATCATTAAAAATAAAGTTTATACAGAAATGCAAATGTGGAGCTGTCACTATCAGATTTACGGGAGAGACATCCAATATGTCATGGGCGGCGTTACCGGTGGAGCCGGCGTGTATGGGTAAGGCGGTCGGGGAAGCGGGGCGTCCGCTCATGCTTTGTGGTGCAAGGTTGTATATAATTACCAAAGTTTAAATAGAATATGAAGACAGTAAGATTATCTGACTTCTCGCCTTATAATAGGAATAAGGGAAAGACGCAAGAGTTGCGTCACAAATTCAGGAATCAAATACTTGAATATTGGGGAGAAGATACCGGGATTTTGATAGGAATAACCATGGTATATGAAAGACATTTGTGGAACGAGGAAGTTAAAGTAATATGATTATGGACGATAATAAGATAATGGAAGCGGCTCAATTGATAGCCAACTCCTCGGCGGCCTTAATACAGGCTATGGGGATGATGAGTGAGAATATAGAGAGGGCTAACAGAGGGGAATCTCTGGCTTATACCGAAAATTCTTTTATGAAACTGATTCAAGATAATGGGATAACATATAATGATGTAATACAAAGGGGGTGGATATGAAAAACGTAGAAAGAATAAACGCTTTAAATAAAGTTTATTATGAATAGAATGAAAATATTTTTTAATTACTTATTCTTTAGGGATATGGGTAATCTTGGTGAGGGATGTCTTATAAGCGCATTCATCTGGCTTATGATCATGCTTGTCATTATTGGGGTCTTTTGCTTATACTAAAGATCATTTCATGAAAATCAGGATAACGTATAACAATGTAATACAAAGGGGTTGGAGATTATGAAAGACGTAGAAAGAGTAAATACATTAAATAAAATGCTATTAAATGCGAACGTAGTAGCTTATGGGGCTATGGTTGATTTGATTAAAAGAACAGGGAGACTTGATCTTGACATGGATAGCGGAACCCATGTAGATGATTTTCCGGCTGAAATAAGGATCTTTACCGATAACGGGTTGATTTGTTTATCTATAACATCCGTGTATTTATCGGGGGAAGATAATTTGATGGTCGATGGATATGATGACGATAATGAGAAAATTGAGGGAGTGGATGTTTATTACGACCAGATAAGTGAGATAGTATATCTAGCTAAAATCATATTAGAAGAAATGGAGGAAAAAGATCATGGGGAAAGCAGTTAAAACAGATATAGAATATAAGGAGATATTAGAGAAATCATTATCAGCTATCCAATATCTAAGGATACATGGATTCTCTACATACATGGAATCGGAGGGGATTGTAAATAGGATAATGATGTTTAAGGATAAGAATGAGATGAGAGATCAAAAAAACTCAAATCAATTCCGTAGGATTGGCTATGATAGCAGAAGAATATAAGTGTATTGATGCTTACAAGAAGCCGGAGAATCCATTGGAATGGTTGCCGTGTCCACGATGCGGCCTCCGGCCTTTGGTCTGGGAGTTCGATAACGGGAGAGCCACGGCGTGCGGGTGCGGGACAGACTGTTATAGTCATTGGAGCGTGCAAGCGGAAAGTATTATGTCGGTCATAAAAAGATCTGATAACGGTAAGTCGGCTGAGGCGTATGATATTGATGAACTTAAAAATAACTGGAATCATTGGGTGAGGACAGGGGAGATACTGTTTACGCCGGGAAATGGGAGATGGTAATATAATTAACAATTTAAGATATGGATCATTATTTGGCTACAATTCAAACAATATTAGATAGATGTGATGATAACAACACATCTCTTAGTATTGATGACATAGAAGTGATAAAAACAAATCTATGTAGAATAATAAAAAGGGCTAAAAGTATTTGTCACAATCATTACAACAATATTAATCTATTAAATATGGATACAAAAGATAGAATCAAACAGGAGCAAAATAAACCTATAGGGCTGATTTGCCATAATATCTATGAGTTGACTTACGCAATGCATGAGTTTAACAACGGAAAGTATGACGAGACTCGAACGGGGGAGGTCATCAACGAGATGTCTACTATGTCCAAGGAGATAGGATGGCCGGTAGTGGTGATGGATACGCTTGAGTATTATGCGGGCAGTGCTGATGATGAGGTTCTGGAAATGGATGCGCATGAGTATGTCGAGAAAAAATACAATGATTATCATATTGTTTATATCTGTAATACGTATAATGATATGGTAGAGAGATTAGATGGTTATATATATGGGATCATGGATAAGGATGGGAAGGTAATATGTGATTTGGCTGAACCAGATTACATAAATCTTGCGAGCGGAGGTGTTATCAATGAGGATAATATGGTGGATGATGATATGATAAATCATGTATTGGAATTCAAGGTTAAAATAGTCATATTAAACGAAGAATCATATGGGAGCTACAATAACCGTAATTGGATCGGAGTGGATATCATTAGATAATTCTCTACCGGAGGTACAGAAACCATGTTATTTTTTGGATAGAGAGAACATTTTTCGTGGGGTAATGGATGAGTCGGGTGATGTGTATGAGATATTGGATAATGATGCCAATGATGTTGTATATCATAGCAATATAGAGGATGGATATATAGTTTTTTGGAAATAGTAATTTAAGGAGGATATTTATGGCATATTTAGCAGTCAACAGAGACGGAGAGGAGCTTGTGTTTAATGATTGTCCTATCTATGATAGGGTAGAGGACACATGGAAAATACCTATGCTTAGATGGGAACTTGTTTATGATGATCCAGATGATCATAGCGCGGGTGTTCATGAGGATGAAGTAAGGGATGATGATTATGGTGTAACATTACCCAACGGAACAATCGAGAGAATAATAGGTGGTCCATTGACTTTCGCCAATGAGCCAATAGAAATAGTAACAATAAAAAGCCATGAGTAAAGAATATAAAGCGATAAAGAATTATATCCATAATGAGCTTGGGCTTACCAAGGAAGATATAATCAATGTAATTAGATCTGATATAAGACAATGTGTTGAGAGGTGTATGCGTAATACTTACGGGGATGATAATAATTTAGAGCGGTGGATTAAGGTTATGGTGGAGAATGAGCTTCAAAACAGAGATTTTAACATCGTTTCAAGGATGGTAGAAAAGGTGTTACGAGATAAGATGTTGGATAATATAGAGATTATTATAAGAAACAAGAATATAAATGATTGAGGATATGAAAGATGAGGATATTTTAGATAAGGCAAGAATGGAGGGCATGAATCAAGGGATATGGCTGGCGGTTCAGGAGCTAGCCCACGACGGGCGATGGACGCAAGCCGCGGAGGAGCTGGTGTCTTCTTGTGGATTGACTGAGGATGAGTGTAGAAAGCTACAAGAGGAAAGTGGGTCGTTTGATGATGAGATGCTTGAGTTTATTGATACGATATTCGGTCGTAAGATAGATTTAGATGAGGATAATCAGATGATTGATATAGATATATCTACAATGAAAGTAGGTGATACATATAGCTTCATGAACAACCAAAAGGAGATGGTGGAGATCAAGGCTGTAAAAAGATCAAGGCTGGGGTGTAATGGATGTTATTTATCAAATAGCGAGATATTATGCAATGGGTGTAATAAGAGTGAGCGTGAGACAAATGATAATATAATGGTCGTCAGGATAGATAAGATGGATGATGTATATCGTAATGATCGTCCTATGGATCCGGGAATAGGCGTAGTTCACTCTTTTAGGATAAATAATAAAATTATAAAAGCGGTAGCATGTCAGACAATCATCAGGAATGACATTTGTAGTAAATGTTGTTTTGTAGATACGAGTATCTGTAGTAACATGAGGTGTTTTAGTAGTGTTAGAGAGGATGATAAAAGTGTAATTTTTAAGAAAATAGAATTATGAGCGAGAATACGATCGATAAGGCTAAGGAGGAAGGCATAAGACAAGGGATATGGTTATGCATACAAAAGCTGGTGAGTTTGGAAAATCTTGGTATGGCAAGATATTTTATACTATCATTCAGATTTGACAAAAATGAATGTGAGGCGTTATTGGATAAAAATGATCCAAACGATAAAATGAATGAATTTATCGATGGATTTATATTTAATAGAAATAATCATATAAAAAAGTTGGATGATATAGGGTATCATAAGATAGGTGAAGTATTTAAATATGATATCGGTTCGGGAATAATAGAATTGGCGGTAATAGAGGATGACGGTAGCGGTTGTGATGGATGTATATTTAATGATAGGAATTATTATTGTAAGAATACTTGCTGTATTAATGTAGATAGAAAAGACAGTACGGATATTATATATAAAGAAGTAAAAAGATCATGAGTTTAATAGATAAATTAGAGGATTTGGTGGTCAAAGTAGACACCGAATACCAACAGAAGATGGAGGCGGTGATCCGGGAGATAGTTCCGGGGATGCCGGAAGGGAACGTGCGCCATGCCGCCGAGTGTATGTGTACGGACAGGATGGGGAGCATGATGGATATCGATATTTATATATTAAAGGAAGAGGATAGACCTTACGAATGCCATTATCTAAAGGATCTGCTGGAGGATAGGGTAGCTAGAATAGCCAAAATGCATGAGGATGAAAGTTATACATACAATATGGATGATAATTATTGGTGCGCCACATGTGGATCCCATTCTCATAAAAAGGATTCCAAGACAGGGTATTGTTGGTATTGCGATACAGTTAATTGGGTTAAAGAGGATGGGAAGGATGTTGGAATATAAAAACAAGCAATTATATAACAAGGAGGAATAAACATGGGAAGAGGTGTTAATACAGGCGCCTTGTCTCCGGTCGGCGGTATCGGGGAAATACGAATGCGAGCAAACCTGCGAAAATAGTGGCGTACAAAGATTTCGCGAAACAGATGGTCATGGCACAATACGAATGATAGAGGAGATTGGTGATTAAAATATTAAATAACATTAAACATGAAAAAGAGTAGAAGAATTGTAAAGAAAATGAGCAAGAAGAGCCTTATCAACAAGAAGGCTCTTCGGTATATTATCGCAAACAGTAATTTATGTAAACATGCGATAAGAGAATTGGAATTAGCCGGATATAGCAAAGAAGAGGACGGTCCTAACAAATGGATGCGCGAACAGGTAATAGAAGCTGTCGCGCTGTTCTCTTCTCATGGTAACAGCGGATTCTCGGCACCATTTGAAATCAATCTCGTCAAGAAACTTTGCAGTTTTGATATAATCTCTCCTTTGAGATTTGACGATGGCGAATGGGAAAAAATAGGCTTAGACGGGAGTTGCCAGAATAAAAGAAAATCATCGATATTCAAAGAGCCGGACGGGAGTATCCATGATGTTGATGCATTTTCAAAAGTTCCTGTAAAAAAGTTTTTATTCGCCACTCGAACGTGGACGGAGAACATCCATAAGATAGGATGGATAGGAGGGTTGTTTGAGACGGACGAAAACGGAATACTCACTGGAAGATATTTTGGTAGATGTAATGTAAAAGACTATCAGAACGGATATATGCCAAAAGGCAAGAAAGAAATACCATGCAGGGAGATAGAGATATCGCCGGACAATTGGATTATGACAGTTGAATCAAACAATGAGGCTTTGATTGAATTGTCAAAGATTTATGATATAGTCTGGCGACAATGCCCTTGCTTGAAAGGCATAATGAATACCAACGTTACACCGGAACTTGAAAGATTGGCATGCGAACAAATAAAGGGATAAACAATGAATGACAAATTTGTAGACATGCCGAAATGCATGGTGGACAAATACGAAACCGCCGACTTTATTGCCAGCGACCCCGTCCAGTTCCCAAGGCGGTATTCCGGGAGGGACGCGGAGGTCAGTGGGTTCATTACTTCGTGGCTCTCGTTCGGGAATCGAAAGGCGATCATCGGGGCGGCGGAGCGGATGGACAGGGAGTTTGGTGGCAGTCCTTACGGGTGGCTGATGGATAGGCAATATGTGAAAGTATATAATTACCTAAAATATAATGATATGAAAATTCAAGTAGAGTTAAATTTAGAAGATGTATTTGAGGAAGCTGTGTACAACGAAGCGACGTTGAAAGAGGAGTTTACCAGCTCGGTCAGGTTAGCTGTAGTACGTGAACTTAAAGAAAAGTTCAAGAATGAGTTGATGAGAGAAATATCCAATCCGATATCAGAGAAAATTGAGGATATAGCGAGGGAATCAATGAGCGATCTCATTGAGAACGCCAGCGAGAAGAAATATAGATTCAGGTTAGATTATATGGATGAGGAGTTGACAGTAGACGAGTTTATAAGAGGCAGGGTGAAGAAAGTTGTAGACAGCAACATCGAGACAATGGTAGAATCAAAAGCCAAATCTTTTGTCAATGAGTTAAGGAAAAGGTATGATATGGCGTTCGCTGCCTTTATCGTGGATAATATGAGAAAGCAAAATATGTTGAAGGACGATAAGATAGCTGAGCTGTTAAAGGATAACCCAAATGAGAAGTAGGGAAGATGCCAAAGGAAGGCGGCGATCTGTGCTCATGACGCCGCCCGTACCGGAGAAGGTCAGGGTATTATCCCCGGCATGGTATAGGGCGGCAGTGGAGTTTCAAGGTAGGCCGGAGCAGGAGCGACTAGCCTTTTGCTCGTGGTGCTGTTGTCATGGAGGGTGTAATTTGTGCACGGACATAAGTAAATACAACATAAAAGGGTTTAAGATATATGGAGGATAATAATATGGAGATGGAGGAACTTAAAAATAAGTATAGTTTTTCCGATGGGTTGATGGAGAAAATAAAACACTCCATTGAGGTATTAAGAAAAGGGGAGGAGTTTGCCCTAAGATTTTACGATAAGGGATATTATCTAGCTTTCAGTGGAGGCAAGGATAGTCAGGCCCTAAATGAGATAGAGATACTTGTAAAAGACGGTCACTATCAAGAGTTAGGAGAAAATCCAAATATGGTATTAGCGTGGTATTTATCAAAGAGAACAGTGGATGATTTTAAGGGACTGGTGAGAAGAGTACAATCCGGGAAATTCAAGCCTAATAAAAAGAATAGAGAGCTATGGGATAGATTCATAGATTATTTTGATATAAAAAATGCAAAATTTTAAATATGACAAAAAGAGAGGCCATGATATTAGCGTTAGAGGTATTCGCTCAAAGCGTTGATATTTTAATAGAATCGGATAAGGTAAGTAGATCGATACGGACCACGAAAGATTATGATTTGGTAAATATAGCTTTCTATGATTTAGCGGAAAGCCTTCAGAAAAAAGCTGATAGAATGAAAAAGTAAATTAACTATTAATAATCATTATTTAATTTAATTCAAAAACAAAATGTCTACTTTTGTAGACACATAAAAATTACACATATGAAAAAGAGTAAATTTGTAAAGGAGTTAGAGAGGATCATCGATATGGTTAAGGCCGAGGATGATGGTTTCGAGTATGGTGGTAAAGTCATTTTCTATAAAGAAAATGATGGTAACTATGAAGTCTCGGTAAGGAACATTGAGATGGATCTGACGGTAGAGGCCAATATTATGGCTAGTATGGGTGATAGGACTTTTGCCTGTCTTATGAGTGAGGTCTATAAACAAAAGCTTACAAAGGCTATAATGATGTCGGAGGATGAGGATGATGAAGACAATTGATAAGATGACCGATCAGGAGATATATGATCTTACTGATGAGCAGGTAGAGAAATTGATCGTAACAAGATGTGCGGAGGAAGGTGTCAGGTTTATAGATGAGCCTCCAGTCATGAAGACGTATGGATATAAATCTATTTCTCCATCTCATTTCTTCTACTATTTGGAGGGCTTGAATATAGCCGTTCTTGATCAGAATGATGCTATTAAGATAGCTAAGTTATTAAGTGAATTTGATCTATACAGGACTAGATATGATTTCACCATATCCAATGAGGAGCTATGCAGTAGATTGGATATAATCAATATCAGGCATGTTCCGATGTTTGACACGAAAGATAAGGAAGCTTATAAGTCTGTCAAGGATAAGAACAACGAGATCGAGGAGGAGTACAAAGATCAGGTAAACGAATACAAAGAGAATGTAAAAAAGATGGGTGAAATCCGTGCCGAGATATGGCCAAAAGTAATTGATGTAAGGCGCAAGATTGATCACATGAATCATCTTAAAGTTCTTTTCGTAAAGGAATATCTTCCGTTGGTGGATCACGACACGGACAAGGCTATGATATTTTTCAAGAAGGCTTATGGCGTGGATGATGATACGGAAAGATATATTCGTGAAGGAATAAAAGATTATCCTTTGTTTAACAATAATATAGATTAAAATGCACAATTGGTTTAAATGTACGGTTTCTTACGAGACCGATGCCGAGAACGGCATGAAGAAGAAGGTAAAGGAAGAGTATTTAGTAGATGCCTTTTCTTATACCGAATGTGAGGCTAGGATCATAGAGGAGATGAAGCCATTCATCTCCGGTGAGTTTAGCGTTGATATCAAACGATTCAGGATAGCGGAATTGTTTGCCATGGATGGAGACCGGTTCTATAAGGTCACGGCTGATTATATTACGATAGACGAGAAATCGAACAATGAGAAACGCAAGGCGTTTAACTACATCGTTCAGGCCAATGACCTTGATCATGCCAAAAAGAATTTCGAGGAAGGCATGAAAGGAACCATATCAGATTTCGTTGTCACTTGTATCAAGGAAGAGAAGAAACTGATGGACTTCTACGAGTTTGATGGTAAGATCAGGAATCCGGAGAAAAATGAGGATAGTAGGCAGTAAAGCTAGCTACGAAACCACGTCGTCCATAGCCGAGAAGTTGATGGAGATAAGTAAAATGGAGGGTACGATTTATCGTATCCTCACATTGTCTAACAAAACTTATCTAGCTTCTAAATTAGGATATAGCAGATCGGGGTTCTATAAGAAGATACAAAACAGGAGTTTTAATATCAGGGAACTAGCTCAGATATTCGATACGATCATCAACTTCAAGGATCAAGATTGGACTGAGGGTAAGATTAATAGGCTTAAGAGGTATAGGGCTATGAGCCTTATGGAGTTCAACAAAAGTTATAAAAAGAAAAAGGCATGAGAGGTAGGATGTTACCGTGTGAGAGATGCGGAAGGATGGTAACCATAAGGAGTAAGGGGTTGTGTCCCGCATGCAGAGCCAAGGAGCTACCACCAAAGGAAAGGGCGGCGATACGGGTGAAGGCCAAGCCAAAGGGGAAGAGCCTAGCCGTTTTCTTTGGCGCCCATGTGGCTAGATTGAGTATGACAAGGAGATCTGCTACCGGCGCATACATACCATGCCCGGGGGTAAGCAACATATGCCACTTATACCCTAAACGGAAATATAAATCAGTTGCTGAGGATAATGATAACATTATCTACTTGACGGCTGATGAGCATACAAGATTCGATTATCTATTAGATACGATGGATTTCAGCCAGCTCTTGGACGAGTTTGGCAACGTATGGCTGTTGGCAGCCAGAAGGATGAGGGATCTCGCACCTAGAGTCGAGGAGGATGGTAAATTAAAAACCAGATTATTATCATGGATAGAAGAAAACAAAAATTACTTCTAGCTCTTGGATACGAAGCTATAAGTGATACGATATATAAGAAAGGCACGGATATGGAAGTCATAAGCGATCAAGAATCGTTTGATGATATGAGAGTCCGTTTATCCAAAAAACATCATGTGGTTATCACGGATGATGGTATTGTAATAGAGTTTGTTCATAATAAGACAATGGACGAGAATGCGTCATCATATTATTGGCGATCATCGTTACCAATATTAAGATCATATCATACAGATCCTAAATTTACCGCTTTCTTTGGCATATTAGACGTTTTGTCAACGATCCCAAAGAAAGATATGGTCGAGGAGAAAAAGCCTGTTGAAGAGCCTAAAAACGAGCCTAAGGAGGAGATGGAGGTTGAGTATGATCTGGAGACAGAGCAACAGTATTATGCCGCTGAATGGATAAAGGATATCCCGACACCAGTGTTATATAGAATGACTGTCGCTGGCAAACGTGTGTATTATGAGATGGATGTTGATGGGTATCCTATCATATACGATGGAGCCACTAACAATATCGCCAATGGGTATTGTGATACGTCCGGAGCCTTGGAGAAGTGGAAGAATGAGATGAGGCTCAAGGGTAAGGATCCTGATGAGTACGCTAACTACAGGGCTGATCTGGGTACTATCATGCATTATCTATTTGGGTTGTATCTGACCGGGGTTAACATAAAGCTGATCCCGACATGGATCAGGAAGGTGGTCAAGGAAGCCAAGCTAAGAATAGACAAGTATAGGATGGAGCGGATATTAGTGGATAACATTGATGAACTGATAGAGGATCTGATATCATTTGCCATATTCTGCAAGGAAAGACATGTAAAACCTGTATTGATCGAAAAGATGTTGAGGTCAAGGAGATTGAAAGTAGCTTCTTCGGTGGACGCAGTGGTGGAGATGGATGGCGAGCCGGAGATGGTGGAGATAGAGGTCGAGACAGGAGAGTTCTATAAGACGGGAGCCAAGAAAGGTCAGCCTAAGACGGAGAAAAAGAAGATAAAGAGATGCAGGAGGATATTCGCTATATTGGACTTCAAATCAAACAGGAAAGGCAATTTCTATGACGAGTATGCTTTCCAACTTGAGTTATATAGAAGAATGATACAGGAGAACTATGGAAAGATATTGGAGATAGAGGAGATATATAACTTCGCTCCGGGTGATCCTACCGCAAAGACCAGCCAATATAAGTTGAAGAGACAGACTGACAACCCTATATTGAATATGGCTACCGTAGTATATCTTCAAGGAAAGTATAAGTTCGAGAAAACTAATTATACGGTTACATCAAGAATCGGATCCTTAGATATAGAAGGCGAGTTTGATGTTAATAAGTTGGTAAGGAAAGAGCCGCTGAGGGACTATATATATAGAGTCATGAATGAGAGGAGAGGGTGATGGAATTTAGGGAGTTCAATAAGAGCGTTCATCGGTATGAGCTGGATCATAGCAAACCAAGGAGGAAGCTGACGTGCCCGCAATGCGGCAAGGATAAGTGTTTTACGCCGTACGTGGACGTAACCACCGGTCAGATCGTTGGAGAGCAGTTTGGGGTGTGTGATCATAAAAATAAATGTGGTTACTTTAAATATCCAACAGGGAGCGAACTTGGGAACAATGATCTTTTTACCGATTCAAATAAAGTATTAAGGAGGTACAGACCTCCTATGGATCCGGATATAGCCAACTGCATTCCGGTAAGCAAGATGTTTGAGACGCTTAATCCTTTCGAGACATCCGATCTTCAGGATTATCTATCCAATATCTTCGGATCGTATCATACCAATAGGGCTTTTAGCTTGTATAAGGTGGGGATGATGAGATTCGGGGACTGGGGTAAGTGCTGTGTGTTCTGGCAACTGGATAAGAATTGGGTAGTGCGGACCGGGAAGATAATGGACTACGGGCCTGACGGGAAGAGGGTAAAGGTTCCCATGGATCATGTATGTTGGGTGCATATACTGGACGGTCAGGATTACCTGCTTAGGCAATGCCTGTTCGGGGAGTTTCTTATCAACTTCTATCCCAATGACGCTCCGGTGTATATAGTAGAGTCAGAGAAGACGGCTGTTATCTGTAACATCGTGTACCCTAGTAGGTTGTTTATGGCCTGTGGCGGTATCCATATGCTGAAAAGGGAGATGATAGGGGCATTGGGTAGGAGGCGGATAGTCCTGTACCCGGATAAGGGCGACGCTTTCAACGAATGGAGAAAGAAGGTAGACAAGGATATGAGGGGGATGAATATAGAGATAAGTAATTTTCTAGAATCAAAACCCAATATAAATGAGGGAATGGATATAGCGGATTATTTTATTATTAAACAAATTTACAATGGCAAAGGTAGTTGACAATTACAAGAAATTCAAGGTGCTTGAAATAACAAGACAGGAGATGATGGATAAGCTCACCAGATATGGGTGCTTAGGTATTTGCGATATGTGTAACAGACCTACATCCGTGGGCTATTATGTAGCAGTAATCAATCAATGGATGTGCGAGGACTGTTATAATGATTTCATCAAATCAGTTGACAGGTATGAGGAGGATATGAGAATAGAGAACAGGAATTTTAATAGATTCTGTGATCTATTTAATGTCAAAATACAAGAAAAGGCATGAGAGAGCTATCTTTAGCCCAGAAAGCTATGTTAAACGGATCCGTATGCCCGTATTGCAAGGCCCCATCCACTATGATAAATACGGTGGAGGGAAAGCAAGTTGGGTGCGAGAAGTGTGGGGCTTGGATGAGATCCGATTCTACGGGTAAACCTGTAGGTAGGTTAGCCAAGCCGGATCTCCTTAGGTCTATGGATATGGTAATGACCGAGATCAACGTATTCTTAATAAAAACAGGACAGGATAGACATGATCTTTACAAAGAACTATCCGGTGAGCTTATGATACCGGAGGAGCATATATCCCCTTACAAGATGTCTTTGCCATCATTACTTAAAATCATGAGACATATCAAGACATATAGTGATAATCGGATACAGATATATGATGGAGGGAGGGGGAATAACTGCCCTAGGCATAAGGCGATAGCGATAGGCGGTAGCGCATGCCACGGATGTCCGGAGCATCTATTCCATGTAGTGGATAAGGTAACTGACTTGGTGGTGTGTGACGCTGACATGAGTTACGGTGATTACAAAAAATAATTATTAATAAAAATTGACAGAGCATGAAAGTAATTTTCATTCACAAACAGACAGGGTTTTATGTAGGAGGATCAGTGTTTAACAAGACATGTGGTTTTTACAAATGCAGAGATAAGATGATAGAAAAAGGCATAAGCGAGGATAAGGCCAACATGCTTATTGATATAATAGGTCCGCACTTATGTGTGTGGGAAATAAAGGATGGAGACGATCCTTATGAGAGCATGAGAGATAGACTCGGGGATAAAGCCTCGTATCTGGATGGAGAGGATATTATCGTAGAGAATTATGATTATGATGAGGAGGACGAAGAGGATGGGGAAATCGACTGAATATTATAGGACACATCCGGAAGCCAGAAAGAAGAAGGCTGAGACGGACAAGAAGATTAATGCTCGTCCTGAACAGAAAGCCAAGAGACGGGAGTTGGGTCGCAAGAACTACAAGACCGATAAGTTGAAGGGGAAGGCTTATCGGAAAGGGAAGGACCTATGCCATACGGCTAAGGGGTTAAGATATAAATCAAGATCAGCTAACAGAGGATCTAAATCCGATACGGCTGGCGATAGAAACGCAAGAGGATGAGTGAGGATAGGATATGGAGGTCATCCAAGGAGATCATCATGGATGCCTATGAGAGGATAAGAAAGTATCAGTCGGGAGAGCTTCTCCCGGCTCGTACTGGATACGCTTATCTTGACAAGGCGTTACTGGGCGGGTTCTACCCACAACATGCGGTGGCTATAGGCGCTAGGCCCGGAGTTGGCAAATCTTATCTGGCGCAAAAGATCATGAGCAATGTGATGAATGTCAATATCAATCCACAGGCGGATGATTATGTATGGTTAAGATGTGAGTTTGAGATGAACCCAGAAGATTTGATGTTACGTTCACTATCAAAAAAAATGGGGAAAGACATACAAGATATACTCCTTAACGAGATGTCAGAAGATGAGGTAAAAGAAATGCAGAGATGCCTCAAGGAAGAGAACTCTAGCAGAATAACATACATCCCTAAACCATCAACCGTAGATGAGCTTCAAAACTTTCTATGGAATGAGTATATGCCAATAAACAAGGATAAGAAAATGGTATTCGTGTCTATAGATCATACGGCTCTAGTACAAGGTTCAGGAGACGCCAAAAGAAATATCGACTCGTTGATAACCATGTGTAATATCGCTAAAAGAACTTTTCCTAATATTTTCTTTCTTATAATATCCCAACTCAATCGTGATATCGAAGGACGGCGGGATCCAAAGGATCATATGCCAAAGCAATCTGATTTTTATCAATCAGATACATTGGGACAGTTATGTACGGCTATGGTAGCGTTAAATATACCGAAAAGATACGGGTACTCCTCATACATGCAATTTCCGCAAGGATGGTATCCTAATCTGGAACGTTTCAAGAGCGAGTCAAGACGATCCTTCCGTGTGGATGGATTATTATTCCATCATATCGTAAAGGTCCGTCAACGGTCATTAGAGGAGATTGATGCTATACATGTAGATATCATGAAAGGATATGAGCGATATTATCCTGATGGAGGGGTGGTACGCCAAGAAAGACCGGGAGGCTCGGATGCCCCCGTGGGTAGCGGCAAGCCGGACACGACCGTGGTGACGCTGCCGCCTCCCAGTATCCCGTTGGAGCAACAATATATACCGCCTAGTGATGATTTCAATATAGTACATGACGAAACACCTTATTGACATGAGATTGAGACATAATTACTTGCTTGTAGTGATAAAGGTGCTGGAAATGTTCTTGAAGACCGTATTGTCGGTTGAGGATAAGATGGGGATAAAGGAAATTATATCCTCGTTAAAGGAAATGGCTAAATACAGCATCAGATATATCATAAACCGGGAACGGGAAAAGGAGATCATGAGTATCTGTGATGAGGTATCCAATAAAGTACAGGAGTATAAAAGGATAAATGACAACTCAATGATATTGGGATTGGAGAACCTAAAAAGGGAAGTTGTGGCGGTGGAGGATCTTCTTAGCTCTTACAAGGGCGTTCTTGACGCCGAACTGGTGATAGCCGAGGATGATATCAGAATCATACGGGACAAGATCGCTATAAGCCTGAGGGAGGACGGAACATGTAAGAGCATGACTGATGCTGATAAAAGGGCTAGGGTGGACGTAAGATACGAGAGGGCGTTAGAGGATTATCGAATCCTTCTAAGATGCGCCAATACGGTTAGGGCTAAGATGTCGGTTGTAGGGCATCTTAACCAATCTATAAATCAATCTATATCAGTTGGTAGAGTTGGTATGGCTAATGAATCTTATACGGTAAAACAGTATGAAAAAGGGAAAGAGATTATCGAAAGCAGACGCCCTTAGGGTGTTGAGAAGAGCTTACGATCTAATAAAGAATGATAATTATACATTTATGTGCAGAGTAATAGAAAAGGCAGCGGTTGAATTATCACTTGCTGAAAGATCATGTGTGGCGCGTTATCTTATACCAGAACTGAAGATGTTCAAACCTGTAAACAGAAAAAATGGAGATTTTTGGTTTCATCCATCAAAGAAAAACATAGGGTTACATATAATAGATACGCTAATAGATATATATAACGGAAATGATCATCCCGATATAGTCGAGAGGGTAGCCAGAAAGGTTAGGTCAATATTTTAACTTATTTACATATGTATATAAATTTTGAACAGATGATGACATCAGGATTAACGATGTCTGATGTTGGATATCTTTTGATGATCCGGCAAAAAGAGGAACTGGCTAACACCATTCCAAAGGAGAAAATAGATAGTTATAAAGCATCTGGTTATATTGAGCTTCAGAAGAATGGGAAGTGGAAGATAACGCCAAGGGGAGGATCGCTGCTGATGCTGATAGAGACACCCGGTCTGACACCGGAGGTCGAGGGGATCCGGGACCGTATCGTTGGGGTATATAACGATATGGGGAAGGATACAGGAGCTATCAAGGAGGTAGAGAAACGGCTCGTATGGTTCGTGGCTAATACCAACTTCAAGGAAGAACCTATAGTAAGAGCCGTAATATCTCACATAGATCTTAAACGTGAATATACGATGAGATTGGATAACTTGATCTGGAAACCATCAAATGTGTATAGCGTGCATATGAGTTTATCGGAATCAACGTTATTCGATACGATCATAAAAATGTATGGCATGACGTCTGACTTGTATCTTAGGGAGAACAAGAACAAGGAGCTGGCATGGTTGTTCGCCATAAGCCGGCTTCCGGATCCCCCCAAGAGAATGGATAAGGAATACGCCATCACGGGCGATGTTAAGATGGATATCGAAAGGATATCGGATATAAAAAAAGAATTAGGTAGAAGATTGAAAATGTCGATTTAGTATGGAAAGAAAAGAAGTTGAAAAAGTAGTCAAGGAGGCGATATTCGAGAAGATGGGTGAATTTAATGGTCTTGATCATGCCGCTCAGATAATGAACGAGGATAAGCTGGATACGGATATGGCTATGGATTCCCTTGATTTTGTAGAAGTCATAATGGAAGTGGAAAAGAAAACGGGTAAATGTATACCCGATGAGGCACTTGGCGTCAAGCCTTATCACGAATTGACGGTAGGAGAGCTTATAAATATGTTGGATGATTATTTAGAGGATTATGAAAAGAGATGAAATATTGAAGATAGCGAGGAAAGAGATATTCGAGAAAATGCATAAGTTCAATTACATTAATAATATAGAGGTAATTGACGATGTAAGAGAAGAAAGTAATTTGTCATCTGATCTAGCTATGGATCCATTTGATTTATTAGAGGTATTGATGGGGATTGAAGAAAAGATGGATATAAGGATACCGGATGATGTCTTTGGCGATAAACCTGTCGATGAACTAACTGTAGGGATTTTTGTGGATATGTTGTATGATTGGGTTAAGGGTAAATAATGGATTTCGGATATGATGATTGGGAAGAGGGGTTAGAGACCCCTCTTGTTGATGATTGCGATGACGATTATAAAGAGGAGGAAGAATATGATTTCAGTTAAGGAGTTAAGAATAGGCAATATTGTGAAAGATAAGGATGGTAATATATGGAGGATAGGATGTATTACCGGTATGCATAAGGACAAAGGGAGTTTGATTCTCGAACGCAGAATTGATAATGGCACAATAAAGTGGTATACTTCCGAATGTGATGTTTATCCAATAAGCTTGAATGAGAGGATATTGGATTGGATTGGATTTAACGATTATGATAATCATGATTACCGCAATAAAGGGGATATGACAATAACAAAAGATTACGTTTTAAGTATCACACGCTTATGGGGTAACACAGTTGTTAAAATTGATATCAAAGGATTCCATCACCTTCAAAATATAGCATATGATTTATACGAAACATCACTTGATTTAAATATATTCGATGATGACTATCCCGGAGACACATCTCTTGTGTAAGATAATAAATGGAGAGAAGGTTCTCGCCGCTTCTTACTCGCAGATAGACACGTTTGTCCAGTGTCCGTATAAGTGGTATAAGACTTACGTGGAGGGTCACAGATCCACGGAGAAGCATGAGGCTACGTCATATGGTACGGTTATCCACCAGACGATGGAGTATTTCTTCAAGAACGGATGCAGACCTTCTTATGAGGACATGAGTAAGGCATTTAACTATTACGCCGATATAGAGAAGATACCTTTTGATAGCGTAAAATCTCAGATCGAGTCTATGCAACATGCGGCTAGGTTAATAAGATGGATTGTGGGGTTGTTTGAGAAGGATGCCGCTGGCAATTATAAGAAGACGTGGTTCGATCTTACGCCAATGGAGAAGGTGATCCGGGGGTCGAGACCGGCCGGCGTGGAGGAGGGCTTCGTCCTGCCCTATAAGCTGCCCAAGCCCCTTACCCTGGATGGCGTGACGTACGATAAAGTACATATCATAGGATCGGTGGACTGGCGTGGAGAGTATAAAACAAAAGACAGGATAGCTATGTATACGATAGACTGGAAGTCCGGGAGAAAGTTATTCGATGAGGATAAGCTGCTTCACAATCTCCAGCATCCGATATACGCCTTTTACATACTCAGAAAATATAAGGTATTGCCGGATATGTGCAGCTATTTCTTTACCCGCATGCTGGACAATCAAAACGTGAAGGTAGATAAGGAGAAAGTAGAGAGATCGGTCAAGGAACTTAACGATATTCTCCTTGACATGTATGATTTCGAGACAAATAAAATAGATAGCTATCAAGCTCACGTTTGGGACGACGCCAAACAGGGGTATAAGTACGAGAAGCGCTACCTCATGGGACGCCAGCCGGCCTGCCTTGAACCCCGCCCCAAGCCCTTGTGTTTTTGGTGCGATTTCTCGATCCACAAACAAGGAACATGCAGGTACTCATCGGATTGGGATGAGTCAAAAAGAAAGAATAAAAAAGATTAACTTTATTAAAAAGCCTAGGTAAATATCTAGGCTTTAATTATATTTGTGTCAATAAATAAATGATTATGGATAAAAACGAAAGAGAAAAACAGGTATTGGATCTTCTGATGTCTAGAAAGGATATCAGGAAATTGGTAGAGAAATCAAATGAATGTTATTCTAAAATGGATTTCGTTGGCGCCATGAGATACCGGCAGGAGATAAAGGATATCGTAGACCGGGGATCGAAGATCATGTTGACAAAAAGCGAGTCTTTGGTGAGTTTGATGAACAACGCTGATAATGAATATAAATTCAATATGCTGGTATGGCTACATTCCATGATGTGTATGGCAGATGTGTTTAACGGGATATTGGAGGATTTCAAGGATGGGGTAAGGAAAGCCAATGGCAACTCTAAGTTCGTTAAATTCGATAATCTGGATCGGTTGATGACGGAATGCAAGAAGGAGATTGATTACCTAATGAAAGGTACAAGTAAATCGTTTCAGATATCTTTCGCCGTAAGAAGCGATGAGTTAAGGGAGATGATAGAGAATATGGTTGGAGACAATATCCGAGAAGGGTATGACATATTCAAGGAAGAGGCTAAGATGACCAAAGAGACAGACAGGAGCAAGATAGAGGAATTTAATAAAAGGCTGGACCATGAGTAAATTTGATGTAAAGATAGGTGATATAGTTCATACCCAGATAGGGATAGGAGAGGTGATAGCCATAAGCAAGACCAAAGAGACTTTGATGGTAAAAATGGACGATGGGCGGGAATGTGCGATAAGACTAGAGTACGTGAAAGACGTTTTTGATAACTACAGAGATGACATATAAATTAAGGCCATATCAAGAGGAGTGTGTTAAAAGTATCTCCGATTATATAAACTCTGATAGACATGATCCGGTATTGATCATAGGTCCTGTAGGTTGCGGTAAGTCACTTCTGATAGCAGAAGCGGCTAGATTGATGGGAGATAAGACGCTGATTTTACAACCATCAAAAGAATTGCTGCAACAGAACCACGACAAGATAACGTCGTATGGCATACCGGCTACCATCTACTCCGCTTCCTGTGGCAAGAAAGAGCTGTCTAACATGATATACGCCACGTTAGGGTCTATCAAGAAGGTTGTTGGTCAGCTTAAGGAGATGGGAATCAGAAATGTATTGATAGATGAGGCTCATGCCGGATACAGTCCTGAGGACGGCAGTGAGTTCATGACATTCATGAATGAGCTGAAGCCGAGAAAGGTGATAGGGTTTACAGCCACGCCATGTAGACTTAAAAACATGTCGATAGGACAGACATCATATTCCCAACTTAATTTCATCACTCGTATGAGACCGGTATATTTCAAGAACCTGATTCACGTGATACAGGTAGAGGAGATGATAAGGCAAGGATTTTGGACACCTCTTAAATATGAGACATGGAATTTCAATGGAGATGCCCTTAAACTCAATTCTAACGGCTCCGAATATACGGCTGAGTCAATTAGTGAGGCGGTGAGAAAAAATGGCTTAAACAACCTTATTTTACGCCGATTGATGATATTAAAGAATAGCCGTAAGTCTATATTGGTATTTATGGATTCTGTTGAGAGCTGTAATACGGCCGCCGAATGGATAAACGCCAAGATATGCGCTGGCATGGCGGAGGTAGTTCACGGAGGCACGCCAAAGAAACAACGGGAGGCTATAGTCGAGAGGTTCAAGTCAGGTGGGACGCAGGTGGTGTTCAACTATTCCGCCCTCGGAACCGGATTCGATCATCCCGGACTGGACTGTGTGGTATTCGGCAGACCTACGTTCTCGTTCTCTACATGGTACCAAGCCATTGGTAGAGCCGTGAGAATCAAGGATGGAAAGGATAGTGCGATGGTGGTTGACTGCTGCGATAACTCTTCGAGATTCGGCGATATACGGGGTCTTAGCATAGAGAACTACAAGGGATATGGATGGGGGATGTTTATCGGCGATAAACTAATCACCAATATCCCGATGGGGGATAAGGTAACGAAAACGGATCTGGATATCAAAGCCGCCAAGAAAGACCGAAGGAGGGGGCTGGCGCAGGGCGTAACCGCCTCCCCTGTACCCGGGAGACCGGATCGTCCCCTTGGATCTATGGTAATGACATTCGGGAAATATTGTGGGTGGATGTTGCATTCGATCCCAGTATCGTACTTCAAATTCATAAACGAGACATTTGACTGGGATAATGACAGGAACAAGGATATAAAAGAATACATAGATTTTTTAATCAAAAACAACAGATTATGACAGGATGTATATATCATGAGGCTGATCTTGACGGAGTAATGTCAGCGGCTATAGTAAAAAAGTATTTCAAAGGGGACATTGATCTTCTTCCTTACAATTACGGCAAGGAAATACCTGACGTGAATAAATATGATAAGGTGTTTGTAGTTGACGTGTCATTTGGCGATAGAACGATATTCTTATTCGACGAATGGGAAGACAAGGGGATAGATGTCACATGGATAGACCACCATAAGACGGCGATAGAAGCTGTGAAGGAATATAATGTCAAAGGCAAAAGACGTATCGGAACGGCGGCTTGTGAGCTTACGTGGGAATATCTTTTCGATGATATCGAAACCCCTGACGTGGTAAAATTATTGAGCGCTTATGATGTATGGGATCATGATCGCTTCGAATGGAGTGACGTTCTTTCATTCCAATATGGGATGAGAGGGTATTGCGGGCTTGACGTTGACATGGTCAGGGAGGTGCTAAACAAGGCGAATGGCGAGTTTGTTTCTGATATGATAAGAAACGGCGAGGCCATAATAGAATATATCATCGAGAAAAACAGAGGAGAAATGAAGATGTTCTCATTCGAGGCAGATATATTTGGATACAAGGCGATATGTATGAATACTACGGAGTTTAACTCCACCACATTCGAGTCTATGTACGATCCTAGAAAACATGATTTGATGATGCCATTTTGCTGGAACGGCAGATTCTTCAGATGCTCGTTCTATACCACCAAGGAGGAGGTGGATGTCTCGGCGCTGGCACGCAAGGCCAACCCCGGTGGCGGCGGTCATAAGGCGGCTGCCGGCTTCCAGCTTAGCGTGGAGGATATGATGGGATTTTTGAAAGAAAGGAGGATATGATATGGTAGGGTTGATATCTATTATTATAATAATAGTAATCTCCTTTGCCATGATGATGGAGGGATGGGAAAAATATGATTCACAAAAGTTTTACACAGGATTGCTTGTAATAGGCATAAGTATCATAATGATATTTCCAGTAATGCAATATAATATGGAGAATATGAAAAGCGTATACAAATTCAAGAAACTTAAAGAGATGAAGCTAGATGATTATGGATTCGGTCTGTTCGAGTACAATGGCTCTCTTTATTTCAAGGAGGCAGAGGGTGAGAGATGCTTTGATGTAAGAAGCGGGAATGAGGTTGTTATCGGTAAAGATAAGATTGTAACGGTCTTGGAGGATTGATCATGAGAAAGCTTAATGACACCAACAGGACAAGGAAGAGGAGCGTACGGCACTCGTGGATAAAGGCGGGTCCGGGGATCCAACGCTGCGCTATTTGTGGGATCACGAAGCGAAGTGAGTATATAGACGGGAAGACCGTTCATTGCGTGCATCTATCATCTGGTGAGCTTTACTCTATGACAGGTGAGACGCCAGAATGCAGGGATCTTAGTGAATTTTATTAATCTAAATTACGAAAATATGACATGGTATAATACTTACGAGGAGATAAAAGCCAAATATCCGGATACTGTTTTTGAGGAATATTAGTTGGTAGAAGAAGATGTCGCTAAATTAATGAGGCATGAACCTATTATAAAAGGATGGGCTATAATCAAAAATGATCCTAATATAGATAGTAACATTATATCTAGTAACAAATCAAATATCAATGCTATTGAAGCCGATAAAAATGAGGGTGATGAGCGCGATATATTGTTGCATATTGGGATATTATCCCCATTTAATGATGATCCAGTAATAATAATAAAACAAAAAGGAGTTTAAAATGAAGGAGGAATTTTATAAGTATCAAAAGGTGGTCTATGATGGCGATGTGTTTGAGGTAGTTGAGACCGCTGATAAAAGTGGAAGAATGAGAATCAGACTATGGTCGGATGAAGTAGATGAGATTATTTGGGTTGATGAGGAGATGGTCGTATCATTAGGTAGGGCTATTAAGTTAAAACTTATTGATGAGGAAAAGGTAGACAATGTAAACGCTTACGATCTTTCCCGTTTCAATAATATTAATAGTGCATCCATCATTAAAGCCCACCAAGAGGAGGTAGCCAAGGCATGTAAGACTGCCGTAGGGAAAGACGGTAGCGGGAAGGACGACCGGGCCGACGGTAAACTCCGGTGGGATCTCCTTCCTTTGGCTGAGATAGAGGACATCGTGAGGGTATATACGGAAGGTGCCAAGAAGTACGCTGATAACTCATGGCAGGATATACCTGATGGGTTCAATCGTTATCTAGGTGCACTCATGAGACACTTGGTCGCTTATACGAAAGGGGAGAGATATGATAAGGAGGGATTCATGCATCTATCCGCCGTATGCTGGAACGCCATAGCGTTATTATATTACGATAAACATAACAAAGGGCTTATAGAATGGAAGAGTCAGGAAAAAGAGTAAAAAGAGTAGTAGATGAGGGATTAAGAGCTATCGACAAAAGAACGGGTAAATACGTTAATGTAATCAAGCGCACTATTGATGATAGCCTATTCCCGATAGTTAAGTATCTCAGTTACAGTTATAATGAATTAAATTATGATTATGTAAAGAATCTGAATTTTGATGTAAACGTAAATTGGGAGCAGCGTAGATATCAGATTGTTAAGGATTTATTATCTAACGATTTCGATGGGAGAAAGATGAGTATAGATGAGGTAGATAATGCTATATTTACCGCTGATTTGATTATTAACAGATTAACAACTATTTGAGATGGTAAGAATTGATTTTTTCACGAAGAAAGACGCTGAGTACAGCGACTACATGCGGTATATTATCGCCAACACATTACAGGAGTATGAGGGTGAGGTCACGTTAAACCAGATCCCGGAGAACAAAGCCACGGAGGAGGAAATATCCAAGTACGGTATAGAGGTATATCCTACTATCATCGTCAGCGGAGATAACATGGATGGCTTTAATAAACTTGAGGGGATGGCCAGAAAAGCTGATCTTATTAACGTCATGTCGTTATACGACAAGAAATAGGCTTATGACGATAAGGGATAAATATTTTGGTTGGAAAGATATATTCTTTGACAGGTTCGTGCATTGTTGTAATGAAAAAAGTGATCAACCACAAGGAAGTAATATACCTCTAGCCAAAATAAACTTCGATAACAAGACAGGATATGTGGAGGACGGGACTATTAATATAGCCGAGCTTCTTCAATATCTTTGGATAAATAATAAGGTCTATGGGTGTGAATATGCACCCATAGATATATCCTCTGTCTTGCAAACATTGATTAGATTGACCGAGAACGCTAAGTTCATATTTGACGACCAACCCGGCATACATGATATGATCCCATATAGAGGTTTTTTTCTTAGAGATGATTTTTTACCCGGGAAAGATTATTCACTTGATTTGGATAAAATAGTGAGCGGGATGGGAGGATGGTATGGGGAGGATGAGGATCCATGTTACTCGATGTTCGTCAGTCAAGATCAGATATGGAACTTGAACCCGATATTGAAGGTATTAGCTGATGAGGGATCTATTCTAGCCAAGGAACTTGGGTATGATATGAACTCATATGTCAGCGATAATGGATACACGATATACAACCCCTACCTCTCGTGGATTAATCATTACTATCATTATTGCCCGACATTTAATGAGGATAAGCTGAAACCTTGGGATAGGGTGGAAGACAGAAAGAATAAATTCAAGATGACGGATAAGGTTAAGAGAGGCGCCAATAATTGGTATTATTCAGGCGGGACTATATCTTGTGTGGATAATTTCTTGGGGAAAGAATACAGGAAAAATCTCCGAACCTTCATATATCGTGGAATAGTATTCTTTTTAGATCGGATATGGCATACACCATTGTTTGAGAAGATGGGCGTGAAAATGAAGTACAACGCTTATTATTGTTATGCCGCTACCTCCGGGATATGGTATAGTAAGGGGTTCAAGGAAAGACTAGCCAAAAGGTTTAACAGGTCGCTGAGCGGCGGCGGGGAGCCGTTCGGGGCTAACCTAGCCTGCATGGTATGTGACCGTAAGGATATCGATTGGGAGGCGCTTCGTCTTTGGCTTGACAAATACGATGATCCTACTGATAAGGGCATGGTGAATAGCCCTATTCAATTTATGTATTTATATTTATATTACACTTTTAACAAATAATTTGAAATGAAGAAGATAAATAACTGGGTTATAAGAACATTTGGGTTGAGAGGCTCATGGAGCTGGGCTAAGAAACAGATGTTAAATGGAGCGATCATTAAACGTAAGGCTACTACAGGGACATACAAAATAGCTATTGATGATGACAAGAATAGGTTACTTGTAGCCACATGGGATCATCTAGATCAAGACCCTGTATGGGAAAGGTGTCCGCATAGTTTATTAGATGAAGATGCGGTTGATTATTTTGTCACAGCTCATAAGGAATTATCATATGGAGGCATAAAGATCAGGATGAAAGATGAATTTAACTATAATGATAAAATATCGAAAGCATGAAAAAGATTACCGATAAAGACGTAGAGGCTCTTAAAGCCGGAAAGAAGGTGACAAAAGGTTTTATCCATATGCAATTGGATGATAAGGGAAAATTGAACTTGTGGAGTGATATCAATATAACTGACAATTATAGAAGTCTTAAGATAGATGCTAACAAATTGTTTGATCATGGGATTCTTTCAGAGGAATATGATAAATTGAGAGTTACAAATATAGAACAACAGGGACGAAGGTAATGAAAGTGCATATTATTAATCATCGCTGCGGTGACGATGAAATAGAAGTTAAAAATGGCATACGAGTTTTTGATTGGGATGGGAATGAGTTTATTATCAATCTAAATAATTTTGGGGAACTGGAAATAAATGGATTGAATGAAGGTTTATGCATTATACCTCAATACGGGAACCAAATTGTCATAAAGAAACAGATTTAAAGCAACGCATGACGCTATGGACTGGGAATTTAAGATTGAAAACATTGAATCATAATTTAATTTAATAGACATGGAGACTAAAATGTGCAAGAAATGTGGTAAAGAATTACCAGTAGATAAATTCTATAAGAACAAATCACAAAAGGATGGGTTTGGATACTACTGTAAGGATTGTGTAAATACCTACAAATCGTCCAAAAAAGCCAATGCAGATGGGGGGGGGTAAATTAACGAAAGTGTTTACCAATCCAGATCTAGCCAAATTCAAACCTAGAGAACTTATCGAGGAACTAAAAGCTAGAGGTTACAAAGGCACGCTCACCTATGAGCAGGTAATAACATTATAATACAATTTGAAAGATGGCAAAGAAACAGTTAAAAATCCCGTTTAAGGACGGGAGACCATGTAAATGGGTTAAGGATGTTCATGATGAAGAACGTGATAATTATGAGTTTGACGAATGCCTTGAGATATACGGGTTCGTCCGTGGATGCTCCTCCGCCGTAATGATATTAAGACCGGCAGATGATCATGGGAAGGATTTCAATTATGTCAACAGTATCTATTATCAAGTATTTTTGACAGATAGCAAGGAGATAATACAACATATGATACATGGGGTCATATACGGTAAATGGACTTTTGTTAGAAGGGGAGAAAATTTTGGTATAAAATTGGTTAAGGTCTTGCCGGGGATACACAAATGTATATTACGTATAGCCGAAAAAGGATATTTTTGGCCATGAAAGTAAATAAAAATGGAATTTATGAAAGCGGAGAAAAATATGACAGTACAAGATTTGATAGACGAATTGATGCTTGTCAAGGATAAGAGTAAGGAAATAAGGGTTGTTATAAATACGAATGATTATATAACATCATGCCCTGCCTCTTTATTTGATATGTCTATAAAAAAAGGGGAAGATATAGCCAAAGATCATTTTGATAATACAATTGCTATAGAATTGTATAGATAAACAATAGACAATATGAAGGTATTATCATTATTTGACGGGATATCATGTGGGTATCTAGCATTACAAAGAGCCGGCATACCTATCGAGACTTACTACGCCTCGGAGATAGACAAGACATGTATAAAGGTAAGTCAAAAACATTTTCCTAATATTATTCAATTAGGGGATGTTAATAACTGGAGAACATGGGATATCCCTTGGAAAGACATAGATCTGGTCATGGGAGGGTTCTGTTGCCAGAGCTTCTCTAGCTCAGGTAAGGGTAAGGGATTCATGGACGCTCGTGGAAGGCTTTTCTTTTGCTTCTCGGACATCGTAAAGCATTTAAGGAAGGAGACCAAAGGTAAGGTCCTGTTCTTGGGCGAGAACGTCCGGATGCGGGATGAGCACCGCTGGGTGATTACCGAGGAGCTTGGCGTGGAGCCGGTGGAGATCGATAGCGCCTTGGTCTCGGCACAGACCCGGCATCGTCTTTATTGGTGTAATTGGCCGGTAGAAATGCCGAAAGACAAGCATATATCATTGGATGATATTCTAGAGCATGACAAGGGTTGGAATCCGGGAGCCATAAGAGGGAGATATATAGGGACCATTGTCGGTAGAAGGATAGGAGATGACGGGTATCGAAAGGATTGTGACATGGGCATAAAAATAACGCAATGTCTGGAGATAAGAAAAGATAAGAATACCACTCCCATCAAGAAAAGTAATTGCCTGACAACGGTTATGAAAGATAACGTAATCTCATCGTTACCTCCCGGAAGATATCCTAACGCCTTTGACATAAAAGACAAATTCAGATACCTGACCCCGATGGAGATGTGTAGGCTACAGACATTGCCGGATGATTACCTTGACGGGATAGCCCCGAATACGGCCATATCTTTAGCGGGTAACGGATGGACAGTGGATGTGATAGCCCATTTGCTAAGAAGCATCGAACGTAAGCAGATAAATGATATTGTAAAGGAATTTCGCAAGATTACTGATGAGCTTATGTTCGGGTCATCAAAAACGGATACTGATATGACATGTGAAGGTAAACACGAGAAAAATGAGACCATACGTAAGAATCAAGACAGTTAAGGGATCTTTATGGGAAAAGGATATACATCCACCAAAAGGACACAAGAATTGGTGGGAGGATATATGTGATCCTATATCTAGAAGTATTATGAAATTAAATTTCAAAAAGGAAATAAACAATCAAATTTGGTATGAGCAAAAGCAGGGAAATGATTAAACAGGAATTAAATTTATCAGATCAAGAATATAACTTTCTTGAAAAATATCAATCTATGAAATTATCACAGAGGTTTGGTAATGTTTTCGATAGATTAAAAAATGATAAGTCTAAAGCAATTTACACTCATGATGGGTCAATACAGTTGTTTTATATACAAGGTAAAAGAGTAGATAAAGAAGAATGGGATAAACTTCATAGATCATGATAATTACTAAAAAATGGTCAATGCCGAATAAAGAGACATTCAGCATAAGACCGATAAGGGAACTTATAGACAAATATCGAGAAGAGGGGATGGTTATAGTGGATCCGTTCGCCAGAAACAGCGATATAGGGACGATCACCAACGATCTTGACCCTGAGACTAAAGCTATGTATCATAAAGACGCCACGAACTTCTTGTGTCATCTTGATGATAATATAGCTGATATGGTACTATATGATCCACCATATTCCACTAGACAGGTGTCCGAGTCATATAAAAGGCTTGGAGAATCTGTTAATATGCAAACAACACAATCTAGTTATTGGACTAGACAGAAGAAGGAGATAGCTAGGATCACCAAGAAAGGCGGGGTGGTCATTACCTGCGCGTGGAACTCCGGCGGTATAGGGGCCGGGCTTGGTTTCGAGCAGCAGGAGATTCTTCTTGTGGCTCATGGGGGATGGCATAATGATACGATCGTTACGGTAGAGAAAAAGATCAAGGATTAGATGAAAGAAAGGATATTCACCACGAAAGAACAGGGAAGGGTGCTGGTCGAGACCGGCCTCCCTATCTCTACCGCCAGCGGTTTCAGAGACAAGTATCTGGATCAATTACATTCTATGGAGGATAACGCTGGTCGTATAGGACTGATCGAGGTCGTTACCCCGGATATATCCAACCCTGTTTGGGATGTAGGCACGTTGCTGAATTTGCTCCCATATGAGATAGAGGGTTGTACATTAGAATGTTATAAGCTAAAACATGCATGGTCTGTAGCGTATAGAGATATAGACGAGATCCCTATATATTGGAGTAGCGAGAAACTTCTTGTAGACACATTGTTTTCGATGATGATGGAATTACTTAAACATAAGATTATATGAGCATAAAGCAAATAACAAAATTAAGGTACAAAACGAAAGATAAGCCTCCTATAGAAGGGGTTCCTCTTTTAGGATACAACAAAAAATATAGCTGTCCGTGGGAAGTAATGTACAGGAGAGGGGATAAGTACTACACCTGCATGAAGTATGATGCTGAATTTGAAACATATCCACCGGAAGAATATGAATATTTATATCCATGAAAATATGAAACAAGTAACAAGAATAAGATACAAAACAGAGGATAATCCGCCTATGGCTAATGTCCCTCTTATAGGATACAGCAAAAAATATGACTGTTGGGTAGCGTTAGTATACAGAAAAGGGGATAACTATTACACCAATATGGAGTGCGATGTTGAATATAAGACATCTCCTCCAGGTGAGTACGAATACGTATATCCGTGAGAACTAGAAGGGATATATTTATATTTAAGCATGATTAATATTATTTTAATATTATTCATACTTTTATTTTTGTTTAAATCCTATCTTTGTATCAGTATTAAAAACCAGATTGTTATGAACAAATTGATCTTGAACGATATCCAAGACCTGTGGAGGTGGAGGGAGAAGATAAACATTGATGACTTCAAAGAGGATCCTATGGCTGAGGATATGCCATTATATTTCCCGTGCGCCGTTGTATGGAATGTGGATTATGGTGAGCATGACGCTGATAATTATGTATGTTATGGATTTGTTTATGTAGCAGAAATATTAGGGATATGAGTGTTAAGAGACAGATATTTATTAATAACAAAGGCATTGATGGGGAGATAGCTAATAATATGACATTTGATTTCGATTTCAATGTTGACAAGAATATTCTTGAAAAAATAAAAGCAAAGAAGGAGAGCAATAAACTAAATACAAAAGATTGGGCGCTGTTCTCGCTTATGGTTTTGTTTATTTTCGCGATGGGAGTTGTAAGTGGATGGTTGGCGTTTAATTGTTTAAATCATGGATAATTTAAAAGACATACAAAATATAACTGGTCTTACGTCAGAAGCTATATTCAATATACGTAAACCTGTTGATTATATGTGTAGTGATATAGACAGTCATATAAAAGATATCGAGACACAATGTGATTATATTATGGATGGGGATGAGGAAGATGTTATATACTATTCAAAATCAATTAAATCAGACGTAGATTCTTATTTCGAGGATATACGGTCAAAGGTCGAGAATCTCCGTGATTGGGGAGAGCAGTGGAAAGTATTGGCTAAAGACCTGTTTAATAAACTGCTGGAAATAGATAGCGATAATACTATAGACAGCTATCTGTCTTATAAGGCATTGAATAAAATCAGGGAACATTTAAAATAAAATTATAAACATGAATAAAAGAAAAATCAAAAAAAGACTCCATTTAAATAATAAAGAATTTCAAGTCTTATTTCGTTCAGGCAAGAAATACTTTAGATATGCGATAAATAATCTATGTCTTGCTTTTGGATGTTCTTCATTAGAGTATTGGATATACTTCTTTGAAGGTAAAAGAGTTGATGGGAGTATATATTATAAAAGCATTTCACGACTAGTTCTTAGATAATGATAAATTAACAAAATAAATAGACATGAGCAAATTACTATTTTTTGATTTAGAGACAACCGGGGTTAAGTTCTGGAGAAACGGGATACACCAAATAGGAGGGATCGTGGATATCGACGGGCAGGAGGCCGAGAGGTTTGACATCCGCCTAGCCCCGAACCCTGCCGCCACGATAGAGCAAGAGGCGCTGGACGTGGCTGGAGTTACCTTGGAGCAGGTGCAGTCGTATCAGCCTATGGAAGAAGGGTACAGGCAGTTAGTTGGTATATTATCCAAATACGTGAATAAGTTCGATAAGAGGGATAAAATGTATTTAGTGGGGTATAACAACGCTGGATTCGATAACAACTTCCTACGGGCTTTATTCCAGCAATGTGGGGATAAGTATTTCGGATCATGGTTCTATCCTAACTGTATGGATGTATATGTTATGGTGACACCGTTCCTGATGGGTGTAAGAAACGATATGGAGAACTTTAAGTTGATGACCGTAGCCAGAACTATGGGTATTGAGATCGACGAGAATAAGCTTCATGACGCTACTTACGATATTGAGCTGACTAGGGATATTTTCTATCGTATAATTGGCAAAATGGACATTAAGCTATGAGGGACATTTTAGAGGCGATGCATGATTATCCGGATGAGGCGCTTGGGTTGTGTTTCTTTTTGATAGTGGTTGTCTGGTTATTGTCAGGTATATTTGAGAAAAAAAATGAATGATAAACTCGATGAGATACTGGATCTCCTAAGATCTCAAAATGAGATGATTAAGGATATCCACGATTATGTGAAAGAAGTTACCAGCGAGAAGTATATAGGAGAATCCAGAATGACAAACTTCTCTATTAACTTGGCCGCTGATATACTTACCGAGGCTATCAGTCCTAAGATAAAGGGGATGATGGTGGATCTATTGAAGAAACAAGGATGGAAAACTGAATGAAATATGAGGGCTTACGAGAGAAAAGTAAATCAATTAAAGGATTTGATAATAAGGAAATACAAATCGGCTTACGATAAGTCTAAGGAAATGGACATAGATATAAGCTCGATGACATATCTTCCAGAACCGGACGTATTCAATGTTATGTATACTGAGCATATGTCCGTTATTCTTGATCGGGTTAATAAGATCATAGATGATAACAAGGATAAGCTCAAGAATCCAACTTGCGCTACTTGCGTACATCTACATGATCAGGAGCGGGCGAAAAGATACGGGAAAGTATGCTGCTCCGTTTGGCAAGTGTGCGACCATTATATAAACCCTAACAGGAAATATGATAGGGAGCAAAAGACTTATACGAGACGCCCAAGCAATAAGGCTTGTCCTAATTATGAGTATGGTGATGATAATTTTGAAAACAGAAAAAGATGCTTAAAGAAAAAGAATACCCGATAAACAGCTATGGCCCAGTACGCACCAACAAAGACCGGACGTGCGTCTGCTGTGGCGATACGGTTCCCGCTGGTAGCGGCAGGATGATGCCGAGGAACGCCAAGTCCAGTTATTGTCTATGCATATCTTGCTTCAAAAAATGGAAATCTGTTGGTGGAGATCTTAAACTGATGGACAATCTCAGCAATGTGAAGAAAGAGCATATCATATATATGTCTAAGATCATGAAAGGTAATTGTGACATTGTTAAAGGTCATAAGCTTTATATAGCCCTAAAGAAGGCGATAAACGAGAAGAAGGTAGCCGTTATCAGATTCGATACCGACCAACCGATATGTATATCGACAAGAATCATGAATCCTTCATTCGGGGTGATCATGGACGAGTACGGTAAGGATATATTCCAAGGTAACCTTAAGCTAATTAATGTCCCTAAAGGTGTCAAGGATCTAATAGTTAACTATATAGAAAAATATCGTAAATTATGAATATAAAAACATTTATATACATGATCCTGACATTCAGGAGAGTAGATCCTATACCTAAGAATATAGGTCTTATGTTAAGTACAACGTTCTGGATATCTATAGTATGGATAATATCCAACTTTACTATATTGATAATGAGATTAATAAAATAGACAAGATGAAACAAGGAGACGTGATATACAAGAATGGTGTGGAGCTGCTTGTGGTATTAAGCTACGACCATAATGAGCCATGTAAGGGTTGCTTCTTCTACGAGGATAAGGCGTGCGGATCAGAAAGACTGATAAAATGCTGGGATTGTAAAAAGGAATATATATTCACGGCTATACGTAAATATAATACGACTGAACTGTGAGGAATAGTAAAAAGATATGAGGAGACGTATAAGATAATACTTAAAACAATCAAGAAGATTGAGAAAGAATGTCAAAAATATGTTATCTGGGATACTGTGCATGTGATGTTGAAAGATGATGGAGAGCTTATTATAAAAGCCTTATCCAAGGATAAGTCCGTGCTTTTAAATGATTTCATTATATACATCAACAATAATGGGAGTATAGACGAAGAGGACTATGATCTATTATTAACTAAATAATTGATAGTACAAATGGACAAATCAAACAAAATAGAGAATCTAGCAAACAAGTATGTTGAAAGGCATATAAGAGATAGACATCTAAGCGATGATACGATAAAAGAAATAAAAATAGCTTATATTATGATTATAAAAGATTTTATAGCTATTGTCGATAAATCTACATCAATGAATGAAGATGATATAATATACGTCGTTAACAACATATCATCAATATTATATGAACCTGTAGAAATCTCTAATACCGATAAAAAAATATTGGAGATAGGGATAGCGCTAGGCCTAAAGAGCGCCATATCATGTATATTTGGTTCATTATTAAAAGATGATTGCAATATAAAAGATGAGATAATTGATATATCTAAACATATAAAAGAAAAATTAATATCAGATAATCATGGATAATAAACAACTTTATAAAATAACGTTGACAAGGGAACAGCTAATGCTGATATCCCAATGCGTGGAAGACATCAGTAGATTCGCCGCTGGCGACATGGACCTACAACATACGACAGATACGTTGATAAATGATATGGATGGAGCGGAAACGCTAGGGATAAGAAGCTTTATAATCAATAACTCACGAGCGATAAGAAGAAGACTGTTCCCTGATCTTGGGGATTATGAGCATATAGGATATGATGGGGGTAGTAAGGATAAGATAAATAGGAAGAGACTTATCGGTAACACCTACCAGATATATAGGTCGATATTACATCAGTTGGCCATTGACGAGAATTGGAATAACGTGTATAGCGGTATTACGTTACCTTCAGGTGATATGGGAACAATTAAAGTGGAGAGGGTTGATGATGAACGGGAAAGTAAGGGCGTTTAACGGGGATATGGGTATGGCGATGTCCGTATTCAAGGATATGGTAGGGAAGGTAAGATTTGTTTTTGCCGACCCTCCTTATAAGATAACCCAGGCAAGATACGACAAGGAGGGATTTGATTATAAGGCGATGTGGGAGGTAATCCAAAAAATGCTGTGTCCGTACGGGGTGGTAGCCGTCACCTGTTCCCTCACGGCGGCGGTCGAGATCATGAGGGTCGCCCCAGCGGGATGGTACCGGTACGACCTTGTTTGGCATAAGACTACCCCTACCGGTTTTCTTAACGCCAAGAAAAATCCATTAAGAAATCATGAGTTGATACTTATCTTCTCACCTATGCCACTTGGGAAGCATACATATAATCCCCAAAAGACTTATGGTCATGTCAGGAAAGTATCCAAGGCCTCCAGTAAAGTGGGATGCAAGGAAACGGAATTATATGGCAAAGCCGGTCTCACTACATACGATAGCACGGAGAGATACCCGCTATCGGTCATGACATTTAAGACAGACAGGCAAAAATCAGCCATCCATCCCAACCAGAAGCCGGTGGAGTTACTAAGATACTTGATACGAACATACACGAATCCGGGAGATGCGGTAATGGATCCGGTAGCCGGGAGCGGAACGACAGGGATAGCGGCTTACGAGGAGGGAAGGGACTCCCTGCTTGTGGAGATAGACCGTCAATTCTTTGATGAGATGATAAACAGATTTAATAACAATAACATTAAAATGGATAGAATATGAATAAGATTGAAGAACTGGAAAAACAGTTAAACGAAGAAATAAGCAAGATACAAGTTAATCTAAAGGAGAAGCACAAATGGATTGTTGGAAAATATGTCAAATATAATGATTCTCTTATAGCAAGAATAGATGATATACATCATATTCCTATGCTTTCTAAGAATGGCTATACAAATTATTTAAAATCAGATGATTTTATTTTCGTAAACGGCACTGTAGTTCGTTACTCTGTCAATAGTAATTGCTATTCTTTAGCAAAAGAAAGAATACAAGTGCAGATAAAAGACATAATAGATATGCCTGATGAGGAATTTGAGAATCTGGTAGAACGGTTGTTCAGTGAGGCAAAAAAGAACTTACTATGAGCTTATTTGTATGCGCTAAATGCGGTTGCATTGATAATACCGCTACGTCTAGTTACTGGATGTTGACAAACGAGTATATGGTGGACAAATTCGAGTATGCCAAGGAACTACAGCCGTACAAGGGCATGGGGCTGTGCAGCGAATGCGGGAGGCTGGCTACCAGCCCTGACGGCCGTGATGTCGTGGTGCCCGGAAAATGGCACGGGAAGTTCCCGAAGAAGAAAGCTACCGAAGAGCAGATGAAGAAAGTAGGATACAAAAATTTAATAAGATAAATAAAGAGAATATGGCAATAATAGGAATAGATTTCGATGGGACATGCGTGACAGACTTATTCCCTTATGTAGGAGACAATATCGGAGCCGCTAGCGTATTGAGGAAACTAGCTGATAAGAATCTTCTGATATTATATACGGTAAGAGATGGTAAATATCTACAGGATGCCGTGGACTGGTTTAAATATAATCATATCAATCTGTATTCGGTAAACTACAATCCTGAGCCAGTATCATCATCACCAAAATTGTATTGTGATTATTATATAGATGATAGGAATATCGGCACTCCACTTACGGATAAAGGATATGTTGATTGGAATAAGATGTTGGTGCTATTAAGGCAAAAGAACTTATTATGAAGATAATAAAAATGAATATCAAAAGATATAAGGAGATTATAAGAAAAAAGGATATACTAACACGAGCCTTATCAGAGGCTCGTAAATTAAACAAATCAATAATATGGGAATGAAATATCATACTAGAGCGGAGATCGAATGCACCCCGGAAGAATGTAAGCTAATTGACTCATTAAATAGATTAGCGAAGAAATGGGAAAAGGACGGCAAACGTCTTTGGTTGTATTCCGCTAGTGGAGTTCTTACCGTTATGATGCATGGTGATAGGGAAGATAATCCTATACCTGAGATGCTCCCTAACGCAGGTACAAATCCAGATAATATTATAACTACAATCTCAGGAATAGGTAATGATGGAGGAGATTGGTAAGCAAATTATAATTTATGAAAATAGGAGAACAGACAATAGTATTTTTAGCCGTGAACAAAAACGGTGACGAGGTTATTCTTAACAACGCCCCCGCTCGGCAAGGAGAGATATGGACGGACGAGAGGTCAGCGCACGACGAGGAATATTTCTCTGTCGAGGATCACAATTCGGCGATCGTACTTCCAAGAGGTACAATCTATAAGTTAGCAGGTAGGCACCTGACGTGGGAGGATGACCCTATATCTCTTAAATCATTCACTGAGGAACGCCCTCATATAGATATTGAGCTTTGCAAAAAGGAATTTTTCTTATTAGATGAAGAACTGGAAAGTTTTAAAGAATTTTTGAATGATTCTACAAAAAACATCTATCATTCTATTGATGGAGTAAAAATTGTCAAATCAGAAAATGGGGGACTTTGCGGAGTAGGCAGAATACCTCATCGTCTAAGAACTTTATAAAATTACAAATATGAAGACAGCAAAAGATTATCAACAAGAGTTTAGATTAAAGGATGATGAGTTAGCTCAATTCGATGAGTTCTTAAATAATCCTAAACATACATGCTTCCATGGAAAAGAATATTTAATATATAAAGATCCTGATCCAGAAGGGAGTTTTATAATAGTTGGTGTTAATTTCAGGATATTACCATCCGGAACTCCTATAGTTACAAAAGATGGATCTGTAATTTAATGATGGGTAATTATATAATAAATTATATTTATGAAAAGTAATAAGAAACAAAAAGAACTGGAAGAAAGGTTAGCTTATTTAATAGATAAACCTTTCTTAACGAAAGAGGAACATGATGAGATGGTGAGAATTGGCAATGAGTTGCCAAAGTCTCCTCCTACTACGCTCTCTTTTAATATTCGCCTTGATAAAATGGCTAAATAATCACATATCATTTAAATTTTGAATCATGAAAAAGTGTAAATTGTTAATAACAGATTTAGACGGGACACTGATTGAGACATTGTCAGGGGATACATTCCCTAAAGGTATATGGGATATGAAACTCAAACTCTACGTATTTGAGGCTATCAAAAATTACGCTCCTGATGATATACTAATCATATCAAATCAGGGAGGTATAGAAAAAGGATTCGTGGACAAAGAGATGTTTGAATATAAATTCGATTACATATCAAACGCCTTGGAAGATTACACGGATATATCCGTAAGTGCTTATTACTGCGAAAGCAATAATAAACGCAACGTCAATAGGAAGCCGAATATAGGGATGATAAAAGAGTATATGGATTTCATCGAATACATGAATAACGATGAAGATGAGGAAGAAAAGATCGTATACGATACTATCTTGATGATCGGGGACGCTTCCGGAAAAGAAGGGCAGTTCTCCGACTCCGACAAGAAGACGGCAGAGAACTTCGGGTGTGAGTATATGGATGTGGATGATTTTGTGAAGAAATATAAGAGCTGATAACAAAAACGAGAAGGATAGGATGATAATCGCCTATCCTTCTCTTACTTTAATCAAATATCTTGCCTCCGAAAGAAATAAAGAGTTCTCTTGATTTAGGTATATTCCTGATATTATATAACGTTTTCTCAAATCCCTTCCTAGTCATATAAACCGTATTCCTGACTCCGGTATCCGTGTTGTACCTGTAATGGGCGTAACCTTTCTTAATCACATGCTCCGTCAATATCCATTCTCTCTTATTCTTGTAAAAGAAACCTTGTTCTTGTAAAAACTCTCTTAACGATCTTTCCGCTATATCACATCCATGAGACTCCAATTCCCTCCTGACATCACGGATCAGCATATCATCACCTTTGTCATTGGCCATGATAGCCGTTTCAGCGAATCCCACCTTAGGGGCTTGTTCTTTGATAATGCTATCGGATATTCTCTTAGCATCCTCTACCGCTTTCTTGGCCTCAGCTAACGCCTGCTTCTCTTTCTCGGATGCCAACAACGCCTCTAACGCTTCTATATAATTATGCGGAAGATTCTTCTCCACGGATTCTTCCATCTTATTAAAAGCATTTGCCGCACCATGAAACACACTCCTATATACATCAAATACTCTTCTTTCTTTTCTTGCTATTAAATATTCCATACAAGACACAGAAATCATATACACAATCGCAGGTCTTCCTCCAACCGGGTTTTTGCCATTTTGGGTAAAAACCTTATAGTCAATATCTTTGATAAAACCATTATCACCAGTAAGAACCCTAACAGCCTTACCTTTATCAGAATATATCAAAGGCCAAACATCATCTAAATTAACTGGAAAATCTTCTCCGGATTTAACTAACTCAAGAACCTTCTCAAAATACAATCTAATAGACAAATTGTCATTTAAAACAATATTGCACATAATATAAAAAATAGGCTCAAAAGGAAATGTCGGATCTCACCTCGACAAATCCTAATGAGCCAAAAATATCTTACACATTGAATGACCTTGAAGTGAGATCCCGTCATTCATTGTTTCATGATGCAAATATAGCCAATCAAATTGTCTTAAACAATTGACTGGCTATTTTTTTATCCCACTATTTCAGCTACCTACCTCTATCAAAATACCAATTAGCGTCCTCCCCGGACTCGTCCTTATCCCTGCCTCCTAAGAAGAATCCCATCGTCATGCCGTTAGTCATCAGCCAGTAGTCGGATGTCTGCTTAATATCCCTAGCCGTCTTGATATTATACCATTGCTTACCAAACGAGAACTTCATGAGCTGCCTCCATAGCTTGCTCTCGCCCTTATACACGCCGGTCTGGACGGTAGCGAACGGATCCCAGTTCCGGGGATCGGTGAGATCGCCTAACTTCCGGGCCGTAACCAGCGGATCTTGCAGCATATCTATGGCGTTAAGCTCCATAAACGGGGATGTCTGGGAAGCGATCTCATTGATCGTCCTGAATCCTATATAGGTAATGAACTGCCCGAACCAACTATCCTCATTATCCTCCCTGTATCCCATCAACGCCCGTCCTATGGCTATCATGGTAGCGAATACCGCCATATTGATAATCGATCTCTTGATATTGATCTGCTCGTAGGGGGTAAGTTTATCATACTCTTCTTTAAGCACGTCATATGCCTCTCCCATCCTGCCCTCGGACATCGAGCCATAGACATTCCCGGCCAGTCTCCATAACGTTCTCATATATCCTTCCTCGAATTGGTTGGTCTGGAAATTGAAACCGGCTTTCTTATACGCCCGCTGCACGGCCAATATAAACCATCCACGATGAGGCAGCACCATATTAAGGATAGCGTTCCGGCTAGCCCCCACCCGGTTCTGCTCGTTCAAGGCGCCGTCGCAGATCTGCACCATACTTCTGACCCTACTAGATAATGTAGGTATGTATCGGTCTACAATGTCCTTGTTAGCCTCGTTCTTAGCCACGATCTTTCCGTCCTTGACATCTACCATGTTCCACATAGAATAATCCCTTAAACGCTCCCAATCGCGTTTAACCTCGTTAGCGGACATATTTCTGTCTTTCATCATCATCTCCTTGAAATTGGAGTATGACCAGAACTGACCCTCGTATAGGCGGGTATCATCCATGACCGAGATAATAACCTGCGGATCCAACGGGGAGTTAAGAACCTCCATCATCTTAAACGGTAGGTCCCGGAATAAGGTTCTCCAGATCTTGTTGTACGCCGCCGATCGTACACGGTTGCGGACATTAAACACACCTAGGGCCTCTCCAACGACATATAGCTTGTTGGTACGGTTTATGTCCCCGATCTCAGACACGTACGTACTCAACTGCTTCTGGGCTTCCCCATAGGCGTATTTCATGGAATCCTTGCTTATATACTGCCCCACCATACCCTCCAAAAGGAAGTTGGCCTGCCCGGTAAGGGCGCCGGTAGCCGCGACGAACGGGGAGAAGCCCAAGTTGGATTTGGATACGAACTTAGTAAACATAAGAGCTAGCTTATTAAGGTCCACCTTATAGCTTCCTACGTTCCATTCTATACGTTTGTTATTTATCCTGACATCATAGATACTGGCGTTAACCCAATCTTGAAACATCCTATAGGCATGCGTTGCCTCTGGGTTCTTACCGCCGTCGTATTGCGTCTCCAGCATCATGTTCCTGTATCCCATGACATCATCCAAGGCCGCCCTCTTATACTTGTAAGCGGTAGCCTGTAAGGATAACATGGAATAGGAGTAGGCGAAGTCATGGGACACGTCGTTGGCGTTCTCCAGCTTACTAAGATAGTATTTTGGGATCATACGATATTTGTTATCGTTCTCGTCAAGCCCTCCTAGGTCTTGCCCCTGACCATGTATAGGGTCATCCACCCTCTCGCCAACGATATCACGTACGGCGTTGCCGATAGCCGCCTTCGGGTCAACCCCGGCCTGCACCATCCTCTCCACGCCGCCCTTGGATATCTGTGGTATTTGGTAGATGTTCCGGAATCGCTCATCATAATCCTCCATAGCCTTACGGCTTATGTTAAGCAGCTCCTTCCTCATCTCCCACTTATCCTTATTGATCGTAGCTTCCTCCCCCTCGTTGGTAATACCGTATTTCTTGAAGAAAGCCTCGTTCTTGTACTTATCGAACCTAGGCGTATGATATCCATAACCCAGATCGGGATTATAATTAGGATTACGGAAAGAACTCTCGGCGTCAGCCTCATCAAGCCACTGGTTATTGATCGTCAGATCGATCATATTAATATCAAACCCGAAACGGGATACGCTCTCTTCCTTAGATATACCATTTTCTATGGCATCAAAGAACTCGGATACCTTATACGTACCGTTATTTATCTTCCTAACGAAATCAGAATATCCCTTGGGAGAGTATCTCCTCATATAAGGATACAGCCGGGTCCTGGCGTACTCGACAAGGATCTTATCAGTCTTACCCATCGCTATGTCGTTAGCTAGCTTATTATTGAAGTCAGGACCGTATTTCCTTCTCAAAAACGATACCTCCACGGTCGTCCATGACGGGTTTTTCCGAGATAACTTGGCGGCCATCCTATCCACCTGACTCCGGGAGCGGGCAGACATATGTTCCTTGGCGAATTTAATCTCATCCATACCCTTGTCGTATGCCATGGCATCCCTTAAAGCGTTACGGTAAGAATCCGTGACTCCACTCTCCACCGTATCAGGCATATCCATCTCAATAGCCTCAGCGGAAGCGGCGGCGTTAATAACGCTCTTAGCCTCAGCCAGACGATCATATAACTCGTTTATCTTTCTTAATGAGGCGGATCCACGTAACCTATCGAAATCATATTCCCCGTATCTCGTGCTATCCCGGTACTGGATAAGCAAAGGCCTTAGCTGGTCATTGATCTCGTTTATTGTCGCCATCGCCTCCTCTACCTTCTCTATCCTTGATGATGATACAGATTGCTCCGTGATCTTATCAACAAGATTCTCGTAATAATCACCCTCCTCGGATCCCCACATATCCTTAGAGAAACCAAGATGACCGCCAGCTAGCAGGAACTCAAACGCAGCCTTGCCGCCCTCGGACCGCTCTATCCCACGAAGTATCTCCTTGAACTCGGCGGAAGCCTTACGACCCTCGTTGGTATTCCCGAACTCCTCGGCCCACGCCTCGTCCCATGCCTTGATCTCCTCGGACATCATCAGAGCCTCGGATCCCTCTTCCTTTGGCGTACCATCAGAGTACCACTCGCTCTTGGCTATAGCCCTGTCACGTAAAATATCCAGATAAGATCTCCAAGCTATAGGATCGGATTGAAACGCCTTCCAATCGACCTTCCCGTTCCTCACGAACTTATCCATAGCCACATACCGGCTCCTGCGGATACGGGTCATGAAATCGGACGTAGCTTGCGATACCCTACGACCCAGTCTTTCCTCGACCTTCTTATTAACTTTCTCGATCTTATCGTAATAAGCCTGCACCATAGGTTTCTCTCGGTTCTCATCCAACCACCTATTTATCGCGTCGAGATATCGTTGCTGATCCTCGAACGTCATGTCCGAGATATCAAAATTCTGGATGGTAGGTTTGAATACATGATATATCTCCTTCGTAATAGGCTTATCCCCGTCATATCCTACTATGTCGTCACGGGTCTTCACCTTAAGACCTCTATCGGATAGAAGAAGATCAATAAGTTGTTTCTCGGTCTTACCCATGACATTCTTAAGATCATATATATCGATAATAGCCTTAGCCTGCTCGGTCCTGTATAGTAAATCGTATTTGGCGAAATCACGGGACGAGTCAAGATAATCCGAGTTCTTCCCATTTATCTTCTGTATAAGATCCTCATTATCCTTTATCCCCCATCCACGCTCTTTCATCATCCTAGTCATCTTATTGATATTGGATATACCCTCGGTATGGGCTTCATTATGGGCCTTGGCTAGACGTTGGCCTAACATACCTAAAATAGCGTTACCACTATGCTCCAGCGTACCAAAGAACCGGGACATGACATTGATATCCTCATGGATGTTATTTACCAACTTCTTTATCCCATTCCAATATCTTTCCGGGATATTAAACATCCTGAGCTGTCCATCCAGCCAGTCCTCATTACGATCACTTCGAAGAGCATTTATATCAGACATGGATGTCTCAGCCATACGTAATATATCATCCATATCCTCTACCATGCCAACCTTATTGCTGCCATAATAATCAGCCGCCTGATTATTGACGAATCCACGAAGGTTCCTGATCAGAGGAACTATCTCCCCATATACGTTATCGATAACCTGTATCGTCTCATAATCCAATCCTTTTCCGCTCTTACGTAGGCTACTGGCGACAGTGACCAAATACTCCACCTCAGCCTTGGCGGTCGCTATGACGCTCTTGGTGGATAATAGGTTGTTATTCTTATTTAGCTCACCCCCGACTTGTCTTACCTTCTCGCCTATATCACGTAGAAGGGAGATACTCTCACCGATCCTCTGACTCTGGCTTGACCTCATCCTCTGCAATCTGGTATATAGTCTTTCCAATGACCTACCGTTCTTGATCAGCTTATTAGCCACATCAACATCCGATAATGAGTACATAAGATGGTCGCTATCCTTTAACAGAAGCACGTCAAATGCGCTTGGATCATCAGCTAACGCCGACTCCTTTATCCTATCAAGAACCTTATTCAAGTCTGATCTTTGGGTAGAGAAGAAATTCCTTATAGCCCGGATTATCCTGCCAAACAAGGAGAGCTGGGAGTCCTCGGACGAGGTCAGATCCTCTACCGCCTGTTCCATCCCCGGCACGAACCGCTGGGCCAACGTCTTGCCTAGGATCTCCCGCTTCACCATCCGATCCAGTTCCTCCCCTTGGTATTCCTTCCCATACACCTCATAGTAACGACCGGCGAATTGATTCCATAATGGCGTGCCGACAACAGAGTCCAGGACCTCGTCAATCTCCTGTTGGTTACGGTAAGTATCGATCAAGAAATGAGCCACCTCCTCATTAAGATCCTCTACCGTAGCTCCCTCAGCCAAGGCGATAACCCCATTGGCCATATCGGACAATGCCCTAGCCGAAGGCTCGACACCATTACGCATCTTATATTTATCCATATACTCAGACATACCCATCACACGGATACCTAACGTGGATAAGATGTTGGTGATATCAGTCCTGTTCTGAAGATCCTCCGCCTTCTCGTTCTCAATAACCCCACGGACATTACTTCCGTACAAGGCGTTATCCTCCATCATCAACGACAAGGCTAGTTCCATGAACCCATCATACTTATTATTAAGCTCCTCAAACTTACCTTGCCTTAACATGCTCTTGATCTCCGATCTGCTTACCGTAACCTTCTCCCCTGATGTCGTGATAAGATCAAGATCATTACTTACCTCCGTATCAAAACCTATAGAACCCAATACATTCATTTCGGAGGACTGACTTCCAAACCTATTCCTTAGCCTAGACAAGGCATCCATAGCGTTATAGATCTTAAGACCATCAGAATTGCCGGCACCGGTAAGATAATACCTATCCCCTAGCCTTATACGCTCCCCGCTCAACAGACCTTTCTTGATAAGGTAATTGACAAACCCTCCACGGGTGCTTATATTAGAGTCTGAGCTGATACCAAGGACCGGGATGAATGACTCGCTGTTATTAAGGGTTATGGAGGACAAGCCAAAGGAGATGTCAGCCGTGCCGGACGGGACGTCGCTCTCCTCGACACTGCCGGCCAAGAACCCGGCCTCAACCCGCCCGCCGGACGAGCCTTTTATGGCGTTGGCGTAAGAGTCATGTATCTTGCCGTCATCCGATTTAAAGAACAGGCGAGGCTCACCGGAATCATACACCAATCTTGAAGATGGGGGCGTATAATCTTCAATATCGTTTAACGGCAAGACATTCCCGGAGAATATAATCTCCCCATCTATATTTCCGCCCTTCACCCTGATATTAGGTCGTTGACCGGTAAAAGCGCTTTCCACGGCCTTCCATAACATACGGGCTGTCTCCTTAATATCTATATTCTCCCTGATAGCCCTTATATCATCCCATGACGCCTCTTTCAGTATCGTATCGCCAATATTATCCTCGTTTATGGAATCCAGATCCACCTCCTGTACCGTAGATGTATCTACCACAGCCATATCATTGACATCACCTACCTCTCCGGAGGTAAGATAAGCCACGACATTGTCGCTATTCCCAAGGCTTCTGGCCAACGCCGGGGCATCCATATCGCTTATGGCGGACAAGACCTTGGCTGACATAAGTTGCCCCCACTTGCTGGCGCTAAGTCTGGCACTTATGGATCTGGCCGCCTCCTTATTCCTTGGTGCGGATCTCGTCCAGTCTCCAAACTTGGACCTGAACTTATCGTTATAAATAGTCATATAAGCTTCAGCGGCCTTATTAAGGTCACTTACGGCGGCTATACCCGCTATCTTATCGAACAAGGTAGATACCTCGCCGGAAGGGGTCAAGACACGGGTTATCTTACCTTCCTTATTCCTTTTAATTACGCAACTCGACATAACTTCATGTTTTTGACAAAGATAAACAAAAAGCCCCCACAAATAAGCGGAGGCTGATATTCTTATATTCCTTATAGAATTTATGACTCAATCCGTATTCTTGCTATTGATGAACTCACTAACGCAATCACCAGCGAATCCGGCTATATACGCTGCGTGTTCATCCTCTCCAACCTTAAATCCAAGAGACATGTTGCAAAATTGGCATACGCTCATTGCTATATGGAATGACTCGTGACATATATTTCTCATTATTAAATCATCGTCGCTCGAAAAATTCCAAAGTATGGCAAATTTATCATCATCGTCCCTATCCCTTACCAAATTTGCGAAAGACGCCTCCTTGTCCATATCATCCTCATCTCCCCATTTCCCCTCGTGTTCAGGTTCCATATTCTCGAAACGATCACACAACGTCTTATAATCTAATCCAACCGTGATAATCAAATCCAACGGATATATCACGAAATCAAATTTCTTTTCTCTCACGTTACTAAAATTATTAATTTTATTTATCAAATTCACATTCGTATCACAAAATGTTTACTCTAACCGGGTTAAACGCTAACCCACTATCGATTATCCCACTTATGTAAGAATCACCGAATACTTTCCTGCCAATCCCAATAGCTCCGTTGATATCAGCATTTAGCAGCTTTCCAATAGAGCTTTGAAACAAGCCTCGTTTCTTTCTTTTGCCTAAATAAACATCATGCTTTCCCAATTTTTCAAAAGCCAGATGATCCACTTTGGAGGTATAGGATTCCTCGTGGACTTGAAAGTCTATTCCAACCAACTTACACTTATAGGATATCTTTTCAACAAGTTTTGAGAATGGAATCTCAACGAACTTCTGGTTTATCCTCTTCCCTAGATTTACTCCATTCTTCCATCCTTTATTCAAACCCACAACAAGATTCCCAATATTGTTTTCAATACAGATATTTACAATAAATCTGCTAACCTTGTGGATTTTATCTTCAATCCAAAAATTCCTATAATTATTTAGCCGTCTAAGTCTCTTTGAAGTACCCTTATCGCCAATATACGACATCAACCTAGCTCTCTTCTTATTATACCACTGATTGAAGGATTTAATAATCTTGCCGTTTACAATGAAAGGCTTGATACCTACATCGCTTATACATGAACATAAGTTATTCAATCCCAAATCAATCGAAAGAACATTATCCTTATTCAGGTTTAGATCCTGTTCCTTCTTCTCATAAATAACCTCAACCACATAGCATGTAGCTTGAGGGATTACCCTAACCTGACATAATTTGTTATCTCCTATATTTGTTTTGATTGGTGGAATTACACTCTTGATAAAATGGATACAACCATCGTTTTTCAATCTGCAAGCAGAAGTCGTAAAGACTACCATATTCTGCTTCTTGCCTCGTTTGTACTTCGGCAATTTTGGTCTTGATAAAAATTTAGAAGGATTCTTCTCATATTCCTTCTTTGATTTCATCCAAGACTTTGTTACCGAAAACACTTGAGCTACGACTTGTTGGGACACTACTGATGGTAGATTCCTAAAATCAACCTGATTCTCCTTACATAATTTAGTAGAAAACTCATATTCATTTATGTAATCTCCGGAAAATATACCTTGTCTGACATTGAAAAGAACATAATTATACAACAACCCGGATTTGAGGCATACATCCTCAAATCGGTTGTCTTTTATGATATGTCTCTCAACTAATCTCATTCTTAATATCTTATGCCATAAATATAAACATTCTTTATGAAATAAATAATTTATTCAACTATAATCCCCTTAATTTTTCTATAACCTCAAAACACATCTTACACTCAATCCTACGATACAACTGCCTTACGCCATCTATCGTAGTCCAATAACGACCACCCTCTCGGTGCAGGAACTCACTCATTACCTTAGTGTCAGCCACATCATGTAGATCGTATGAGTCAAAACATAACTTACATATATCGTCAAGATCAAAATAAGTAACCTTATTATACGACATACAACGGATTTGTCTCCCATCAGGGACCTGAACATCGAAAACATTTATCTTCTCCATATTAAAAAACAGAGGGATGCCGATCCCATCACAGACCGGTATCCCTTATAATAAATTAGCGACGAAAAGCATGGTGATGGACATGCGCCACAAATGTAATTACAAAATTCGTAAAAACAAAATATCAAGGACAATCACCTATGCATTCGCACGGAGCATCGCTTTTCAAAACCCCATACACCCGATTGTCGCTAGTCAGCCATCGTTTGCCGTCACTCGTAATATAAGCCTGCCGGCATCCCTCCTGATTCACCGTGAGCGTCTTCTTAATACCTTTTGGAGTTGTTATCTCCAGCTCAAGAGTCCGATCAAGACCGTTGTTCATCACCGAGCCAAAGGAAACGGGGGCGCTACCGGTCCCGGACCCCGGGCTGACGGTCAGAGGCTGGTCCGTTACCTCGCCTACCCCGTCCTTCCAATTAATATTCAAATCATTAGCCATAGTTGTATTATTTTTGTTCTATTGCAAAGATAGCAAAACAAATAAACCCCAACCGGCTTAAGTCGATCGGGGTCTGAGTAAGCGAAAAGAAACTGATTATCGTCCCATCATTCTCAATACGGTTCTAGCCGCAGCTTGCGCCCATGTCCAGCTGTCATTAGATGTTACGTTAACCGTCTGTTGAGTACCATTTACATCCAAGTTAATAATCTCCTTGTCAAGCTCGATAGTAGAGTCTCCAGCGGCTTGCGTTACCGTCACGTTGGCTGTCTGGCCACCAGCGGCAGTTACCTTCAATGTAGCTGTCAGTTCCTCGATCGTGACGTTGGCCGGTACGTTCGAGATCGTGATGCTCCAAACGAACTCGCCATCGGCTCCGGGATCGTCGGCGATAACCGCTCCGTTAGCCGTAGTCTTTCCAGCCGCCGTGTAGTTAGCCGGGAGCTGTAACGTAAGCCCGTTCTCCTCAGCCGGCGTGACCGCGAACGTAAGCTTAGTACTGTTAGACTTACCGGTGATGGTAACATTACCACCTGTCTTTTGTACGGAAGCGTTAGGGCTGTCTGATCTTACCACCTCAGCAGCCGCTGCCTGATTGACTACCAACGCCTTCTTAGCCCCGCCGTTCGTGGTGACCGTAAGGTTGATAGTGCGTTGAAGACGACCGGTGTGTTTCTCACCGGAGAAATTAACCGCCTGATCTCCTGATCCTGATACCGGGTCGACGGTTACGAAACCGAATTTTTGTGATGCCATACTTAAATATATTTACAAATGTCATTTTATTATGCCAAAAATAACTTGTATCATATCACAAGCCAAATATAGGGGGGGATAGATACGACTAGCCCTGTACAACCTCAACATACAACCCTACTAAGTCCTTTAGATTATGACTAAGAGGAGTTCCGCTATCCCTAGTACACTTATATACATCAGCGTTCTGGATGTAATATTTATCCTTGAATATCTCCATTGGAGGGAAATACGGGATAGGATCCCCTATGGTCCCGGCATGCTCCTTATCAATGACCTTGTATAAGGAAGCCGTATTTAGTCCGGGTTCCCATTCCGCTGACAACGTATGTGACTGAATAACCTCATAAAGGATATCCGTATCGTCCTTAACCACCCTGAGGCAGAATCCGGCATCCACCGACAGCCCGAACTCCGCCCCTTCTTGTCCCCATATAGGGAATAGGACCTTAACATCCAATTTCTCGTTAGGGGATAAAGATGTAGCCTTGTTATTAACCACCATTCTGGAGAATCTGACAGCCACTTCCCGAGGATCGGAGGCATCTTTCTCCTTTGCCTGTTGCCGGACATAAGTCATGGTGATATTTACCTTATCTGGATAGCCGGACTGAGCGTCAATAGCCCTCACCTGCTCTACGGTAGTGGCTAAGCTTACTTCCCTCTGTTTGGCTCCTAACGCCGACATCAGATCATTATCATACTTATCCATCATCCCGATCAAGATCTTGCCTTCCGTCATATCAAACTTCAGACCCATGATCGTTATCTTACCAGCTATAGCCCCATCAGCCAAAGCGTTACGCCTATCATATTCAGGGATATAGATATTTTGGTCATCCAAGAAAAACTCATGAAGATTATTATTCTCATAAGTCCTGATCTCCTCATACTTAGCCGATTTCTCCTCATTAAGAAGCCTTGAGTCATCCAATTTAGCCTCGATAATCTCCTTAACCGTAGCTTTAGGATTAGCCTCCTTGAACGCCAATTGCTCCTCCCCAAGTTCTATCCATGGGGCGGGATTCCCGTTAATGTAATCATCATAACTATAGCCCTTAGCGTAATTATTATCAAGCGGATCGTCCTGAACTAATTGATTGGGATATATTTCCCTGTTTATATATACGTAGCTCATGTCTTATATCATTAATCTTGTTCTTTAACGGCGATGCTATACTTACCTGAAGCGTAACACCAGATATTTATCTCGAAAGGCTTGTTAGCCGTAGTGGTTATAGAAGTACCACTCATGCTTACATAAGCCCCGGAGCTGGGTATAGCCTGCGTGAAGGCCGCCGACGGGACGCACCTGATCATCAACTCCTCCCCTATCTGCATCCCTGACTGCACGGATAGGGTGGTAGCGGCTGATAACGTAGCCGTGATACTTCTCTTGCTAATAGGCAGGTTAGCTAATGTCGTGACCGTATTAACCCCTATAAGCCTGTTCATGGTCTTCTTATCGGCGGCCGCCATCAAACCGTTAGTAGACTCATTGGCCACGGCGTATGTCGTGTTAGGAGGTGTAGCCCAAGTGCCATCTCCACGCATGAAACTGGATGTGCTTCCATTAAGCTGTCTCAATAAGCCGTTAGCTGTAGTAGAGGCCAATCCGTATGTGGTATTAGTAGGTACGACCCATGTCCCGTCACCACGAAGAAAGGACGTCTGCTTACCAGCGGCGGGAGCCGGAACTAATCCCGCAGCACCGGCGGCAGAAGCCGTAGCCTCCTTCATATTGGCGTAGGTAGTATT